TTAGAATACGAACAACATCCTTTACAGAGTCGCACTTATAATTATATGCTTTAACTCCCCAGCCGAACCATATACCATCGTGTGTAATAGGTTTGACATGTGGAGTCTCTTCATTCCATGTTCTTATACCAAAAAGATTGTTTGCTTCATTTGCAAAACGACTTGTCCCCCAACTAGATTCTAGTATGGCTTGTGATATAATTAATTCTTTTGGGAAATGACGAGATTCAGGTTGGTTATAGTATATTCTGTCAATACACTGAGACATAGAATTAATAAATGTCTCTTTATTCTTGGTGACAATCTCTGGAGTTGTCCAGTTCGCCAAGGCAGCATGTACAGTAAAAACTGTCAGTGCTATCATTATTACGAGTGGCTTGATGTTAAACATAAGTCCTCCTTTGGTGATAAAGTATATTTATTATATAAGAATATGCACTCTTCGGACTAAGCTGACCAATTCTCTAATTCTCTTTATGTCAACATGGTCTGTATCAAGTTTCACATTCATTGCTATGGCAACTGCCTGACGAATATCACCAGACATAAAACCATCTTCTTTCTTGACCAGTTGTAAGTCTCCAACTGTAAAGTCTTTAACAGCTTGATGTGTAAGCTGTATAATTGCATCTCGCTCAGCATTTAATGCTAAGTGGTAATCCATTATAGATTGCGTGATATCATGTACGAGGTCACGAGAGTTAATAGTAAGTGCTGCTGCAAGGCAATATACATCCCTCAGGGATCTTTCTTCTGTCCTTAGTGCTAATAGTTCATCCTTAACATCACTAGCAAATGCTGGGCATCCTACAGCATAATTTTTATACCATTCTTCTATCTTTTCAGGTGGCTCATCATCTCTAATGCCCATACCTGTATCAACTGTGTAATCACTTACCATGCGTCATGTCCTCCTTTTTTCTTTTTCTTCCAAGTAAAGAATGATTTTAATCCACCACTTAATCCCCACAGTGTTAATACTGTTAGATTAAATAGAAAGATGCTTATTAAAAGCAACATACATAATACTTCAAAGAAATCAAATAATGGATCTAAGTCCATCATTAATTTGCCTTTATGTGTTTAAGTGCTTCAATCATTTTCTCTGCACTTGATACTTCAAATGGATCTTGAATAGGACATGCTTCAGGCATTCCCCATTCAGTGTATCTCACTTTAATCTCAGCATTTTTAACATACATACTGTATCGCCAAGATCGTTCTCCGAATCCTCTATTAGTGAAATCATTTATCATGTTTACACTTCTAGCAAAGTCACCATTACCATCTGGCAGTGGTTTCACTTTAGTAATCCCTTGTTGTTCAAACCAAGCATTCATAACGAAAGAATCATTTACTGCTGTACAGTAAACTTCATCTATGCCTAGTTCTTTAAATTGGTCATACAAGTCTTCAAATTTTGGTAATTGAAATGCTGAACATGTTGGAGTAAATGCTCCAGGCAGTCCGAACACAACAACTTCTTTATCGTTAAACAAGTCCTGTGTGCGTTTCAATACCCAATCAGAATTTTCACGCATGTAAAAGACTTGGTCTGTCAATCTATCATTCATTATAGTTCCTTTAATTTTCTAAATGTTTCTCTAAGATCTAGGAAGTCTTCAATGTAATCATCTCTACGACCATCCATTAATTGTATTCCCTCGTCCTCGACATTAATTATTAGTAGCAACCTTTCAATAGGTATGCTGGTTCTTTCTTCAAACATAACTGCGTAAGCAGAACATTGCATGAAGTAGTCTTTGACCCATTCCCTCTTCTTCATTTTAGCAGAGGTCTTGAAGTCTATCACTGTTAGCTTTCCTTCATACTCAGCAATACAGTCAGCAGTTCCTGCTACCTTTAAATGATCTGAATATAATTTGGTTTCTAAACAACGAATATTGTTAATATTATCTAAGAATGGAATCATCTGACCGAAGTCAGCTTTTGAAAAATCATCAGAACAATCTCCTTCATTAAGAAGATACTTCTCAGCAAGTGAATGTATTTTATTACCACGACCGAGTGCTCGTCTAGAAATTCTGCCAGCTTCTTCTTCGCCAACTCTTTCTTTCCAAGCAAGTATAGATGCCTGACTATGTAATTTAGTCACGGATGTGACTGATGGATACTTAGCACCACTGGGAGTTTCATAGTATCTCCCAGCCTTGCTATTCACCTGCACGAGTTTGCCTACTTCGATAGGCACATGATTAAACATAATTATTTCTCAATATTAATCGGCTTCCCATTCTTATCCTTATGGAACTGGTCGTCCCACTTAGATACTTTTTTCCTATGTTTGTATATTCTAGCCTGAAAAAACTTAAAAGTAAAGTCTTTAAATTTCTTCAAGTGCAACCATAAGTCTTTCAGCACGATTTGGTACCTGTTTATGCCAACGAGAGTCTCTACCCTCAATTGCAGCCTGTTTCCAGTTTCCCGAATCAATAGCACTTTTCATGTTTTTAAACTTCCCAAGTCTGGGAGCTCCCATGTTAAAACACATATTGATTAAGACCCTTTGAGCAGTATCAGGATAGCTGTCTATATATGGATACACTTTCTTGACTTCATCAACAAATTTTTCCACATCAGTATCAAATACTTCCCAACAACGATCCTCACTCACAGCTGTTCCTACAGGTTTTCCGTGCTCCTCATCATCTTCTGTGACGAGATGCCCGATACCGAATGTAGGATACCCCAAGTGGTCGTTGTAGATTTCGAACTTAACTCCTTCATCACGAATGAGTTCTTCTCTTAACTTCTCTCTATCAAACGACATAGAGTTTACTCCTTTAATTTGATAAGGTGCCAAGGATGAAAAGGATCTGCGAAGACCCTCTTTGCCTTTACACCTTTAATTTCTTTTTTGCTTTTTTAATTGCAGCAATTAATTTCGCTTTGGTTTGTCTTTTGTCTAGTTCAACACCAATCTTACGACCAAGTGCTTCGAGCTCGTCTTTAGTTTTCTTTTCAAGATACTTAAAGTCTTCTTTATCGATGACTCCATCTTTATTTGTATCAAGAACAGGAAACAACTTTGCTCCTACACATTTTAACCAATCAATTATCTTTTGCATAATTTCTCCTAGTTTATTTTGTATTAATTTTTGAGATCCAACTTTTTATAGTTGACTCAATCCAACTTGCCCAAATGGGTTGTGGAAAGTTCCAGCCGATAAAAGCACCGACTGCGATCCAGAAAAGTATATCTAACATTATCTTTTGCTCCTTTTAGTTTTAGTTGTTTTATCATCCTCAGCTTTTATCTTAGCAATAATATATTCTTTTACTAAGTCACTTCGAACAATATCGTTTACAGTAAACTCGACACGAGCATAACTCTTCATATGTCGCACTATCTCCATAAAATTAAAGAGTCCCTCTTTTTCAGTTCCCCTTTTTAAATCAGTCTGTCGATAGTCTCCACAAAATACAATACGAGAATGGTCACCCACTCTAGTTATAATTGTATCAAGTTCTTCCCAGTTTAAATTTTGACACTCATCCACAATTACTACTGTGTCATCAAATGTCAAACCCCTGACGAAACTTGTTGAAGCAAAATCTAAATTCTTTTGCTGCATCATCCTTTCGTATGGTTCAGGATATACCAGACTATCTGCTTTCCTTTGAAACAATGCTGAACATATTTGTTTATATGGCAACTGATATTGTTCCAACTTTTCTTCCAGATCTCCTGGCAAATGACCAATCTCTCTACTTTGTACAGCAGATCGAATAATCAAAACTTTTTCAAACTCTTTATTCAGTACAGATTGTAATGCTTTATATAAAGCGATATATGTTTTACCTGTACCAGCTACACCATGAGCCATGATGATTTGTTTACTATCATCTTTATAAAAGTCAAAGAATTTTTGCTGACTCTCATTTAGAGGTTCAACATTTTTTAAGTCTGTTATCTTTAACTTGGCTTTAGCAGATGTAGGAACATCTTTGCTTTTGCTAACTCTTGGCATTTTAAAAAACTTCTGTATTTATCTTGCTTCCTGGATTTTTAGTTTTTACTCTTTCAAGTACATCTCTAAATCCAGTGGCTTTTTTTCTTTCATCAGTACCTGAAAGTCTGGCAGCATCTACAATTTTTGGTGTAGATAACATACCTTTCCATTCAGGATTATCTTTTAACCATTTTAATTTTTCTTCATAACTACAGAAAAGTTCTTTTATTTCTTCAGTTTTTTTATTTTGTACATTATATAATGGCATCTTACTATTTATAACTCCTCTAAAGGTGGAATATTCTTCTTTTTATTAGGCACTACTCGGCTTCTATACTTTGGTGTTCTCAACTGTTTTGCTACTGGATCTTTTTTAGAGCGAATATTCGTAGTTGACTTTTGCATGTTTTTCTTCATCTGCTCTTACTTTTCTTATCACATCAGATAATTTTGCGTTCTTTTTTAAATTATAATATTCTATTGCTATCTCTGGTGCATCAATATCTTCAGTATGTCCTTCAGTTATTTGCCACAAGTAATCAGTATATGATATCACTGCTTCTTGTTCAAAATAGTGTATCATACGATGGGCAGTCTTAGGAAAAAATATATATAAAAAAGTATAAAACAAAATAAAAATTAATTGAGCAAATAAAACTATCCATCTTTCTAACCAAGTTGGCTTTGCTATGTCAATAAAAATCATTAAATGCATTCTTTCATTTTCAGCTTCTTCCATCATCTCACGAATCTTTGGACCCCATCCTGTCTTCATCTTTCTTAATGACTTAGCATGAAGCCAAACACCAGCAACCATTCCTGGAACACCAGCGACTGTTTCTAATACTACTGCTCTATGCCCATACCTTTTTGCAAAGAAAGTATCGGCTATAAACCGAAAGAACTTCGTCATACTTCTTGCAAATAAATCTGATATCTTTTTTCTCATAAGTCATTCGTTCATAAATTCTGTTATCATAGGGAAGACTGGTTCTATTGCTTCACCACATTCCCTCGCTATATCCATATGTTCTTTTTGTGTACCATTAGCTGTACGCAAATCTATATAGTGCATCCAAGATCTTAATGTCCCATTCATATATATAGTGGATTCAGTCATGCCCTCTGGTAATATTGCTCTTGCTTGTTCTTTAGCAATATTTTTTTCTAGTGCTTTCTCATATAATTCTTTTACACCTTTAAGCAATTTCATCTGTTCCATATTAAACCACTCAACCACATCATGCTGATGCTCAGGTCCAAACTCATAAGAGTTTTGTCTATTGTCTAAATCTTGTTCTCTAGCTTTACGAGTTGAGAATACACCTGCCTTTGCATATCTTTGACTAAACTCCTGGAAAGAAAAACTTCTATGTCTTAATATTTGTCTAGCGATATCTCTTGTGGTTTTTATTTCTATACATACTGATACCATTTCAAATGGTGACCAGTGTTTATGCTTCATCAGATATCTGAGTAATTTTTCAGAAGAGCCTGAATTCGCTTGGTTCGTCGGATTAGATACTCTTGCACAGAATGCAACTTCCTGTAATAAGTCTCCATGTTCACCTTTACTATAATTTATTAATTTAGCTGGCATAATTACCATTTGTTCCATGTACGATATCGTACCAGTCAGGAACATCCCTCTTAGTCCATTTAGCAAATCCTGCTTTATACTTTAAATAGTATTGACGATATGCTTGTATGCTGTCATTATGCTTTACATCTTCTGGCATAGCTTGTCTAAATGGTGTAAGTCCTATTCCCTTAGGAATATTTTTTGGGCATTCATATAATGCTTCTCTAAGTAATCTATCAGTCTTATGAGTTTTACCATAACGATGTGTATATTCATCGCATAGTCCTACGAATAGATTATATGCCCAAGTATAATTAGCATCAGATTCCCTCACCCATATAGCACAAGGATGGTTCATCATTGTAGCACGATATAAAGTGCCCTCCATATTACTATCAGGCAGTTCCCAATATTTTGTTTTAGTTTTACCTGTACTTGATTCTCTTAGATCTTGTTTACCATCTAAGAATCTATGAGCAGTAGATAAAAGCTGAGCAGTTTCTAATATCATTTTGACTACATGTTTATCACAATGTTGTTTTGCTGCAAGTGTAGGATGCATATGCAATACAAATATGTTCATGTATTATCGCCCTCTGTATATGTTGCAGTCTTTTGCATATCAAATACACCTTTCTGTTTTTTTGGTGGTGCGTTTCCATCTTTTACTATCTCACCAAGTCTATAAGTTTTTATCTTTTTATCTTGTAGTGTAAAAATAGAACAAGCAACAATAGCCATAGCCAATGGTGCGAGTATCAATATATATCCTTGCATTTCTTCTACACCCATAATCTATTCATCCTGAGAGATATCTATACTCTCTTCAAAATTTTTTCTAGCTTCTTTTATTTCTCTTTTCTCTAATCGTATCTTAATATCTGTCCATACAATTCCAATACATATAAACATTGTCAATCCTACGATAACGAAATCTAATACATCTTTAATCATTAGTAAATTTTAAATTAAAAAAACTTAAAAGTCAAGTGAAGATATATATGCTTGTAGGTCTTCCATATCCTGAGTTGACAGGTTTGCTGCCTGTCCCCACATTAATGCTGACTGGGCACCTCTAGTTTCCCCAGCTTTATATTGCTCTAGCATACTAACAATCGATGTAGATCCAGCTAATTTTGGACCAATACCACCTTCTCCATTTGCACCATGACACATATTACAATTAACATATTTCTTAGCACCTCTATCAGCTGGTGATTCTTGTTGCATCGCTACTCGCTTTGCTTCAAGTTGTTCAGTAAATGTACCATATTTCTTATGGTATTCTTCAAGACATTCACCTTGGCATCCATGAACATCAGTATATCCTTTGACATCTGCGTTGGCATATGCTAAGTTCAATATCCAAAACAATCCTAGACTTCCGACTAGGAAAGCAGTTATTGCTTCTCTCATTTTATCCTGTTGGGGTTATACTCTTCCAACCGAGTTGTTTAACTTCTGGATCCACTTTAGTCATCACATTAAGTAAATCCTGCTTTTCTAATTGATACACTTCCCAGAATTTAGGATCGTGTTCTTTAATACTAAATGTGTTATGTATCAAATCAAAAACTTTAATAGTCTGGACTTCTTTACTTTCTTTAGCAAGTCTATCTCTTTCAATAGCTTTTCTCTGTGCCCTATTACCATCTTCTGGTTTGGCTGTATCAGTTAATCCTTTAACTAATCTTGCAACTTCATCACCAAAAAACTTTTCTATTTCTTCGTGTGTTGCTTCAGTATCTTCTACAGTATCATGTAGAAGTGCAGCCATAAACATATCCTCAGTAGTATTTTTATAATGGTCTTTCAATAAATTTGCCACAGCCATTGGATGTGTAATGTAATCCTCGCCTGTGTATTTTCTCTTCTGACCTTTATGTGCGTTGGTCGCATAAGTTGCAGCAGTATTAATTCTATCTGAGTATATTCCTTTATGAAGCAATTGACACCTCTCTGTTTGTCATATGTAAGTCAGCGATGACTTTTTGTAATAGAGTAAGAGTATCAATTACATTTTTATGTACAACTCCTACTCCTCCATTTTGATTAAAGTATTGAACACAAGTAAGTTGGTCATCAATTAAGATGTCATACTCAGAACCATAAGTTCCTTTTTCTGTTCTACCTTTAACAAAATTTGTTTTCAAATCACTCATACCATTATTAATCAACCATTTTCTTTTCTGTTTTACAGACTCAGAATATTGGTCATCACTTAATGTATGAACACTTGATAAGATTTGGATTTCATATCCGTGCTTATCAGCTATCTGTCTTACAGATGATACCAACTCATCCATGTTTACTGTTCTAGGAAGATTTTCAAAGATTTTATTATTCATAACTTCATCTCTAAACTCTTCATATATAAAAGAGTGTCTTCCATTTCTGAAATAGTAATCATCGAAGTTGGCTAAAACACCATCCATATCCAGATATATTATTTTATTTTTCTTATTCATACAGTAATTCTACTATATTTTACAGCAAAAGTAAAGCATTATTTCACTTTTTTTTAAAATAATTAGTTAATAAAATCAGTCACTTAGGAAGTCTTTTAAATTTGGGGGAGAAAAGTTCTTAGATTTAAGGACTTTTCCTGTCTCAGGATCCTTTTTTGTGGGGAATTTAGAGTAGTTCGAACGACCTACCTCTGCGAATGCCTTCTCAACATCCATACCTTTTGAGTGGGCATAACCAGCAGCAACCCATATTAAGTCGCATACTGCATCTAGTTGTTCTACCTCATCGCCTTTTTGATATGCTTCTTTAAATTCTTCATACTCTTCTGTAATTAGATTAGCATATAATTGTGCTTGTGGTCTAACACCATGGGAAATATCTGCAGGACATTTTTGACCTGCTATTTCCATCCATTCTTTAACCATTTTAAATGGTTGTTTATTTAAAAATAATTTACTTATCCCATCCATCAAATAACTCCTTTGGCATGCCACTTTCTTCCCATGGCTCTAGTTTTCTTTTTGGTACTCTTTTCCTTTGACCATTCTCTAACACTTCGTCAGTGTATAAGTCTTGTCCAGGAACAGCATGTGTAGTCATAGTAGAAGATGTCTCGCTATCATACATTTGAGCCAAACGATCGTATGCCTGTTTTAAATTGGCAAGTTCTGTTTCTAACTCTTTAATCCTTTTCTTATCAGAAGGATTTTCAAACATTTCTAATTGTTCTTCAGACATTTACTTCTATGACTTGCGACATACACTTACCACCAAAACCAAAACTATTATTCAACATAGTTCTTTTCTTTTGCTCTTCAGGATAAATATCGTTTTCCCTCAGTAAAGTTCCGTGTATATCTATTTTAGATTCTTTTAAATTTTGAATATGTGGTACTACACCATTCCTCATGCTTTCAATAGCATAGCAACCCTCAAGAATACCAGATGCTGCAAGTGTGTGACCAATTTTACTTTTTGGTGCCCACATTTTAGTTCCTGGCATTATTTCAGAAACAGCTTCGTATTCAATAGGATCTCCTGCTATTGTACTTGTACCATGCGTACATACATAATCAACATTATCTACACCAGCATGTTTCATAGCATCTTGCATTGAAGTACGAGTACCAGTTCCTTCTGGGTTTACCATATCAACAGCATCAGATGCCATACCTGCTTTGTGTAATTTAGCATAAGATGTAGAGCCAAACTCTTTCATCTTTTCTTCTGATTGTAATATCATACAAGCACCACCATCTCCCATTAAGAATCCTTGTCTCCTATCGTCAAATGGCATTGACCAGTTTGCTAATGCACCTAGACAAGCGAAGTATTTAATTCCCATAGGGAAGTTAGCACAATCACCTGCTGTACAAATTACATAATCATATTCATCTACTAGTCGCATAGCATAATCAATATTGACCATTCCTGTAGCACAGGATGCGAAAGTTGCTGTAGATAAACCTTTAAATCCATAGTAAGAAGTAATATGCATACAACCCATATCAGGGATTCTATTTACTGCTCTACGAGCATTACCTCTTTTCATGTACTTAATATATTCAAAGTACACATCAATTCCTTCAGTATCGTTTGAAACAGTACTGGCAAGACAAGCAACATTTGGTTTGCGTTCTATACCTGCCATTTGCATAGCCTGTTCTGTTGTATTGCTCATCATCTTTTGAGCATTCGTCATACTTCTCCACATCTTTTTATCAAAGCCATCAGGCATGATAATTCTTTCTTCATCATGCATCGCTCCTCGATGTATTACTAAGTGGAAAATTTCTTCTACTTGTTTTGCCATGCCAGGGATCTCACGACTGTAATCGTTTCCATCTAGCATTTTGTCGAAACACTCGTTAGGACTTATTCCTAAGGCATCCGACATTCCATAACCAACCACATGCACAGGTTTCATAAATATACTCCATAATTTGTATCCAGCATTAGTGCTGGAGGTTCTTCGTATTCGTCTTCTTGCTCTGGTTCTACCCAGAGAGTTTCACAATAAAATTCATATCCCTTTAGTTCTAGATTATCCCCAAATATTGGGTCGTCTCTAAATCTATTCTTCTCCATCAATTGGTCAACAATAATTACTTTATTTTCAAATAAGTATTGTTGGCAATGGTTTATACTTGGAAACTTCATCATAAAATCAGTCTTGGCTGTTTGGGTGACACCCTCGTACCATAATATTGCAGTCAAAATTATAAATGTTTTCACTTAGGATATTTCTTTCTATACTCATCTTCTATGTTAATTAAACTTTGCATTACATTACCGAAAACCAATTTAAATCTACTTCCAGGTTTTTCTATAAACTCGTCATAGTCCAATCCTTGGTCAGCAAGCATCTTACCTTTTTCTTGCCCTCGTTCTAGTAATCTATTTGATAGATAAACATCTTCTGCTTCTTTCCATGACATGCCTTTAGCATTATGTCCTAGATGTTTTTCTAATTTATCTTTTAGTTGCTCCCCATCAAATACAGTCTCTGGTACATTTTCATTAGTCTCTTTATTATATAGGCACGAAAATAAACCCTCATGTAATCTCGAACCATATTTAACAGTTCTATTATCAGTTTCCATATCAGCATAACCAAATCGTTCTAAAGTTTTTGCTAATTTATCCCATCCTTCGAACTCACCTTTTCTATTCATAAATTCTATAGATATAGCGATACGAGGTTTATCAGAATTATGCCAAACTGAATGTGGCTGACCAACATTAATTAATCCAGGATATGACATTTGAATACTTAATTCTTCTTTCAAGTTTCCTTGATATCCTGGCAATATTCTTTCTCTTGGTATTATATATGTTAAATCTTTTTCAGGATCCCCTGATACATTACACATATCAGAAGTCCAACTCTCTGCTTCTGATGCATCCCAATAAGTCATAATAGATGACTCTTCTTCATTAGGTCTCCATGGTTCATATATTCCAGGACTAACCTCTTCGAATGCCCAAGTCACTCTTCCCCAGTTTGGACGAACAGGACTATCAACATGTGGACTCATTCTATAATTAGGGTGGGCACGAAATATACTACAACCATATGGCATTAGCATCATATCCCTCCATTGCTTCATCATTTCAATACGAAACCAGCTATTCCTTACACATATATTACCTCGTGCTGGATTGGCTCTCAGTGGCTCTAATATGCTATATAAATCCTCGTTAGTAATAGGTCTTTCAAGTGTGTCCTTTAATGACATGTAATATGGTTCATGCTTCATGATCTACTCCAAGTAAATTCTCCATCAGGTTTTACTTCTGCCGAGATGGGTGATGGGTTATCCTCTTTTATAAAATGGTGTCCCATTCTTTTTTCTATTGCTGTCCACTCATGTATTCTTGACCCAGTTCTTTTATCTCTAAAGTCAATTGATATAGTATAAGTTTCTTTCTCACCATCATATATCATACTGTGAGCACAGTCAGGTCCAGCTACACATACGATGGATGCTTCACCCATCTGTGTATCAAAATGTTTTTTAACTTTTGGTCGAGTTTCGTCATCAAATTCTATCAAGTTAATATCGGTGTAAGGCATCTTTGGATGCTTTACTTTATTTCTTCTTTCCATTACACATTCTTTTGGATCCCAGAATGCCATACTCTTGTCAGCATTGTTTTCTAAATTTACAGGAAAGTTTAATCGCCAATAATATTCATGGCTGTAATCTATATAATCTATGTGGGGTCTTAGGGAATATCCTGGAGGAGAAACAAAAATAGTTCCTACGAGTGCTGGAGACATCATGTTTCTGTCTAGCCATTTTATAAACTCTGGACTGAACTTTGTATTCTTAATCCATAAGTTTGCTACGAATCCATATGCAGCATATGAGTATGAAGATTTATCCGTGTACCAAAGGTCAGGGATTAATTCTTCTTTCCTCTGTGCCCAGTCTCCACTTTCTTTATCGTATCTTGCTATTTGAGTTGCTAACTCTTGTGGTGTCAATGGGAATGGCACATCTTTTAGTGCTACATGATATGGTGGTCTAAACATTATTTTTTCTTTGTAGTCTTAGGTTTCTTTTTTTGGAATCCATGTTTTTTTCTCACATACTCTTTTGTATCTTGCCAAATGTGTTCTAAGTAAAATTCTTCATCAGCGAAGAAATTATGAAACTTAACCATAACTGCTCCTGTCCAATTATAAAATCTCTTAAAGATTTTACCTTGGATTCTTTTTAGGGCACTTCCTCGTGGCATTACCCAACCTAATATGAAAGCTATTGATGAAAATGTTAGTGTTATGATATATTCTATTAAATAAGTTTCGACATTATAGTCCATTATGTTTCCTTTCAATTTACAAGTGGTGGTTTTTGATAAAGCAGGAACCACCAAACTGCTCGTCATAATCCTTCTGATAGGAGAGTTAAATTTCAGGATAGAAACAACTCACTGAATTAAGCTACTTTCCTTGCTCTCTTTTAGTGTAGCATTCAGTATGACGAAACTCTATATTCTACTTCTATTTATATTCACTGCACCAATCTTTTCCAGGAATATAATAAAATATTGTGTAGGATCGTTTAATCCTTTTCCGAAACTAGGATCTTTTGGATTGCTATGATGATACTCATGAGATCCTTCACCCCAGTTTATGAAACTTAAATACCATGGGACATTACGAATATGTTGCTTTCCTCTTTTATCACTATGTTGCCAAGCATTAGTAATCCCCATTGACCATTGTCCTAAACCTGCACCAGCAAATGCTGCCCATGCAAAATTAATTCCCCACTCTTGAATGTATAAGTATGGACCATCGTACCAATAAAAATGCGTTAAGTAATACCACAACTCTGGTAGCATAACTCCTAGTCCATTGGTGTATGTTTCTACAATAATTCCCCATAACAACATTAATAAGTAAGCACCGAATATAGTAATACACATTGATTTAAAACTATTATCATGGTACCATCTAGCAGTTTCATTTCTAAGTAATCCTCTTGTAAATCTTAATGGTACATTTTCAAATGGTACATCCCATCTATGAGTTAAGGATCTTAAGAAACCAATTTGATGTGGACTGTGTGGATCTCTTTCCTCGTCTAGATATACATGATGCATTCGATGTATTATTGCCCATGCTAATGGACTTCCGATGTTGCTTACTATACAAAGAGAGCAGAAGAAGTGTTCTAGCCATTTCCATTTTACAGTAATACTGTTGTGAGATAAACTACGATGTGCATATATTGTTATCGCCATTGCTCCAAAGAACCACCATGCAAGAACATAAGGTACTAAGTCCCAACGACCAAATACTATTATCCCTAACAGGCACAACTGTGTCCACCACCAGTACCTGATACGAAAATTTATTTTATAGGTTGTTAAGTGTTCGTCTCTAAAATTACTGAACCAATTACGCAACCTTTGAAATCCGATATTGAACAATGTATGTTTACTCCTATTAATTTTTCAGCCATCTCTTCACTTGGAACCAAGTTAGGAGAAATGTATGAGAACATTCTGGCTTCTTTCATACCAACGATAGGATGTTGTCTAGCTTTTACAAATGCTTCCTTTAACACCCACACCTTTGCTAGATAATTACATTTCTGTCTATCTAACAGTCCATTATATATTTCCAATTCTTTTTCAGATAAAATAGTTGTTGACCATTTATCTCTGCGTCTCTCAAATCTAGATTCGAGAACCATGTCTATTCCATGCCCGATAATCATACACTATTCTCATAATGTTTTATCAGCATTTCTTTTTTCTCTTCAGCAGCAGCAATCTTTTCTAATTGCTTATCAACTTCAACCATAATTTCGGAGTGCTCTCCGATACCTACAGGATTCGCTAAGTACACTTGCATATTTGCATTTGCTGTAGCGATGTCTCCATCATACTTCTTAATTAATGCTTCCTTAATTAGATTTCTCATCTCTTTCCTCCAGTATTGACAGCTCTCCTTTTTCAGGATCTACTGCGTATTTTATATTGTTAATCGTTTCAGTATCCATTTTTTGAGTTTCATGAATATCCCAAGCGACTCCCCTTACACCTTTTTGAAAAAATCCAGGTTTGCCTTTATGGTCTTCAAGTACAACTTGGCAATATATTTTATGCTCTTCTATACTTGCCTGATTTGCATGAGCATCAGGTGCTGGTCTTTTTTCTTCTTTATCTTCCTCGAAGTGTATTTGTCTCTGTACATCAAGTTGATATAAAACATGATTAACAAAGTATCTAATAATTCCTTCGTCAAATAATTCATCTACTTTGTCAACTGAAGTATTCATAACAAAACCATTCAGTTGCATTTTAATCTTATTGTCTTTAAGTGTTGCCCACTTTCTATTTACTACATTACAAGTCATCTAAACTCGGTGCTCCAATAATATTATAACCACAATCTACATAATGCGTTTCACCTGTCACACCAGAAGATAGGTCACTTAAAAAATAATATGCACTTCCTGCTAAATCATCGAGAGTTATATTTCGCTTCATAGCATTTACACCCTCAGCATACTTTAGCATATCCTTGCTACCTTTTACAGCCATAGCACTTGCTGTTTTAATTACACCAGCAGATATACAATTTACTCTTACACCATTACTGGCTACATCTTTTGCTAAGTATCTAACTGTAGATTCTAGTGCTGCTTTTACTACACCCATTACATTATAATTATCATAAACCCTACGAGCTCCATCATAACTGAGTGTCAAATAAGCACCACCCTCATTCATATATAGTAAACTATGCTTCACGATTTGTATTAGAGAATAACATCCTACTGTCAAAGACTCAGAAAAGTTTTCTTGACTAATATCATAAAACTTTCCATCTAGTTCAGTAAAGTCAGTCATACTCATTGCATGTACTACATAATCAATACTTTTAAAATGTTGCTTTATTTCCATAAAACAATTTCTTACATCCATAGCATTAGTGACATCGCACTTAACTGTATGAGCCATAGGTGAAAGTCTAGTTATCTTTTTCTGTACTGAATTGTTTGGATAGGTAAAGATACATGTATATCCTTCGTCAATAAGTTTATTGGCGATACCCCAAGCGATCGAGCGACTGTTCGCCACTCCCATAACAACAGCTATTTTCATCTATGATTATTAATTCTAACAGTTTTATCAGTTGCGTTTAATGCATCAATGTTAGGAAAGACGCATGACCAAAATTCATTAGTCCATGTTTGTGTAGTTTCATCATAAACATCAAATTGGACTTCTGCTATTTCTGCAGTTAAATCTTTTCTATAAGAAACTATCAGCTGAGATTCTTTACAGACTCTCACTTCAGCATGATAATCCTTAGCATTATCAATATCATGTAGAGTAGTGACTCTTTCTGATAATGGTAGTGTCATTTATTTGCCTTCTTTAAAAATTTACCATCAGGTCCTCGCTTTTGACTAGCACTCTGATGTGGTTGTTTTGCTTTATCTTCTGCAACTTGAGCATCCGCAATCATCTTATCAGCTTCTTCAGTATTAATCTGAGCAACTTTACTTGCTACAGCTGGAGTAATTTTAGGAAATAATTTATCCAACCTCTGTTCTTTAATCGCTAATAAAATTTTTGCTTCATCAGGATCTACACTTTCAAGCATTTCAATAAACAATCCTTCCCTCTTAATAGGTTTAAGATCGTCTCGCTTAAAGATATATCCTATGCGTCTAGCTTCTAGATATAAATTTGTAGGAAACATTCCATCAGGTTCATCAGCCTTTTTAAAAGGTGGTGTTCCCTCTGGTAGGATCCACTTGTTAGCAGGATTAAATGCATTTTCAAATATAATTCTTACTAATGCATCAGTGCCAGCTATTTCTTCAATCTTATCAGGATTATCATTTATATCCTGTAATATTTTATATATAAACTTCTGTGCCATAATTAAAACTCCTCAATTTCCTCTAATAATAAACTGCAACGATTTGACATCAAGTAATTATATAGTGACATCTTATCGCCTTTTGCCTTATTATTTAGGTATTCATTTAAGATAGCATTTTCATATTCCTCTGGGATTTTATCTAGAGAAATACACCTTTCATTCCTATCCCACCTTGCTCTTTCTTCATCAGTAGTACATGCTTCTCTACCATTTGCATAGAAATCCTCAAGTATTTTCTTAGTGACAGGTTTCTGCCTGACACCCTCTTGATGAAATATATCATCAGGAGAAAATATATTTGGTACACCATCACCAGTATCTCCTTTGACAATATGTGTAATGGTAAATTCTTTTACAGTTTCACCTTTATCTAAAACTACAAACTTCTTTTGCATAGGTGAGAACTGTTTTACATGTTCATATTTTTGTAGTTGCTTGAAGTCTTTATCACTTGAGATAATCATTACTGGTTCATTATTACCAAATGTATCTGTATGATTTGCGAGTGCACCTATAACATCATCGGCTTCACATCGGTCAATCCTCATAACTTTATAAGGAGAGTGTTCATCTATCTCTTCTCTTACTTTATTCATTATTGTAAATAAAACATCCCAAGGCATATCATCAGTCTCACGACTCCCTGCCCTTTTAGATTTATAAAATGAATGATAATCTTTTCTCCAATAATTATAGCTGTCGCAACAAACAACCATGTCACCATATTCTTTACCGAATCTTTTTTTGTAAAGTTTAATGCTTGATAAAATACAGTGTCGAATAATATCTTCAGCACCTCTTAGGTCGCCAGACTCTGCTGACTGAATAATATCTTTACGAAAAGACATTATATTGCTTATTGCAACTTGACTATAATCTAATAAAATCATTAAGGGAACACTCTATTAGTTTTCATACTTCCAGGATAGGAAAATGATTTTATAGTTGGATAATTAAAAGATCTCCAACCATCTGCTTCTGTATCAAAGACGACAAATAAATCAGACATACTGTCTTGACCTTTATCACTCTTTGGTAATTTGTCTTCAGGAACCCATCTAGTGTTAGTAGTACACTTCATAGTCCTTATATCTCCATCTGCTTTAGTAAAGACAACAGTACATATTGCATCTGCTAGTTGTTGTCTCATTCTCATTTTATCTGCTTCCATAAATTTTCTATCATCATACTCGTTATTATCAAAGTTTGACATCTATCCTCCCTAGTTATCCAATTATTCTCCATGGCATAACATCTTCAATCAATTCACCTGCAACATAAAGAGTAGGACTCATCTCTTTAGCGATTTCTTCAGCTTCTTCAAGAGTCTCTGCTTCAATATCTTCCGAAGCAAAGATTTTTTTCGTACCATCATTTAGAGTCACATTAAATTGAGTTAAAAATATTGCCATAGTTATTATTCTATATCTAAAAAACTTAAAAGTAAAGGGGAGTGATGCTGATGACCGACTCCCCTTTAAAATCATTTCAGGACGAAATAATTATGCACTCATTAGTGCTCTGTATCCAGCAGCAACAACTGCCCTTGTAGGTGTACCAATACGATACTTCTTAAAGGTTTGACCAACAGAATTAGTTCTGTTATTCAAATAGATTGCATAACCTTTTAATTTAAGGTTTTGAATTACCGCATAAGGATTCGCTACATTGAATCTTTGTGCGATTTGATTTGCAGTAAACTCACTGCCATTTTGTAATGCACGAAGCACTTTAGCTTCTTGCGTTAGTGTTGCTCTTGCCATGTTTCCTCCTTTGGAAAATTTAAAAGCCTGTCTTTATTGACAGTATTATCATTCTACTCTAAAAAAACTTAAAAGTAAAGAATTATCTCAAAAAACTCTAATATGGCTAAAAACTGGGATTGATGGCAGAAAACGGACTCCATATAAGGACACAGGGACGCAAACAGACATGGGTTGGGGTATTTGTACCCTGTGAAATACGCATGCTTCCAGTGGGTCTTAAAATAAGTGTATATATGAAATGGGGTTATTTTACCCTGTTTTTAAGGGTTTTAGATCTCGTTATTGATAATTTCGAACCATTGGTCTTTATCTACATCAAAATAGAACTCTTTACATGAATGTGCCCAGAAATCCACTATATGAGTTTGCTCATTATAGCTGATTGTGTAGTTTCCCATCTCATCTTTCCAGAATGGTAATGGTTCATCGGGAACAACATGCTGTACATAGTAAGCACACTCTTCAGCATTTTGCATAGGCATATCCCATTTAGAATGGAATACATCTCCAGCAGCAGTATAAGCAGTAAGGATTACAAAGAATATGGTTTCTATTTTTTCTACTAACATGGTTCGTATATGGTTATGAGTTCCTCTTTGCCCTTGACTTTAATTTTGTCAAGTTCTTTGGACTCAATAGTATTTAGGGCATCTTTGGTGTACTGTGAATATAGAGTCGTACAATTTTTATAATTTCTTGTTTGTGCTTCTAATCTAGCAGCAAGGTTTACAGCATCTCCGATAACTGAATAATCAAATCTCATCTCACTACCCATGTTTCCTACAATACATGTTCCTGTATTTACACCAGACCCAATATTAATCTCAGGCAATCCTTTTTCTTTATACATCTTTTTCAGTTCTTCAGTTTCTATTGCACATTCCATACTAGTCTTTACTGCCATCTCCGCATGGTTCTCACAATCTAATGGAGCATTCCAGAAAGCCATAATACAATCGCCCATGTATTTATCTATGGTGCCACCATTCTTCATAACGATCTTACTCATACGATCTAAGTAATCATTAATCAATAATACTAATCCTTCAGGATCGTCATTATTTTTAAAATATTCAGAGATAGGTGTGAAGCCAACTATATCCATAAACAAGAATGACATTTCTCTTTTATCTCCACCAAGTTTTAATTTGCTAGGATCTTTTTGTAGAATAGCAACCTGTCTAGGATCTAAGTATCTTTCAAACTGTTTTCTTATTTGTTGTTTTAAATTAAACTCTAATATAAATCTTGTAAAGGTAGAATGAAATCCTACTAAGAATATTGCTATCATAAACCAAGATACATCTATCAACCAACCATACCAAGTAAATGCTAGATATGCTTTTACTCCTGCAGCAATTATTACAGTTGCTAAGTAAACTGCCAACCATGCGTATGGTAAGAATCTACAAGCAAGTATAGTTATTATTGCCCAAACTATCATAGCAAGTAATTCAAGCAATGGTAAATAATCTACTCTAGTTATTTGCTCGCCAGATAAAACAGTTTGTAATGTTGAAGCAGTTATATAATGTGAATACTGTTCACCTCTTGGTGTAGCAATTATATTTGAAATACCAGCAGCAGTTGGCGATACGATAACAGTCTTACCAAATAATAATAAATCATTTAAATTGTTTTCTACATCCATCATTGACATAGTGTGGTAAACCTTATCGTGTCTTAACCATATTCTAGCATTCGCATCAGTTTCAATAGTAGCGAATCCTGGAACTCTCATAGCTTGAATACCAGCATCACCTGCTTTTACTTGATACGATGGGTCACCTACTGCGACTCTAATAACTTCTATGGCTATACTAGGATATACATCTTCACCTATTCTCATTAATAGTGGTACTCTACGAACAACACCATCTATCTCTGGTGCAGTATTTACAACACCTACACCATTTGCTGATTGTCCCAACTCAGGTATTGGTCCAAGCATACCACCCCATTCAAACAAATAAGGTAAAGGATCGCCAATCTTAGCAACACCTCTTGGTACACCATTCTTATTAATATCATTAGTTCCTAGCTGAGCAATAACAGTTCCTGCTGTTAGATAATCTTTAAATACCCAGTCGCCATCTTCTCTATCTTTTTCTGAAAATAATATTGGGAATACTATTACACCTGCTCCAGCATCTCTTAATTTTTCTATTAGAAAAGCATAGTGAGATCTACTGAAAGGATATTGACCTTTGGCATCTAAGGTTGCTTCATCTATTTCAACTATTACTATATCCTCTGAAAATGTTTGTTCTTCAGATGCAAGTAAAAAGTCGAAAGACTTTAGTTTAATTATTTCTTTGAAGTCAGGATTTGAGAATCCTATGAGTGCCAGAATGGCAACAGTTATAAATGCACTAGTCCAGTGTGTTAGAATCTTTTTTATCATACCAATCTTCTATCGCTTTTTTTATTCCTTCTTCTGCTAATACTGAACAGTGTATTTTTATTGGTGGTAAATCTAATGCTTCAGATATTTCTTTATTTGTAATATTTTTGGCTTCTTCAATAGTCTTACCAGTTAGCATCTCAACAAACATAGTAGAAGATGCGATAGCAGAACCACAACCATATGTTTTAAACTTGACATCAGTAATCCTAGCTTTATCTGGATCGTTTGCTCTATCAAGTTTTAATTGGAGTTTCATTACATCTCCACAAGCTGGAGCTCCTACCATTCCAGTAGCCACATCGTGGTCTTTCGGATTGAATCTACCAACCGAATGTTTTTCTGGATTGCGTAGAACAGACTCGAATCTTTCTACGACTTTTTTACTATATGCCAATGTTATATTTAGTTCTGTGTTGTGGATAAAGTACAGCCACCAGACTGTCCACATATTCCATCTACTGTATAATTTTGACTTGTACCACTATTTTGTGTCAAATCAAAATCATATGAGTATCCCGATAAATCTACTTTTGCCCCATGGCTTCCTGCTCCATCTTGTGTGATGTCTACATCATGAGCACTATTTCCTGTATCCAATAGTACATCAAGAAAATGTGAGCCAGTACCATACTGGAATATATCCACATCATTGCTATTATTATTTATATCAACAAATAAAGTCTTTGCTCCATTGTTGTGTTGATATGCTAATACATTGTTGCTACTAGCATCTATATCGATACTCATGAAATGTTTAGCATTAGAATCCCCACTGTTTTTTTGTACTAAGGTTAGAGTATTACTATCACCATCTATATCAAACCACATTCTATGACCACCAGTATCATTAGCATCGTCCCCTTGTGATGTATTTACTGTATTAGAATCTCCAGTAATATCAAAAGCCAAACCATTATCACCACTACTTCCTGATGTTAAAATATTTCCTTGATTAAATGATAGAGTATTGTTGTCGCCTGAAACTTGAGCATCACTTGACCAGTTAGTTCCTATGATAAAATTGTTATTACCAGCTTGTCTAACTGTTAAATCATTATTATCTCCTGAGATGTTTACTTTAACACCTTCGCCAGTTGCTGATTGAGCAGTTGATTTTATAGTTGATTGACCAGAGCTGGGTGCTACAAGTACCTGTGGTTGAGCTGAAGAAAAATGTGCGTTGTTCATATCTAACCAACCAGATGTTGTATTAGTAGCATTATTACCATCAATTCTATAATGAATATCCATATTGGCAGAACCACCCCATTCATACCAGTTGACTTGTATTGGATACCATTGACCACCAACACCAGAAAATGAACCATTAGAGTTCCAATATGTTGGACCTTGTTGTGCCCAGTCAGATATGACTGCTGTATTATTAATATTTACTATAAGACCATCATCATTACGACCAGCAAAATATACTGTTGATGTTTGACCAGCTGTTCCTGGATGTTGCCAGTATCCTGTGATGACTACCATTCTCTGTTGTGATCCATAATTATTATTATTAATAACTATGTTTCCACTATTCCAGTTATAATTTAAACTGTCAAGAGTACCAGTTCCTTGTGATGTACCTACATAAGCTGGATTAGTATTATTACAGGTAGAGAGATATGAATTGTAATTAAAACAAGGTGCTTCTAAATAAGGTGCATGATGACTAATAGCAAACACCTCATAATTAAGAGTACCACCCCATGCTTTTTCACAGCCAAATATACTTAGAGCAAATAATACCCAAGCTGTTAGAATAACTTTAATTCCTTGTTTTGAAAAATCTTTAAAATCAATCATTGGTTTTGTAAGATATTAATGACATTATCTTGTCCCCCTAATTCATAATCGTAAATTGTAAAATCGTTTTGTGTAAATGAAATAACATAGCCATATTCTTTATCTAATCTTAATTCAAAAAAGTTTCCTGCACCCTCTCTAGAGTAAACCCATTCAGGATCTTCATCTAAAATTATAATGCCAGTGACAGGATCTTTTCCTAGTTGTATATCACCAGTTCCTTTTTTCTTATCAAACTCGCTTCTCATAGCTTTGGCAAGTTCTTTATTTATCTGAGCCAAAATATCTACTAGAAAGTTTTGTTCTAAAAAATCTATATCTAAACCAGTAGTCCAAGTATCTTCTTCTTCCTCTAAGTAATCTATTTCTAAATCATCAAACTGTAGGAAGTCAATATCTAGTGCACTTGCTACTTGGTTATATGCTTTTTCTCTTTCTTGTCCTTCAGCTATCTCTCTTGGTTTGGCAACTATTAATAAGTTTCCAATCATCTCCTCATCTAAATTTAGTATGACTGGCTTCATAGGTTGACTTGCTATTGTATCAACTACTGTTGCCTGGAATGCTTGATTTAAAATTACGAATCCAGCATCAGATTCTACAGCTATCTCACCAACATAACAAGCACCTGTTGTATCACAACTAGGCAATAATATAATAGTAGAAGATCCAACCTCATCTACAGTCATAGTAAAGTCTGTTCCCCTTACAGCAATGGTTGCTGTTGGGGTGGTAATATTTACATTTGTTGCTGAGTTTTTTGCTATCTGACCAGAAGCATATCTTATTGTTCCGAGACTAGCTTTTAATGATAACTTCCCTGTCTTAGTATTAGGATCGTAAACAAATTCATCAATTACTAATTTACTATGACTTGTGACATCAACTCTGGTATCGTCAATAAACTCAATAGCAGTTTTACCATTACCAGTTTTAACTGTATCATAACTGAATACATCTACTTCTTTTTCAGTGGTGACAGATTCGCCATCACTTTTTCTTTCTATACTACCATTTCCTTCATGAAGTGTCACCTCACCAATACTTGCCTTTGCTTCTTGAGAGCATAGTATAAGCATGAACAAGATAGTTAATGGTAAGGCAAACTTCATTTTAAAATGACCATGACAATAACAACATAATCGATGGTTGATGTAATATATCAGTTAAATATGTTCCAACAGATTCGTCAAGTATATTAGTCAGTCTGAGAGATATCGATATCATGGTTATCTCCTGAAGTTGTCAAAGTAATCATTTGGTCATTAATACCAGATTGAACTATATCAACATCTGCGATACCACCAGTATGGGTATGTATTAATGTATGTCCATTAATATCTCCATTACCATCTATATCTATTAGCCAGTTGTTCGTATCTCCATTTACAGTAATTGTTAGGATAGCAGAGTTGCCATCTACAGTTGCTGCTACCACATTCGAGTCAGATCCTGATTGACCAACTAAATCAACATCAGCACTTGCTGCCGATGATGTTTGACCTATATCTAAATCTATATCGTTTGAACTACCAGTGAAATTAATTACAGCATTTGCACTTCCACAAGAAGAGTTTCCTCCAGTGCTATCACAGTTTAAATCTACATTGTTTGAGTTTCCTACTAAGTTAATCACACCAGTATAAGAAGCACCATCAATGTCATAAGTGATAACATTTGAGTTTCCTATTTGGTCAATGTTTAAAGTAGTGGTTGCTCCAGCTGATGATGAAGCAGTCGTGGAATTACCAACTGTGTTGTTTTGCCCATCTTGAGTAATATCTAAATCAAGTGTCGCACCAGATTGTGTGACATAGATATCATTCGCCATAGAATATGACATAAAACACATAACAAAGATAATGTTAATGTATGTCAGTATTTTTTGCATCTTGTGTCTCCTTAAATTTCCATAGAGAGTTTTCCTCTCCTTGTTTTATTATTTCTATAATACAGTGTTCTACTGCAGATCTTATGGCATAATTTACAGGTTCGTTTGAGCTAACTCCACTTTCAACTTCTACTGCTCTCGTTCCCATATCGATGAAACGAAAAGCATCTACTCCCTCTTTATGGGAAGCAATTGTTTTTGTTGCAGATACTGCCAGCATTACTTCGCCAGTTTGTACTGCTACGATTCTCATCGAAACAGTCACTTGGTCAACTCTATACTCTTCATGAGCACCGATGCCAAAGTATCTAACACCAAAACCTCCAGTGTCTATATTAGTATCATAGGCGACAATGCCACCCTCTAATATTAGACCAGCAAATAATAATGGCTTTAAACTATTTTTATTTGCGTCTTGTCCTTCATACGATTCTCTAGTAGATCGTATCAGTTGTCTTTCTTTAACAAGGTTATCTAATCCACCTCGTTCAACAACTTTAAACCAAGTACCATCTCCAGCTTCTTTTAGTGCTTGTATCACCCAAACTTCTGGACCTTGTGATACAGCTGTACTTAGTTGTGAAAACTTTGTGCTGGGTTTTCTTTGCCCAGTCTTATCAGTAAAGGAATAAACAGCAATCGTTATTACTTCCTGATCCAACTCTGGTAAATTTACCAGTATTTTATGTGTAGGAGTCTGGTGCTGAAAAGGACCAAGAGCATCATACTCTTTGACCTTATTAGGTACAGTTGCACATCCTGCTATAAGCAGAATAGACAACAAGACTAGACTCTTAAACAAAATTTGCACTGGGCAACTCCTTTAATTAAAATAGAAAATTGCCAATAGGTACTGTAAGATTTGTTAATGTTCCGTCTTCAGCTGTCACTGTTAATGTTATAGTGCCAGCAGTCTCGTCTCGGATCCATGCTATTACTGCACCAGTTCCATCTCCATCAGGATCAATCGTTGTTGTACCACTATTCTGACAACCATTTAGTGGGTCAGAGGTATCACAACCAGTACCAAACATATTATCAACTAATTGTTTAGATAAGTTGGCATATATTCTAGATTCTACATTCTTTATAAACTTAGCAATCGTTGTATTTTCTTGCTCTCTTTTTAATGCTGCTGCAGCACTTTTTTCATCTGCCTTTACATCTTGCTTCCTTGAGTATTGCAATTGCTCAACACTCAATACATGAGAGCTATAACCATTTCCTGAAAAAGCAGGATTTCCGAATTCGAATACAAGGGCATCTGCCATTGCTAATGGTGTAAACATTAAGAAGAATACTAGAATCCTCATACTCTTATTTAGTATTTTCATCTTTTTTTTCTTCCTTGTTTGCGTGTAATTCTTTCAGTTCTATTACTGTATTAATTTTAGACTTTAGTCTTATAATATCGTTATCTAACATACGAATTCTATCTATTAATGCTATTAATACTTTGTTAGCATTATCTAATTTGGCAGCAATCTTTTCAGTGATATAGCTGTATATGAACCAGATGAACCAACCCATACCAACAACAGCAACCACTGGGAAGCCATACTCATTAATAATATCAATCACGACGAGCATCTTCTTTCCCATCGGCTCTAGCGATGCGTTCCTCGTCTGGCTTTAATTCTAATGAATGAGAGATTAGTATGTCAAGTTTAATCATATCATTATTCATATTTTTAATGCGATTATCGAGCATGGATATGATTCCATGCATAGTAGATACCTGCTCAGTGACATCGCTTAATATGTACTTTAAAATCACATATATGAAGCCACCAAGAAATACACAGCCTGCTATCGGCAGACCCAACTCGCCTATCAATAAAAATATATCATCCATAATTATCGTTTGTTATTTTCTACTCATGTATGCAGACATTCCCATGTATGCTCCAACTACACCAGCTTGTGCTATGTAAAATAGACCAAGTAGATCTCCGAGTGCTGACACTCGTTCGTCGGACATAAAGGGGAGGAATAAAAATCCAGTAAAGCCAAGCATAGATATCATTGCTATCCATGCCATTCGTCTCTGGGTATCAGCTTTTTCTTCTGCTGACTCTGCTTCTTTGAGTAATTTGGCTGACTCTATCTCTTCTTTGGTAGTGATTCCGTCGCCATCTAAGTCAAAATCTTTGTTTGCCATCTTTTAATCCACCTTTAATAAAGTAAAGTATTAGATGACTATTTAGGGTTTTCCGAATCTTTCTTGCGGATCATCTCCTTAATATCAGACCTTATTTCAAAGGACTCTGGATTATATGGCTGGTTGTCTGGATCAACTTCCTCAGGCTTTTCCATTGGTGCTTTAGGTGCAGATACAATGCTAGGACCTGGAGCATCTTCCCTTTTTTCAGGAAGACTGTCAATATGATTTTTTATTTTATCTTCTTTGACTTTATCAAGATCTTTCTGTATCTTTTGCCAGTACCACCGAGCATCATCGCTCGGCTTTAACTTTTTTTCAGGTAATCGTACACCTCGCTTTGGCTGTTCAATCATGCCATTCCAAGCGATTAATAGTGCTACTGCTAATGGGTCAAATACAATACATAAGATTATTATAACCCATCTTACAGCATCCTCAAGAACTGACTTATCAGCTTCACCATAAACTAATTCAGCAATGTATTTTACTGGACCAACCTCAGCTTCAAGTTTACGAAACTCTTTTTCATAAACCATTTTTTGTTCTATTAGTTCGTCAGCATTTACTTGCTCTTTTTCTATATTAGTTTCTAGAATTAGTATCTTACCATCTATATCATCTGTTTTAGATTCAGCAGTAATACGATAAGATTTAATTACTTCTTCTAATTCTTTTATTTGTTTACTATACTTTCTGTCAATAGCAGTAAGTTCTTTTTTTAGTTCAGTATTTGCTGCATCTACTTGTTCTCTTTTAGCAGCACCTGAACCAAAGCCAGTGACAGTTGCATTAATTGTTTTTAGTTTTTGATTATACGCATCGTTTGCTGCTTTTTTTTCTTCAGCTATCCTATCATATAAACCATTTAAAGTGTCTTGCTCATTACCTATTTGAACATCAACTCTTTCACTGTTAGGTTGTAGCAACCTATTTATCTCAGCATCCCATCTTTCAATCTTAGTTTCTGAACGAATTAATTTATCGTCAATAGTTTCAGCAAGTGCTATCTGCTCATCTGATAGAGCAGTTTGTTCAATATGTGCTTTACTTAAAAAGCCAAATATACCCATACTAGTAATAAACATTAAGAAAAACACAGCGAACATTAAATATGATTTAAGGAAGAACTGTGCTTGATTCCAGTATCTATGTAGATAGACGACTGTGACCAGCTTTCCTACTTCCATGGCAGACCCCATAATTATAACTGGTACAACTGCTGCAGCAAAAATAGTTGCTAACCCAATAATTGAGTAGTATGCAGCAATGGCAGATATAGTTAAGGCAGTCCCCAACATTAATATTTTCATGAACATAATAGTCCTCCTTTGATGGGGACCGAAGTCCCCACCAGTTTTTGATTATACAAATTTTGTAATAATCCAAATAGCAATAACTGTTAAGCCGATTGCCATTATTTTATTTGCTCTAGACATGTCGTGCCACTTCCACATAATAGTGTCTTTGGTGTCGATTATCCAGTCTTTTATATCAGTAAGATTCCACATATATTATCCTCCTATATTAGATCTTGTAAATTTCATCATAATATTTTCGTTGTAATATTTGTAGTCACCATTAGGAAGTTTAGCACTCAACACATTGTTATCAAACATTATCTTAACTTCCCAGTAATTTACTTCTCCACGAGTCTTGCAAAGACGAAGTATCTTTCTCTCGAAATTACTTTCGCCTTTTTTAATTATATCTTCGTGTAGGATTGTTGACGATCCCCAATAATTTTGCCAATCACTTTCAACTCTACTTCTTCTTTTATTTTTTCTGCCTTTCAATGGCTGTAGAGTTTTCGCTTTTGTAAAATATTTTCGACCAATGTAAGATCGACCTGTTTTTTTACAGGTGATCTCATAAATGAAACCATAATAATCTTCATAATCAGTGAAGACATTGTCTTCTAATAACCAAGTCATGTAAGTATATTTAGGTATGTTGGAGGTTGGAATTAGAGTTTAATTGATAAACTCGATTTTTCTACCAAGGATGTTCTTGGTAAATTTGGGTATGGCTTTCTTCATATAAGATTTCCATGAGTCGTCATAGCTTTCCCATATGCCAGCATTTACTGCTTCTTCCATAGTAATATCTTCTGCCCATATTGCATTAGATTTTATATATTTGACTTTTAGTTTTTCCCTTGAAGCTGTCATCAGGGCATCATGACAAGTTAATACTTCATTAGGATTAATAAATTCGTTGAATAAAAAAGCATTAGCAAACTTTTTAGAATATCCTATGATAACATTATGAGCACCTTGCTCATTAGTATAAGGAACATATTGTTTTATAAAAGGTGCACAAGATAACATAATATTTTGTATGTACTCAACTGGATATTTGTAAGCAACATTTTTACCTTGCTCACAATACTCCTCTAGAATTGCTCTTAAGAATTGGTCATTCTTTTCATATAAGGTATCGTCGATATAAAGTTCTCGTCTACCAGATTGAAATAATATATCTACTTCATTATTATTAACATAATCAATAACTGTAGAAAAGTCTCTAGATACTTTAGAAGCACCACGCATGTGAATAACAAAATCATTGTCAGTATGATTTATAATAAATCTTTCCCTATCTAAATTTTGTTGCTTTCCTTGATATGTAAGGGGAGTCCCATATGCTTTGATAGTTTCAACAACATCAACATCATACTCTTTTAAGTCTTCGAGTAAGTTTAATTTTGTATCTTTTGGAGTTCTATCATGACTAATTACATCAACCAATATCTTCATTATCTTCTTCTTCCTCAAGTCCATCCTCAGGTCTATCACAATCATCGCCACAGAATGGGCAACAGATTATGTCTTGCCCATAAATATTATCTTCTATTGGCTCAAATGAAATAGAGTATTCTGCTGAGCATGAATTACATTTAAATTTGTATTTCTTATTATTACTCATATTTAGTTATACTATCCAGTCGCACTTACTCCCCACACTTCTTGCCAGTCTCCTGCTAATGCACCTTTGGCATAGTCAGTCACTCTGTTTTCAAAGAAGTTTCCATGTGTTGGAGCATTAATCATTTCTTCAACCCATGGTAGAGGATTAGTTTTAACTTTCCAGATTCCTTTCAATCCTAGACTAATTAATCTACGATCGCAGATATATCTAATGTATTGTTTGACATCTGCTGCTGTTAAGTCAGGCATGTCACCCATAGCAAAAGATAAATCAATAAACTTGTCTTCAAGTTCAGTCATCTTGGTAGCGATAGTATATATGTCACCTTTCGTTTTATCATTCCAAATGCTTGGGTTTTCTTCAATATAAGTTCTAAACAGTTTAATCATATTTTCTGCGTGTAGAGTTTCATCGACGATTGACCAAGTCACGATTTGTCCCATGCCTTTCATTAGACCATGCCTTGGGAAATTTAAAAGCATAATGAAAGATGAGAATAATTGCATGCCCTCAGTGAAAGCTGAGAATGCAGCAATGTTAGTAGCAATAGATCTTTTATTGCCATTAGATTCTGACAGCTTGATAAAGTATTCATGCTTGTCAGACATTTCTTGATACTCAGCAAACTCTTGGTATGTATTTGTAGGCATTCCTAAAGTTTCAATCAAGTGTGAGTATGCTGCAATATGTAATGCTTCCCTTGCAGCAAACCCACTTAACATCATTCTGATTTCAGGTTGTGGAAAATATGGCAGATAGTTATTTACATAACCACCAGCAACATCAATATCTCCCTGAGTAAAGAATCTAAAAATATTGGTCAAGAAATATTTCTGCTCAGCAGTAATCTTAGTCTTCCAATCTTTAACATCTTCAATCATTGGTACTTCTGTATGCAACCAATGACTTTGCTCATGCTTTAGCCATGCATCATATGCCCAAGCATAATTAAAAGGTTTAAAATATGTTCTTTCATCAGTTAGTTTGAGTTGCTTCTTTGCCATTGCTTTTCCTATCTTGTATATTTGTTTATAATTCTGACAACGATATAAACTGCCAGTCCTAGTATAATGTATGATATGCCATCTCCCCAACTTATATCATTGAAGAGTTGTGCGTCTAAATTTATGTCCATATTAGTTTCCTCCTAGAAATAAACTTTTAAAGTTCCATTTTTATAATCAACATATACATGTCCTTGTAAAGTGATTCTATCTTCTTTGCTCGGTGGCTTTGCTCCCAATCGGTGCTTGACCATCCCATGCCATAAATGCATTTTGCCGAGTTCATAATTATGTGTAAAGTAGTCGCTAGAATCACCCAACCAATCTAAGCATGCCCCACATTCTGGCAGTGAGATTGGTATTGCAAAAGAGTATATATTCTCTCTTAGCAAATCAGGTTTGAAAAATCTTAGATTATCGTCAGTATGATAAGGTCTGTTTTCAGTCAGTCCTATATCATTGCCTAGATAAATATGAAATCCTGGCAAAGGCAAGTCTTTATAGTATGAAACTTCCTTGACACCGATGCCAAACATCTCTTCGATAATTTTAAGAACAGGAGTATATATAAGTTCTGTAAATTCAGTATCTAATATCTCCTGTACTTCCTCATCTATCTCATTATTTTCTTGTAATACATACAATCCATCACCGAATAGATACATATGTTCCATTCCAGGTTGCATGAATAAACTAGAATCGAAATATTCTGATAAGGGTTTCCAATACTTCTTATGAAAATATACTTTCTCTAGTATTCTTTCACGAGAAGCATGGTCAATTACTTCTTCCGAGTCTTTGAATTGAAACTTAAACAAATTTCAAAGCAATCGAAATAGCTTTTTCTACTGCTGCTTTCATTTTCATTGCGTTAGCTTTGTCCATGATTTCATCAGTACGAGTAAGGTCTTGCATCAAATCTTTATATTCCCACTCATTTAGTTCACCAGATTCTAACTGCTTACTAAATTTATCAGCGAGTTCTATTTTCTTTGCTGCCCATTCGTCATTACGAATTTCTTTAAATGCGTCTATCATTTATTCTCCTCCAACCATTGATTGTAAATTTTGAATAGGAGTAGATTTTAATCCATCCCATCCACCTTCGACTTTCAGCTTTAGCTTTCCGTCATCTTCTCTCATCATAATTTGTGGAACTGAGCGAAATCCAAACTCTCTAAATTCAGTATATGCATCCATGTCTTCATCTATTTTGATGTAATCATATGGAATACTATTATCGTCTAAATGTCTTTTCGCTAAGTCACAATATGGGCAATTATTTTTACCCATGATAATTAATCTTTGTGTCATCGCTTTCTCCTTGATGCTAGTGCTTCTGCTATCTCATCAACTTGTATAGTCAATATGATAACCTTGTTTACGCAGTATGGTTTTCTTAACTTATCTGCTTTAGCAGACATATATATTCCTTCCATACTTTCACTAAATGGTCGTATCAACTCAACGACATCTGCATGTCTATTGGCTTGAGCATACCACCATAAAATTTCTTTTGTTCTCCAAACTTTTTCTACTGTCGCTAGTTTGTTATCTCCTTCACATTCGATATTACGAATGTCATACTGCATCTCTGCTATCCATAACATTTCATTACTGTCCCAGCCTGAAGGAATTAATCCTTTTAAACTGGCACAACCTGATAAAGCAACTAATGCTATAAGGACATAAGCAGTATTTCGTATCCAGTTTCTCATGATGCTTTCCTTACTAGAGTGATTCCCCTTTTGGTTAATTCGTTTCTTATTTTTTGTTTTAATTTACCACTTGAAGTATTATTCAAAGTTTTAATTAATTCATCTTTGTTTATAGTGTGAATATAGTGTCTCTTTTTAGTTTTAGATTGTTTCCCATCAGGAGTTCTCTTAACTATTATTTCATCTTTCTTAAATTTTGTTGGCATTATATGTACTCCTCTGGGTCTCTAAATTTATTTGATAATGATGAAGATATCTTTGGTTGAGATCTTTCATTATCCCTAGCATATTTAAAATGGACATCACCTATTTCTTCCATGGTCATATCCTTAAAATGTTTTGCTGGTGGAATACCAACAAATGTTCTTTTCAAATCAATCAACATAATTAATCTATGTTCATCTGAATTATTATGAGCACTGTGCATATGTTGATTATTAAATCCCCATGGATGTTGCCAATCAACTTCCTCGCCAGTAGCTTCTAAATATAAATCTCCTTCAGGAATAATTAAAGGAATATGTATTCTTATATTCTCTCCCTTTTTATTTTCTATTCCTATATGTCTTTCAATAATACTTTGAGCTGGTAAAATACTATATTCTAACACAGGGCATAAATCTTTATAATGATTAGCAATCTTCATCATAGTTGGAAATGCTGATGCTCTATAACCATCTTGTGCTTGTCTTAGTCTAAGCATTCTTTCTTGAACACCTTGGTCTTGACCTTTACCAACTATATTAGGATTATGATATTTCATAACTAATACTCGCCAAGCATCAGTAGTTATTTTTCCATCTTCATCTGTTTGACCTTTTAAAAAAGAATCATCACCTATGTCAAGTTCCTTAATATCTTCGTTGCCTTGTAGGGTTGCTTTATTTCTTAATGCTTTATCAGGCGAACCCTCTTTGCTTCGTTTAAGTTGAGAATATATTGCTCCCATTGCAGAGGTAGTTCCTTTTTCTAAACATGCTTGAATATCCTCATACTCTGTAAGGAAATCTTTTACCAAGTCAGGAACGAATCCCATAAGAAAATCTAATTCATCGTCAAATCTTTTAACATCTCCATAACGAAATATTTTTTGCGTTCTTAGTTTTTCTATTTCTTCTTTGCTATAACTTAAATGTTCTGGTAGTTTTAATGCCATGTTTTATCCTTCACAAGCTAAACAAACATCTCCATCGGCAATAGCTGAGATGTCTATTTCTTTTATAATTTCTCGTTGTATTCTTTTACTTATTTTATCGGCTTTACCAATCTTTTCACTTCTACAATAATATAGAGTTTTAAGACCTGTCTTCCATGCTAAGAAGTGAGCAGCATGTAGATATTTAATATCAGCATCAGGTCTAAAGAATAAGTTTACTGATTGTGCTTGGTCAATATACTTCTGTCTTTCAGATGCGTGATTGATAATCCATTGTTGGTTCATTTCCATAGATGTTTTATATACATCCTTTTCTATGTCTGTCATCCATTTTAAATGTTGTACTGAACCATCATTCGCTATGATACTTGACCATTCTGCGTCAATATCTAAGTTGTGTTCTTTTTGTTTTTTCTCCATAAGTTTTTGAAGGAACTTATTTTTATTAGTATGTGATCCACTAAGTGTATCCTGACGATAAGCATTAGCTCGAAAAGGCTCGATGCTAGGACTAGTATTACCCATAATGATGCTACTACTAGCATTAGGAGCAATGGCAAGCATATGACTAAAACGAAAGCCAGTGCCAACAGCATCAGGTGCTTCACCTCGTTCTTCACCCAAAGCAAGATTCGCATCATCCAACTGTTTCCTAACATGTTTAAATATTTTTTCATTTCTATTACCAGCTATGGCACTTTCATAAGGTATTCCATTTTTCTGTAAGTAAGCATGGAAACCCAAAGCACCTATCCCAATCGATCTTTCTTGTTGAGCAGAAAACTTAGCACGAGATATTTCATCTCTAGCATTATCAATAAAATATTGTAATACATTATCAAGCATCTCTGCTACATCTCTTAGGAATTGTTTATCTTTTGACCACTCATCAAAGTATTCTAGATTCAATGATGATAAACAACATACAGCTGTTCGGTCTTCATTCGTTGGGAGTATAATCTCCGAACACAAATTACTCTGATGAATTTTCAATCCTTTTTCTTTTAGAAACTCTGGTAGATGATTATTGCTTGTATCAATGAAGTGTAAGTATGGCTCACCTGTCATCATACGAGTTTCTAAAATAGTTTGCCATAAATCTCTGGCTGATACATACTCTTTTACTTTACCATTATGTGGATCTTTTAATGCCCACTTATCATCACAGTCTCCATTCTTCATACAGTTTTCAATAATCTGCATAAAGTCATCTGTGATATTAATACCATGATGCATGTTTAATGCTCTCATGTTAGGATCGCCAGTTGGCTTTCTCATTTCAATAAATTCTTTTATGTCGGGATGGTTAATATCTAGATATGCTGCATAACTTCCTCGTCTTGTTCTTCCTTGACGATATGCTAATGACGATGCGTCATACATTTTTAAGTGTGGCATAACACCAGTAGATTTATCATCAGCACTACGAATACCAAATCCTATACCCACTCCACCACCTGACATTGATAGCCAGTTTGTTTCAGATAAATTTTGTACCAGTCCTTCAGAAGAATCTTCAATATAATTTAAGAAGCAACTAATTGGTAATCCTCTTTTAGATCTACCAAATGAAAGTATCGGTGTTGAATAAGATAGCCAATGCTGACTAGAATAATCATATAATCTTTGTGCGTGTTCAGGATTAGATGAAAAAGTTTTTGATACGAAAGCGAATCTTTCCTGTGGGGAAGTTTCATCATCTTTCATATAAGATTCTCTCAATCTTATTTTACCTGCGTTGTCTAATAATGTATCTCTGGTATAGTCTATCGTAATACCATGTATCTCTGCTGTTAATTTTGTATCCACTTTATTTTCCATATTGAATGACGACTGAAAATCTGTGCGTTGGACTGTGGATTGTTGGGGGGTTGATTGAGTGGGGGAGTGTGCCATCGAATAATATTATCCTTCCAGGAATATAGAACGATACCCATTCGAGCGAATCGTTCATTAGGTTTGAAAAAAGTGTCTGTCCACCCCAAGACTTTTCCCATTCCATGTTGGGATAATATAGCATAGTTAAATTATGCTCAGCTCCAGTATCGCAATGAAAGCGATTCTTATCCTGGATTGTACTAAGATTAATCCTAGCTTGTGTTATTGTATAGTCAGTTAAGTGGTGTTTGATGTGGGAATAATTACTTAATTTCTCTATCCCCATATTGTCCACATCGGTGGGGGAGAGATTACAATATAGGTTGTAATCGCCTTTGGTCTCAAGTCTTTGTACATCTGAACCAGACAGCGAATACTTTTGATTTAAGCAATAACTATATAGTCTTTCTCGTTCTTCATAATTAAAGATATCGTCAAAAGTCCATAAACTTTTTCCGTCTATTTTTCTTAGACGCATGTCAGGTATATCCATCAATCCTCATCTTCCTGAATATTATCTTGTTTTGGTGTATGATGGGGTTTTTTACATTCAAATCCACCATTGTCAAACCATCTTCCATCAGCTGTATGAAAGTAATTTTGATAATAAACATCAACAGCTTTGCCATTGTAGTCTGTTCTATATCTGCGAAACTTTTTTTTCTCTATCTTTCCTTGATACTCTTGACCGAACTCGCCTTGTGATAGTCTAACCTTTGTACCATCACCACCATAAATACGATCTATCCATTCTCCATTATAGAAGTTAGAAACAATCCTTTTAGGTTTTGCTTCGACGAACTCTTCCTGCTCGTCCCATATCTCTTCAATCAGTGCTTTCTTCTTCGCCATTATCATTATCTCCTTTTTTGAATGGAACTACCTTATCTTCCTCCAATGGGGCTTCCATGGGGTCCATATCCTCTTCTCTAAGCTGATACTCTTCAACTATCCTACCATCCTCTGGTTTTTTTACAATAGTCACTAGATCTATCTTATCATAATCCATAGTTTGGAATATAGTCTTAGCTTGTTCTTTACCAACTTCTAAAACCAATATATCTTTTGCTGTTATTAACATTCCCATTGCAGCATTAATTGCTTGCTTTGATGATTTAATACTAGTGAGTGCTTCCCATAATGGGGAGAGTATAAAGTTCTGTTCAAACTCATGCTGTTTTCTTAACTCTTCTAATTTCATCTCGTCATATTTTTTAGCAGCAAATTCATTTATGTCAGTTATATTACCAACTGTTGGTTCTGGTGCTTTATCTTTATCGTCTGTCATTTAATCTCCTTTCCTGTGGGGTTGACCCAATGCTGTCGTTTGAAGTTTGGATCGCTTGATTTAAAAAAATTTCTGTCTACTCCTGTTTCAAAAGTTTCAACTAATCTCTTGGTCGGTCTGAATACTTGACCTGCTCCCTTTGCTTTTATGATACCATCGGCATAATCTTTTATGGCGAAAATACCTTCTCCGAGTTCACCAGCTTTTCTATCTGTAGCTTTCCATACTTTACGATATATCTTAACCTTTGTAGGAAAGTGTATTGGTGCTAAGAATTTAATTTCAAAATTTCTTATAAAGAATCCTGGAACAGGATTAGAAAATAGCAAGGATATCATTAATGCTCCTGGCATTACATTACCCTCCTCGTCTCCAAAATGTAAGGGATTATCATCTTGGATAATTGTACAAAAATTTCTTACTAGTTCTTCAGTAATATCTACATCATGAACATAATCTTTTAGTAAGTCGGCTCTATCAAAAGGAACATCGCTCATTAGCATTTTCTCCATAAATTAAATTTGGCTTCAGCTTCTGCACCCTGTACACTACTTCCCTCCATGAGAGCATGTATTGTTAGTGGTGTTTTGCCTGCCATAATCATATCATTAATATCTTTTTCTTTTACACTATCGCTCCATAAACATACTCTATAACCTTTTTTAATTATAGATTCTATTTGTTTTACGAGTTCACGATTTCTTGGCTCGTTATCAAATACGATAGTACAATTATCTTTAAACTGTTCAACTTGTGGTACATCAAAACTTGCACCTGCAACTGCTATACCATTATCAAGAAATAAAGAATCTATTGGACCCTCAACTACATAAACATGTCTATCTCTATCTACTCGGTCAAGACCATAAACTTTATGATTCTCTTCTTTTACTTTCAGTGTATAATACTTAGGTGTTTCATTTCCGAATGCTCTACCTTGTAAAGCAATTAATTCTTTATTCTCATCATAGAAAGGTATTACTAATCGTGGTTCATCAGATACTATCTTATGAAACTTATAAACGATATTATCATTGACCCATTGTTTAAAGTGTGGCACCCAATAAAAGTGCTTGTGTAGATCTTGATTTATGTGTCGTCTTAACAAGAACTTTTTTATTGGGTGCGATGGATCAAGTGAAGCTACAAAGTTGGCATGTTTTAAAGATGCTTTCTCAATAGTAGCTGTCTTGAATATTTCTAAATCTGGTTTATCATTTACATGTTTATTATTAGTGGCACCAAATTTTTCTAATTGGTACTCACTATACATGCGAGGATCGACTTCTTTAATTAGATTGCCAAGACTTCTACCATCTTGACAGTTATGACATTTATAGAATAGGGATGACTCTTTACGATAGATATATCCTCGAGCCTTTGATTTGTCTTTTTTGGAATCGCCACAGAGAGGACAGGAAAAGTTCCATAGATAATCCTTCTGTTGTTTGAAGTTTCTCACACGAGGTGAGAGCATAGCTGTAAATTTAGCGTCCACATAAATCATAAATATAATATTATATAAAAAAAACTTAAAAGTAAAGTCTTACATCAAATAGCCGAAGACTCCTGCAACACCTGCAATTGTAGCAATAATGCCCATTACATACCATTTATATTGCTCTAAATTGTTTACTCTAAGACCTACCTCCGCAATCGTATCATTCATCAGATTATGCTGTTTTGTAGCACTCTCGTTGATTCTAATTTCACTTTCGTGGATTGCTTTAATAACCTCTTGACCACCCTCTGTAATTCTTTGGTGAAGGACTTTTACTTCCTTCTTAATCTCGGCATCAGTTTGTTCTGAATCGTCCAATCTATTATCGTGTACAGCCAGAAGTTTAGAGATCTGAGAAGTTGCTTCCCCTATCTTTTCTATACTCTGGTCAATCTTTTGAATGTCAGTTTTTAGATTTGTAATCTCAACTTGATTCTTTGCTATTTCGACTTCACTCGCCATAGTTGTGTACCCTTTGCATCTCATCTACCCATCGTTGTAAATTCTTGAGTTGTATTCTCACTTCATTACAGGTCGTGTAGTTTTCGACTGTTATAGTTGTTAATTCTGAGAGTCGGAGTTTTTCCTCTCCTCGATCGTCTCCATTTTCTTCCCCTCCTCCATCAACACTTCTGGTGGTGTCGGGAACTTCATTTTTAATGGCACTGTCGTGGAGCAGGCTAACATTGTCAGGCAGGCTACACTGAGCATCATCAGTTTCACTAAGTAGTTCATTGACTTTCTCACTTATTTTATTTCCATTAGATTTAATTTTGTTTGTTTCATCTACAAACTTTTCAGCCACTTCACTAGAAACTTTTTCAGCTTCAGCTTCTATTTGTTGTATTTCGTCTTTCAACTTATTTAGTTCATCGACGATGTGACTGTTAGTCCAAACTGCACCTAATAAGAAAGATCCTATACCAAATACCAATCCGAATATTAATCCCCAGCTTTTTGGAACGAGTGGTAAAATACCAACTACTATCATTCCTATCAAGCCAACAGCTGTAATACCAAAATAAACTGAAGTGGGTATCCACCCTAGGATGCTAATCAAACTAAACATTATAATGCAGTCGTTGAAACAATAATGTCGGATGGCTGGTTCATCATAGTTTGTTTACCAACTGACCTTGCTACAGGTCTTTTGATATGTCTCCAGCTTCCGCCACCATTTCTATTAAATCTTATTGCTTTTGTATCACCAGCTTTATTTTGTAAGATGATGACTCCTTTTGGATTTTTACGAGCATAGGAATATATTGCTGATTGAGCATCATCTTCCATATTCAAGTATTCTTTCCATTTAGAATATTTCTTTTTTCCTGTTCTAAACTTTTTAAGAACATCATCGCTAACATTAAATGTAGCGAACTTTCTTCCTTTTTTCATTCTAACTGTTGGGGATAAATCCACTCCCCCACCTGAGACTGAGTTTGCAGCTACATCCTCAGGCAACTTTGCTTCTTGTTGGAACATATTCCAATATAAATGTTCTATAACTTCCTCTACTAATAATTCTTCTTCTAGTAAAGAAAGATTCTTTCCAATTAAATCAGTATATTTATCTTCCAGTATATGAACAGACTCTTGTCCTTCATATGCTTCCCTAATTAAATAATATGCTGCAGCAAGGGATCCTAATCTAGTTTTCCCTCCTGGAGCTTTCTCTACAAATTGTTTAAGTTTAAAGACAAGACGATGTAAAAATGTATATGCGTTCTTCTCTTTAGTAGTAGTCAACTTGTTTGCTTTCTTAATAACTTTTCCCTTCTCATCAATGATTCCCTCTTTAAAGGCATCTGTATCCTTAAAAGGTTTGACGAGCATAGAAATAATTCTATATGCAATTATGTTATCTACTGTCTTACTCATTTATATTTCTCTTAAAATTTCCACAATTTTATTATCGTGTTCTAAACTTGTAGCACGAGTATGCGTGCCTGGAATATATTCAGGGAGTCTGCCTAGATAAGTTAAGAAAACTATCAAGGCACTCCAATGTTCTTCATCCACTTTATGAAAGAGCATATCTGTTGCTTCGTCACCCCATAAATTAAATATTACGATAACATGATTTAAAATTAGTCGTTCTCTTAACTCTCCGTGCTTTTGATATCTTTGTAGTAATTTATTAAGATATAAAAACTTTTTTAAATCGTCTTCAAATTCTTCTAGTGTAGCACAAGAAGGATTATCGTAATTATTTAGAGCGAACTGAAGAAAGTTATTTTCTGTCAGCTTTTTTGTCATTGCTCTTCTTAGTTTCAACTTCAGCTTCAACTTTTACTATGTCTTCTAGTGCTTGTATTGCTCCAGTCAACATATGAATTTCAGCTTGTGTATTTACTACACCTTGATTTAATTGTACGAGAACTTCCTCTTTCTTTTTGATTGCTTCTCTATAACCATCAAGTTTCGCATTTACATCATAGTCTGCCATAATTATCTCCTAGTAATAATATATATTTGTTAATTTAAGCTACTACAACAGAATGGTTGCCAATAACTGACCAACCAACTGTAGCAACATACATAAGAGTCAGTGTATCACCAACTGCGTTAAATGTTGCTGTAGTAAAGCCATTAGCAGTTGTAGGAGTTAATACACAACTCCCTGAACCACTTACGACTGTGAAAATCTTTACTTGTCCGACTGTACCATTAGCCAAAGAAGATGCATCTGATCCAGAGGATAAAGCATATTCAGTAGTTTGTTTGGTAAGGTCAGCTGTAGAAGTACCAGTAGCAGATTGAGCAGTTTGACTTAAATAAAGTGCACCACCAGATATAGCAAGATTTCCAGCTACATCTAATTTTTGTGATGGAGTTGCTACTCCTACACCTACTCTATCTGTAGAAGCATCTACATATAATAGATTGTTGTCGTTTAATCCTTCGATACGAGTATCTTGGTCACCACCACTCTCATTAATGATTAATGGTGTGTCAAGATTAGCGAATAAATTTGCGACTGTTAGTTTTTTGTTGGAACCACCTTGTACGATATTTAAAAGGTCGGCACCTGCAGCAGAGGTTGCTGCGACTAGTTCTGATATTTTTTGGTCTGCCATAATTTTACTCCTATTTTAATTGCAGAATTGGGAGGGTTTTTTACAACCCTCCCACAGTTCTAGGTTTATGTTAATTGGTATTAAGTACCAAATGTAAGTGTTGCTACACCATTAGAGACTTGCTCTGGTGCACCATTCGCACTGTTTACTTTTACTCTGTACTTCTTACCATCGTGAGTAGTATCAGTCACACCAGATACTGCTAATGTAGCAGTAGCGAAGTCTGCGTAGATTCCACCATCAGTACCAGCAGCGATGTCAACCCAACGAGTTCCAGTAGCTGTTTGTCTTTGCCACTTGTAGTTGAGTGCACCAATCGTACCTACGACTGATCCAGTAGTTAGAGTAATTGTTGCTGCTCCACTTGATGTGGTCATTGCAGCAGGTTGTACTGTGATAGCGAATGAGTTAGCAGCATCTGATACAGAAGCATCATCAGCAGCATCGTCACCTGCTTGAGCAGCAGTACGAGACATAGCAACTATACATTCAGCTTGGTATCTTGTATTACCATCTGAGTCTTGTTTGCCAGATTTAATTGTCCACCAACCAGCACCAGTAATACCTCTTGCTTTGTTTTGAGCAAGTGCAGCTTCGTCAGTGTCAACGAACATAATGTCAGCAGCAGCATATTTATTTGCAGATTTAACCACAGTTGCTACAGCTTGTACACCTGAAAAAGATTGTGCGTTATTTCCTGTGCCAGTTATAGTGATAGCAGTTCCTGCTTCAGCAAGTGTTTTATTTGTTGCAACTTTAATATTAGTTGCATCAACTTTAATTGCGAAGTAAGTTGTACCACCAGTTAATCCAGTAGCATCAGTACCACCACCATTAGCATATATAACAGCATCACCTGTATTTAAGTTATGCGTTCCAGTAGTAAAGGTATCAGTTGCAGTAGTGACAGCAGAAGTAGCAACAGTGTTAGTTGTTGGTGCAGCAATTGTCACACCAGCAGCATCACCTGCTACATATCCGTCTCCTGGATCTGTAATTGTAATTGAAGCAAGAGTAGAACCAGATAATACTGCAGTTCCAGTTGCTTGAGTTCCAGAAGCAGGTGCAGCAATAGCCACAGAAGGAGCAGAACCATATCCACTTCCTAATGTACCTACATTTAATTTTTTAATTTGCCCAACTTCTAGCCAGTTTGGTCGGTTCACATGTGAATCCGAAGTTCCCCATAAAGCCATATTAGTCTCCTATTTTAGATTTAAATTGTTTAAATGATAATGGCATCCCTTTGGCTATTTCAACATCTGGCTCGTCAGCGGACTCTAAGTCTCCACTTTCCACCAGCTTAATGTAGTCTTGGGCAGAGTCTGTAAGATCTTTTACAAGATCCTGGACTTCTGATATAGATAAACCATTAAAGGTTTCAAAACTTTCTGCTGCTTTTTTCAAAGCATATTTTACTTTTCCTACAGATGCTAATCCTTTTTTCATTTTATTAATTGCATTGGTAGCACCAGTGTAGTTATGTCCAGCCATCTTCTTAGCGATGTCGACAGCTTTAGCGATTTCTGCATCGGAGTATTCTCCTTCATCAATCATTTTGTTTTTGTCTTTTTTCTTTTGTGCGTACATTTCACTTTTGTTCACTGATTTTTTAGATTTCGGTTTCATATACTTAGAATGGTCTTCTGTAGTATAAATTTTTAAATCCTCAGTTGGTACTTCTTTTTCAACACCATGTTCGAATTCTACATCATACCAAGAAACAAAGCCATCGTCAGTTGGTACTGCGTGACTTTCATAAACTGGCTTTCCGAATCCCCATACAATATGTTCTACGACAGTAGCACAGTCATGGTCTTTTGAATGACAGTTTTCTCTTTCTTCGTTAGCACTTTGTGCTTTCTTTTTTTCTTTCTCTTTGCGTTTTGCTATATTCGCAGGATGCATAGGATGTTTTACACCATAAGGTGAATTGGGATGTGAATCTTTTTTAGGTCTTCCTCTTAGATCTCTAGGATCGACTTCTTCTTTAGCAGTTTTCTTTGCGTTATCAAAGTCTTTTTCTGAAGGAGCACCTTTCTCACCTTTTTTTCTCATAGGTCTTCCCTCTTTTCGCTTCTTATGAATATTAGCATATAAAGATTCTTTCTTCATCTTCATTGTTCCTTGAGATTGAATCTTTTTCTTTTCAGCTTCTATTTCTTTATCAACCACCATAGTGTTTTGACCCATCTTTTTCATGCGTTGCTTCTTTAGAAGTAGGTCTGAGTATTTTGCATACTTGCCTTCTCCCATAGTTATGCCTTTTGCTTTCTTAAGTTTTGCTTCCGCATCCCTTTTTACTTTGTCAGCTTTCTTTTGCATTTCCTTTGCTCTTTGAGCAGAGGTCATAGGTTTCATCATGTCTTCGTTTTTGACAGCCTTAGAAATAGCTTTGCGTCTTTTGTGTAGGAATTTGTCAGAAGAATCAACATCGCCATCATTATCGATGTCTTTATCTTTACGATCTTTAAACTTCTTTTTCACAGCTTTTGAATTCACTGAATCCAATGCTTCTTGAAATTGTTGATAACTTAATACCTCTGACATGGTGTTCCCCTTTATTTGATAAGTTCGTCTAACTTGGCAACTGCTGCTTTTTGTAGATTACTCATCGGCTTTTCTTCTGCTTCTGGCTCTGCTGGTTTTTCCTCAGCTGGAGTTTCCTCAGCTTTTGGCTCTTCAGCAGGAGTTTCCGCAGGTGCTTCTTGTTCTACAGGTGCTTCAGTTTCCTGAGTAGCTTCTGGAGTTTCATTTTCTACAGCCACTTTCTCATCTTCATTAATCATTTCGTTCTCCTTCATTGTTGAATTTACTATTATTTAGTTCTATTTTACTTTCAAGTTCTCGAATTTTAGCTTCTAATTCCATTACTTTACTTCTTTCTGTCTCATATAGTGAGAGATAATCCATTATTTATCTTCTTTCCCATGACCAATAGACAAATCATCATCGTCATCGTCTAGTAATTCACGCATTTTTTTCTCTCTTTCCTCTTCTTCTTCCAAGAATTTATCTATATCAGTTTCCATACGATGCTTTTCATCAGTCCCTGCCATGAATTGTTTATAAGCAGAGTTGCCCTGATGTATCTCTTTACCATCTACTGTGGTTGTAGTTGGTCTGAATATGATATCTTCTTCATCAAAGTCAGGGATCGGATATGGCATATTGTCATTTTCGATCTTATACTTAATAACTTCAAAGATATCTCTAAGGGTTTTGACCCACATTATCTCAGTATTTTCTATTTGAGCACCAAGCATATCTTCTGCATCCATTATAAGTTCAATAGCATCTAGCGAATCTATATCTAAATCTCTTACTAGGTGTGCATCCATACCACCAGCATCCATTATCTCAGATACCTCTAACTGTTTAATCTCAGCTAGACCTTCAATAATTTTCTTTTCAAATGCTTCTTCTGATAAGAATTTAACATAGTGCACTTGAACAGCTTGTCCTTCAGTAATAGTTAATCTTTTAGATTCATCTATTTCCTGTTTGTTTTCTGTTAGCCATTCTTGAGCACCATCTAAATCGGATTCACCAATCTGTTCAATTGCCCAAGCGACTTTAGTTTGGTCAGTAGTTTTTGCTGTTGCTTCTTTGTACTTCTCATAATCCTCTAGTTGCTTTTCCCTTGTAGGAATAGCCATACCCATAACTCGTTTGAGTACTCCCTCAGGAAGAGGTGCATTAGGATCTGTACTATGGATATTTACACTAGGGTTTGGTGTTGTGGGTTTGGTCAACCCACCTTGCATTTCTTCCTCTAGTTTTTGTTGCTGTGCCAGATGTTGTTCTACATCTGATTCGTTTATAAGTTCATCCCATTGTTCGTCAGTTTCTGGGATATCCACTGGACCATTTTTATCATTCATTTCATAATCTCCACTTGATTAATAATTTTAGTTGTCGACTTTTTTACCTGCTCTCCATTGGTAGCATGACCAATATTTAGCTTTATACTTCGGACCTGGATTGTCGCATCCATGTCTTGCTCTGAAACTCTTTCTTTTTTTAGGATCGTCTCTTTTAATACTTAGGTTGGGATCTCCAAAGCGAACCACGACCACATTACCTTTTGGACCTTTTACATACACTTTAAATTTTTTATTCTTATTTTCTGATGTACGAATAGGATCGTTAAGTGTCACAGTTTTGCCTTGATATTCTGCTTCGCTTATTACTGGAAGTTCCATAGCTTCGCAAACTGCATCTATAGATTCTTCTCTATGTTCTTTAAAAGTTTTCATCTTTTTTTCACCCCACCATATTTCTTACCAGTGGCACCACCATAACCTTTACCACCTCGAGCTCTTTGCCCTACTGTATTCCCTCTGGTTGAACGACCTTTTTGTTTGTTAGTATTAATTCTTCCACCTCTTAAAACAGTTTTGAATTTAGCACCACCAGATTTTCTACTGTGTAGTCTTTTCTTTTCCATCTGTCTTACTTTAGGTGCTAATTTTAGAGCAATCCTTTTTACTACATGACGCATCTTAGCAATTCTTGCTTCAGCTCTTTCTCTTTCACCAACTGATAATTGGTTAGGTGCTTTCTTAAAGAATCTTCTTTTTAATAGCTTAACTGCTAGTCGTCTCGCTCTACTATTTATTACTTGCTGAGATGAGTGTCGACGAAGTGCAATCTTAACAGCTCTTGCTCTCCTTGCCTTTGTTCTTCGTACTCTTACTCTATTTTTAATTCTTTCAGTTCTAGATAATACTTCATTTAATTGTTGTTCTACATCATCGCCCATCCATTCGAAATCTTCCATTTCAACTTCTTCATCTTCGCCTTCTATTTCTATGGCTAGTTCTTCATCATCATAAAGGTCAAATATATCTAACTTACCAGTCATAGGATCTTGTTCAGGATCGAACATACCTACAACTTTGTCTATTTCTTTATCATCTAAGTCATCTAGCATTGCGTCAGCTTTAGGATCTGCTATGAATATTTCTAAGTCATAAGGATCGTCAGACTTTGGTGTTCCTGATTTCTTTTTAATTTTATCAGCTTTTGGTTTATCTTCTTTTTCAGGAGTCATTTCCTGCTCAGTACCTTTAGCAATATCGTTTACTGCATCCTCAGCTTTTTCTTCTTTCATCGAGTGCTTCATATACTCTTGTCTGGCTCTTTTGATTAGCTTATTAATGCCGACCAGATTTTCGCCATGTGCTCTCATTTTAGCTCTTTTGTCCAGCAAATGTTGGAAGGGAAGAGCTTCATCAAGTGATTCTTTTCTTTCTCTTGCTTTGGCAGCAAGATCTTTATCTCTACCACCCCAAGTGCCTTTACCTTTACCGATAAAAGAATTTACTCTAGCAAGTGCCCATTGAATTTGAGTTGCTCCTGGACGATGCCCAGTTTTATATGCAGCCATACCTCTTTTAGCAACTGACATTAATATACCTGCAGGAATACCAGATTTTTCAGCTTTATTTGCTACAGCCTTTTTTAGATTTTCATCTAGATATTCTTCATCTACTTGTTTAAATCTTTCTTCGTCAGAAGTAGCTTTCTTTTTTTCAATCATCTTACCAGTTTCATCTCGCTTCTCAATACCACCAGCGAGTTTTAACATCTTTTTATAATCTTGATAAGACATAATAGACTTGGCTAGATTATAATTGCTATTAGTATCTATCTCATCTACACTTGGTCTTTTTACTTCCCAAATCTTTTCTTCATTAGCACCTTCTTTTCCTGGAAGATTTCTCATTTTTTCTTTACACTTTTTATATTCAGCATAAAGTTCTTCAAACTCTTTTGAACCTTTTTCGCATTTAGACATTTTGTTTTTTGCTTTAGTCATACGCATCATAAGTTCAGTTCTTAATCCTTGTCTTACTTTACGAGTGACATCAGCACCAACACCCATGATACCATCTTTGCCTTCAGACTCTTCATCTACTTTAAATACATGGTACTTTCCACCAACCTTGTCTATCTCGTTTCCTTTTTTAGCATACTTCTTAGCAGACTCTTTATCTCCAAATCTTTTTTCTTTACCTGACTCTGGCTTTCCGTCTTTGCCTTTATAAACAACATTATAATATTCTTCTTTCTTCACTCCAGGTTTGGTTTCTATATTTTTCTTTCGAGCATCTTGAGTTCTAGCACGATCCATCATTTTATCATGCTTCATTTTATCTGCTTCTTTTTCTTTTTTAATTCTTTCTTTGGTAGCTGATACATCTTCAGTTTGATTCCAAAACTTTTCTAGATCGTCTACAGTTTTTAACCATGCTTCCGATTGCATGTCTTCGCTTACAGCTTTCTCTAATTCTTTAGCTTGACCACCATGTGCTTTGCTGGCACCTTTTAGTTTTTTAATTAATTTTTTTACTGTAGGCAAGTCGTCTTTATTTAATTCTTCATCTTTCTTACCATACATCTTTTCATATTTCTTAGTATGTTTAGATTTTTTAGTTTTCTTGAAGTCGCCATCTTTATCTAAATCTCCTGCAGCAGGATCGTATCCTGTAGGATCGTCATCAGATTTTTTAGCATCTCTTTCAAACTCAGCTTTTCTTGCTTTCTTATCTTTATTAGAAACACCTTTATAATATTGGTCAGCTTCATCCATAGGATTTTTTAATCCACGAAGTGGCTCATCTCTACCTGATTTCTTTTTCTTATCTTCTTTATTAGCAACTGCGTCCCAGTTCTTCAATGTATCTTTTAAAGAGTTCATTGATTTACCCATAGGATTAGATACATTTAATTTTTGAGCAGGTCTACGAAGTGAATTGTATTTGTTTAAGATTCCTTCAGATGCTCCTGGAGACATCTTACCTTTAGAGCCATCTCTAAACTCAAAAGTGTAATTGCCTTTTAGATTAATATTTTTTCTTAATTGTAATACGATAGGATCTACACCAGAACCAGAAACTTCATTTACAAACTGCTTGAAGGATTTACTTTCTACAGCAAACTTTCCTTGTCTCATAATAGCTGGTAAATATTGTCTGTCATAATCTATTCCTGCAGTCTTAGCAGTCTGTAGCATTTTGCTTACAATTTCAGCAAACTCAGGAGTGACTCTTTTTGTTCTTAATTTTCTAAGACCAAAGTTTATAAGTTGTGTTGGGTTTGACATCTTCTCAGGATTATCAATACCCATAGAACCAGCAATAATTCTAGCAACTTTAATTCTGTCAGCAGAAGTAAATCTAAATTTATTTTGTGGATCTATTTTAAGATTCTTTTGTTCTTCTAATTCTTTTCTCATATTTGGTTCCTTAGATAGTAAGTCAGCCAAATCAGCATTTATCTTATCTAGATAATCGTGTTTTTCCAACTCACCAATACTATTTAGACTATCTGTAAACTTCATTTTTATGATAGAATCAGCTCCAGCTTCTTCTACTAATGCGAATCCTCTTTCAGCTGCATCTTCTAAAATCTTACAAGATTGGTCGATTAATTTTAAACATGTTAGAGTAGCAACTGGATCTTTATTAGATTCAAATAGTTCTAAAAATTTATCTTTAATTTCGTAATAATTATGTAAGTGTTCAGTTGTGTACCCTTTATAAACTAATTCATCTTCATAGTGATAATCGTTTACAATATTTTTTGCAGATATCTGACGAACTTCGTGTAGCCATTTTTTAGATACATTGCCATCTTCGTCAGATACACTAATATAATTTGCTCCACGATCCATAACTTCGTAGACACCTTTGTCATCTTCTACGACTGAACCAATGTTGAATATTTTTTCTGCTATGTAATCTTCTCTTAATTGAGAAGTTGGTAATACTATTTCTTCTCTAATAGGTGGAAGACCCATACCTTTTCTGACTTCATTAAATAACCTTTTGCTGTCAGCAATAGTCATTCGTCTAGGAACACCCTTTTTAAAGTCAGTAAATTTACCAGAACTAGCAGCAGTTCTCATTTTAGTTGCTGACATTCCCTCAGCCATATCAGAATCAGGATCTCTACGACCTGATGATAAAACTGTTATCTTGTCAAAGTTGTAATCTTTACCATTATATTGGTTAAGCAATCTCTTATACTCAGCAATTCTATCGCTACCAGCGATTAATGTTAGTTCTGTAATCTTGTCTTTAGTATTAAGATGCTTGGCAACTTCTATTATTGTTCTTTGGTTAGGCGACTTCGTTGGCACGAAAGGAGCATTCACACCGAACATTCTCTTCATGTAATAGATCTTGCGTTCTTGTTTTAATGGATTTTTCTTTTTGTCTTCAGTAGCTGTGACATATATTTTGGCAGGACTGCCTTTAGATCGTGCATATTGAGTGACTTTATTGATAAGCAATTCGTGACCTGTTGTTGGAGGATTAAATCTCCCAAATCCGATAACTATTTTTTTGCTAGGCACTTCATTTAGAAGTGTTTTAAAGTCTTTCATTTATGTTTTCCCATCGATTAATAAAGAGCATTTTGCTCGCAATACCTATATTTAGTATCTTACTTATTCCAACCCTTGAGAATTTCTGGAGAAAAATTCAAACGAGAGAACTCTAGTCTATCTACTAATTTTACAGCTTTGCCTGACATCTTGTCAATAGCCACAAATCCTTCAACTCCAGTCACTTTAAACCCATTGCGAGTTCTGACAAAAGTCTTCATAGATCCTATTTGGTTCATCTTGTTGATTAGTGTTTGCTTCGCATCCACCATTAAATTCATCAAAGTAAATATCTCAACGATTTTTTGTTTATCATTTATGAAGAATGCTAATACATTATTCTTCTTTTCTTTCCAAGTCTTCTTACCAGCTTCTGTTTTCTTGCTATCTATTTCTTTCTTGTACTTATTAGCAATATGATGAAACAGTTGTGTCACATGCTGGTTTGGGTTGGTAATTCTTTTTCCTGCTTTTATCTTAGTATTATTAAATGCCTTGATATTAATGAGCAGGTCTTTATTAGCTTGAATACCATTTACAACTTTAGCATCTATCTTTCTAAACTGTCTTCCGATATCTGCAAGTTGCTTAGTAAAATTAGCAGTTTCTCCTGCAGTCATTACACCTTGACCTGAGACATCTTTATAAGTAGCATCGTCAAACCAAACATCGCCACCTAAAATCCCAGGCTGTTTCATTTTCTTAGCAATGTTTTTACCAAACGATGCTCTAAGAGTATCGAATGTATTTCCAGTATATTCAGTATGCCAGACAATACCCATGTGAGCACGACGAATATCATTTGACAATGGAGATATAGCAGGAACAGCATAGACAATAGTATTAGGTTGAAATGTCACCATAGACTGACCATCTATATCTTTTAGTTTTAAATCATTACGACCTGCCCACATTAAGTCTCCTTGAAAGATACCACGATCTGGTAGAATCTTGGGTAAATATCTCAAGCAAATTAATAGCTTTGCTTGTAAGTCCCCAGATGTATCTTTCTTAACATCGGCAGGTGTATAATAAACTTTAGGATCTTTATTGAAGATACCTTTTTTCGCAACAAACTTTTTGCCATTTCTAGGATCTGTACCAGCAAAGATTGCTGGAGCACCATCCCATTTAACAGTAGCATTTACTTTTCCTACAGATTTACCTGCTAACAAGTCACGCATACCTTGCATAAAGTTTATAGCACGACGAGTACCAGCAACTCCCTCATCAAAAATAAGATCTTCAATATGCTCCATGTGAACATTCTTTTGTTCAGTTAGCATTGTCTTAAAACTTTTTACCATTTATTTTTTGTTCCCTAGGAATTTAAAATCATATTCTTCTACACATTCAAGTGCTGGTTCATGTGCCACAGAATACTTACCAATTTGCAAATTTGTACCAGCGATAAATTCACCATTACTCATTTTCATATATAAAATTTCTTCCATTAGTATTGCACCCACTCTTGAGACATTCTTTCTTCATAGATTAAATCCATAAGAACATCTCTTGGTTTTTCTGAATAGTGAAGAACGATCTTTCTAGATATAAGTTCTTTCACAACTTGTTGAAGACTCATGTCAGCAACTTGGTCGCTGACTTGGTCAATTACTATATCGTTTCCTGGATGTGACATTATTCACCCTCCGCATAAGTTAGTTCAGAAGAGAACTGTTCTTTCCAGAACTGTTCAGTTTTAATTTCTTTAGAATTACAAGTTTGCTCAACTTGGTCTAAAGTAATATGACCAGCTTCATGTAAGTCAAGAAGCATATCACCGAATGGCTCTTGGTCATTAGAATTCCATCTAACGATATTCATTTCGTCGACATAAAACCCTGACGAGTTAAGAGCAAACTCTACAGAGTTTGAAGTAGTCGACCACTGGTGATTAAAAAACTCAGATTGTCTTTTATAATCTCTACCAGCGATTCTGATTTCATCAACACCAACTAATTGGTTCTCAAGAGAATTCATAGTTCTTTGATAAGAACCTTTTTCCTCAGTCATTTTTAAAATTGTCATAGTCATATTTACCTCACTTTTTATCAATTTATAATACTATCTTACTATATTTTGAAGCAAAAGTAAAGGATTATTTCACTTTTTTTATACTTTTTTGTTATTAAAAAACAAGGACTTATAATTTAATTACTCGATTTTTTTCAGGATCTTCGTCTCCAGAAGGATCTGCTTTTAAAAGTACTCTAAGATATCTTGGACCTGTATCTATGGCAGTTGTTCCTCTAAACTGAAACTGTACTGTATAGGAATGTCCATTTATCTTTCCCTGCATGTTTATAAAATTATATTTACGAACACCTTTTGCAGCATACCCATAACTGTCTTTGGTAATACCACTAATACTGACTCTATGCCCCAATCCTTTTATGTTTGATAAGTGGTTTACACCTTCTTTAATTTTAGATACGAGTACAATGTCAGGACCAAGTGCTTGTTTAATAATATCAGCAAATCTATTACCTATCAGAGAAAAGTTTTTTGTCTTATTAGTTTTTGCAGCAAACTCTTCACCAAATGCTTCTGCCATTTTATCGCCATCAAAACCAAAAAAGTTATTAATCATAGCACGAGTTTTTTCACTTGGCGATTTAAACAAATCTATTACAGTAGCATTGTAAATATAAAATGACTTAGAAAATTTTAAAGAACAATAATGAGCCACAGCACCTGTGGCATTCAATATATTTACATCAGATACATTACCTTTGCCATTATTTTTTACAGTACATTTTGTTGCTGTAAATAAAGGAGGTCGTCTAGTATTTGCAGCACCAACTGGTTTACATTTCCATCTAGAATTTTGTGGGAGTTTTAATAATTTTACTAATCCTTCGATAGTATCACCATGTTCTAGTTCATTATACTCAGCACCTTTAAACCAATTATCCATATCACGAATAAATGCAGCTTCAAATTTTAAACCACCTACACCTTTTGCAGCCATAGGTTTAAATATTACTGTTTGCTTTTTATCTTCCTGTCCCTTTTTTTCAGCAGGAACCATGACATCAAGTTCAGTTGTCTTTTTTCTTACAGTATATTTTATTTTTTTAGATACAAGATATGTCTCTAGCTTTTCTTGTAGAGTAGTTCTATCTTTATTTCTTATGATGAGCTGAGTGCCCTTGTACTCAAACTTTGAGCCAATCGCAAAACTCTGATTTTCTAGTTCTCTCTGTAGTTCCATAACACTATTTATTATAGCTTTTTAGACCAACCTTTTATTAGGTTATCAACTTTAGAACCCCATTCAGTTTCAAGATATTTACGATTAGTTTCAAGCCAAGCGATTTTACTTTTTACACTTTTAATAGCTTTAAACTCAGCAACAAGATCAAGCCACACAGGATTTTCCCAACGATTTTTCATACAATTTACCTCTCTTAATTAATTAATATATTGATTCTATATTATTTTAAATCAAAAGTAAAGAACTATTTTGCTTTTTTTGCTTTGATGTGTTTCGCTATTTTCTTAGCATATTCAGGCTTTAAGAAGTCTATTCTTGCCCATGGCTCTTTATTATATCCTTCTTCTTCTGCCCATCTCACAAAGTATCCTACTTCTTTACCATGTGCTTCAACTTCCCATGGGGAATCCCAATAGTCCATCTTCTTAGTATTATATGCTTTCTTCTTATAACGAGTTCTAAATCCATCAGAATACTCATACATATCACCAGATGCCCATTGTTTAATATGACACATTTCATGAGCAATAGTTTCTAGCATATGTCTTAACTTAGACTGTTCCTCTACTTGTATCTTAAATTTTTTTGGACGATATAAGTCATCATCAATCCAAGATAATCCCTGGACTTTTTCTTTAATGTATAAGTTCTTTTGAATATAGATGTTTATTGTGACAGATGTTCGGAGTCGAACATCCATGGTTTTTCTTGATACCCAGTGTGCAATGGATCTCACAAGTTTCCTCGTGTCCCTATCGCCACCTCTGACATTGATTATTGCTTTATCTCTGTACCAATTGTTTTTTGCCATCTGCTATATTTAGTTTTTCCAAGATATGATTTATTAGGACTAATTGATCCTCTGAATTGTTATTATTAAACTCCTCTATATAAGGCATGATGTCAAAGTTAGATAATATGTTATTTATCTTGGTTCTCCTCGATTTCAGGAACTTCTCGTCCTGATTGTCTGCTCTGGAGACATGTCTTTCATCTAGGGTACTTGGGTCTGCCTTCATGTAAATTATGCTCATATCGTGTCCCTGAGTAAGCATTTCTGTAAGAAATGAGCCTGAAAACAGTCGATCTCCCTCAAATACGATATTCACTCCCGATGGAGCATAAGAATCTTTAAACCATTCTATTGCCTTTGGCTGTACTGCCATTGACAATCTATCAGTGCCACAGAACATGTGTGCTTCATTGAAATAATCTTTTCCGAGAACAATAGTATTAATGTCTTTACACCACATACCATATAATAGATCTGTAAGTTTTACATCTTCCCATTTATATGGTTTCATCCATTGTTTCATCAATGTTGATTTACCTGTTGCTGGTTCTCCACCAATCGCTATAATCATTATTCTCCTCCAGAGTCAAAGAAATCTTTATGTCTACAATTTTCTTTATCTACTAATTCATGCTGTAATAGTACACATGTGATATCAGGATTTATTCTTTCGATCTCTTTTATTTGTATAGGATCGTCATCAAAATGTATTCCTATTTCTATCTCTCTTTGAACTCTTAACATCTTTATAACATTGCCTTTATGGATACCAGAACCTTTTCTAGTTTTATTTTCAAACCTTGCTGGATTCATAAAGACTTCATTCTTAATACCTTTTGCAGATAGCATAGCAGAAGTTTCATCCCACTCATCTATAGATCTACCTGTAATAATGACATCACTTTTTCCTGGATAAACACCATCGTGCTTACCCATATAGATAACACCATCAATATCAAAAGTATTAATTTTAAAAGGATGCATGCTACTCATAATCAGTTTCACCTTTTTGATAGGTGTATATTAAATTTTTAGCAATAGGATTGTTTACAGTTAATTGTGGTTCAGTCATCTTAGTAAGTTCTCTTCTAGATAAAGCATCACATTCAAACTTAGCATCTTCTGTTTTTAATTGTACAGGTGGAGTCTTTTGCGTCCAAGCACTTGGACCTCTTAAGAAACCAACTATATTCATTTCAGAAGCAACCTTACAGAAACGAATAGCTGATACAACTACACCTCCTGAGTTTGGCGAATCTTGTACTGACATCCTTGCTGACATTTCATATCTAGCACCACCAAAACCATAAGCAACTATATCTAAGTTGGCAATCTTATTATCAGAGCCAACATATGTTCCTCCAGGTTTTTGGAATACTGTTAAACTTGGACCAGCATATAAAGTCATTCCTGCAGTAGATTCATCTCTAACTACATTCTGACCTTTTAAAACATTCTCTTTAGAAATATGTTTAGATTTTAATCTTTCTTTATAAGCCATATTCAAGAAGTCAGTATTTGCTGTTCTTCCTGTTCTAATATTTTCTTGACCTTGTGTAGATCCTGCTGCCATATTCATTTGAATATGTTGCGTCACTTGTAAACCTGAATCCAACATCGCACCCTGTAATACTTCAGATAATCTAGAAGCACCCCATGCCGATCTCATATCAGATCCTACAATAGTAAGATTAGAGTCAATAAACTTTTGTTCTATGACTTTTGTTTTTTCAGTTTCAATAAGTGTTGGAATACAGTTTACGAAATGAACACCAGCAAGTATTGCTGCATCTATATAGAACTCTGTTGCTTTTTCAGAACCAACAGGAAGATAATTTATAATTACATCAACCTTGTGGTTTTTTAATTTAGCAGCAACCTGTCCTTTAGATAAAGCAGTTTCTGCTCCTGTTCTAAATGAAACATTTTCTGGATAGTCAAGCATGTGTGAAGCAACACCATCTAGTTCTGGACTAGAATAAACCATACTGTCTTGTGATACACATGTATAATCTATTTCTTCTACATGATGCATAGCACAGTTTGGTTCTGCTCTTAATGCTTGTGCTAATGGTTTCCCAACTTTCCTAGGATCTACATCGAAGCCACAAACGAATTCGATATCATTTACAGTGTATCCTCCAATATCTGGATACATTAAACCTATTTTATCTTGGGGATTTTGAATATAATATTGTACACCTTCAACTAATGACTTTGCACAATTACCAGTGCCAATGATGGCGACCTTAATTTTTGACATATTGTTTCTCCTTTATATCAGTTTATTAGAGTGTGATATTTGACTGGATCAGAGTAGCACACTTTTCAATATATATAAGAATTCTATACTAGAATTTCTTAAAAGTAAACCTCCAAGCCAACTTTTTCTCCTGCCATTTTTGCTTGATATGCATCAATACATTTGACTGCTTCTTTTTCAAAAGCACCCTTGTTGTAGAACCAATTAGGATCCATTCCAGTTTCCTTATACATATCTGGCATAAATGGATAATCTTCATGGAGATTAATCATCTGACCAGTCTTTTTACATAAATCTCTTAGGGCAAGACTTTCCCTTTTTTTCTGTACGAGTGGATGATGTTTAGCAACAGCATCTTCAAAGAAAGCATCATAGTTCACTATGCCTTCCCATTGTTCTTTTAAAAATGTTCCTCTAGAATAATGGTCACCTGAAGAGTGTCCACCATAATCGCCACCAAGCATTAGTTTCTTATATTGACATAGATGAGATTCTAAAAGAAAATTTGTAAGAACTTTAGAATTTTTATCTGATATAGAATCTTTGGCTTTAGCATAAATATATTTTTCTTCATTATGTACATTTTCCATATCATTACTTGATAGCTTTGCACCTTTGGCTTCAATAAGATTATCCCAACCTTTTAAATAACAAAGACCAGATCTAACACTCCAGTTAGATTTGTCAGTAGCCAACATTGTTTCTGGCTCTAAAGGTACTTCAGCTGTTTCTTTTAATGCTTGACAAAATAACCATGTAGTCATTCTACCATATTTATGTATCTTCTGTGCTTCCTCATACATATTAAAAAAAGATTGACTTGGGTCATCTACTAATTGATTGTCTACCCATGCTTTAATAGAACCATAAGGCATAATCAATTCTTGCATAGATTTTACTTGTTCAGCAATTCTACCTTTATTATATTTTGTATCACGAGCATATCTTTGTTTATCTAAATGCTCAACATTCCATTCTTCTAATTCTTTTATATTAATTTCAAATAGATTTGGGAAGTTCCAATATATTGCCCAAGCCATTTCTGTTTGATAAGTACAACCAAATATTAAAGAGTACCAGAGTTTCTGTTCCTCAGTCATAGGTTTTTGTGTAGGGGATTTATCGCCAGTTGCATCACGATAAGTGTTAGCTGGCATGTAGTGGTCAAGATCGTTATAAGTTAGTCGCCAATCTAACCATAATAAGAATCCTTGTTCTCTATTCTCAGGGAGTCGCCAATCTTTATATTCTTTATCTTTATTATCTGGGTGTAAATATTTCATCGTTTATATAGAGTATCCATACCCCATATGTTTCTGTACTTAACTTCTTCACCTAAGAACATTACTTGCTTATCTCCTGGGACTAAATTTAATTGTTCTTGTAAAGGTTTGAAACCTTGCTCAATAAATTTGGCTCGTTGATTGCTTTCATAATCTGATAGTATTCTATCTGACCAGTGGAACTCTAAAGACATCTGTTTGATACTTTCAGGAATAAACCAATCTGGTTCAAAGATACGATATTCTTCACCCTCAACATCACACTTTAAATGTGTTGGTTGGTAAATATCAAATAATTTTTTTGCTTGTACTGTTGGAACTTTGACTTGATTTTTTCTCATGTTCTTCGCAGCATTACTTTTTGGATTAGTAGTGCCTGAACAAAATTCTTGTTTACTTCCTGTTAGATATAAAGTTATCTCAGGAATATCTTGAGTAGTGACTGCAGCATTAATTAAACAAAATCTTTCATCATGCCCTAGATTCTTTTCACATACTTCAAAATTTTCAGGATGACATTCTACACCAATATATTGTTTTATATTTGTATCAAGTAGCATTCTTCCGAAAGCACCTATGTTCATGCCCCAGTCCATAACTATGGCACCATCAAGATTATCAAAGTTTGAATAATTAGACAGGCATTGATTTACCATATCTTTATCTACATTAAGACCTTTGCCATCAATCTCACGAATGTATGTGTTTTTAAATATTCTATAATCCATTAAAAGAAATCTGCTAGAGAGGAAGATTGACTGTCAGGGTGGTATTGAGAAACCACATCACTTCCTAGTTTACTTTCAAGAAAGTCATACCATTCTTTCTCATCCCACATCCCAGGACTAATACCATTCCAAAGTTTTCTTTGTAGAGGATGTTCTTTATTAGTTCTACGAGCAATAACATAATCTTCACGAGCTCGTTCATAATCCCAGCTTCCTAGTTCTAACATCTTCTCTCTGAAATAACATACGAAAGATATTCGTTCAGCACTTTCATCTTCCATAACCATTGGTGTATTACCATGTATTCCTTCATGATTATTAATTAATAACAAATCTCCAGGACGAATATTAATAGCAACTTTATATTCAGGAAGTATTAGATACCCACCAGAATATTTACCATTATTTGATACGACTGTAAGATTAGAGAATCCTTCATGTAAATCACCAAAGTCTCGATGATAAGCTGTTCTGAAAGTTTTATTAACAGTAGCAGTAGTAAATGGTGTCCCAGGAATAATAAACTTTGAATCTAGTTTATCACATGCTTCCATTTGTTTACCATACCTGACTGGCAATAGTTCTTCAAATCCTTTAGATAATTGTTGTAAGAAAGGGAATCCTTGTTTAAACTTCTCAGGATTATCTCTAGTGAAAGTTGTAGGACGACCAAAAGGAATACGAGGATATCTATCAAAGAATCCTGCGATACCTGAGAAAACTGAATTAGCATAAGAAGTTGTAGATGTTAATTTATCATTTACTCTTGTTGCTTCTGTAATCATTTCATCTCTAGGCAATACTCTTACTTCCTCAACCCAGTTTTCAAATACGAAATCTTCTTCAGCTACTTTCTGTGCCAACCAGACTTTACCACGACTGTCATCGGCAATCTTTTCTCTACCTTTATATTCTTGTCGTATAGCTTCTACAGGATCCGAGCCATCAAGTGTAGCTGATGGTGACATAAAATATTGTAGTAAAGCATTATGATAATTAGTGACCCAATCTCTAGTTCCTAGAGCAACTGTTTTTTCACTACCTGCTGCGAGACCACGATTCTCAGTGGCACCTGCTGCTTCACGCAAACCATTATATGCTTCATCTTGTTGTTCTTGTGTAAACCAATTTTTTCTAAACTTAAATATAATATTGGCTTCAGAGTTTTCTTCACCCATAGGAGTGGGTGCATAAAAGTCGCAATCCCAATCACACAATAATTCATAATCATTTTCGTCCCCAAATAATCCTAGCTTGTCTTCACAATCAAATTTCTTTGGTGCTGTTATTACTTTTGTCATACTTTGAACCCTTCTAAATTCATTCTTTCACCAGCTTCACTTTTGTCGAAAACAGCTCCGACATCTTTTTCTTCTTGCCCTGCGTCCATTATATTAGTTTGTGCTGATGACTCTACATTATATAATCGCATCTTATTCTTATCAACTCCGACCACGAATCTTTTATAATAGTTTGGATCAGAATATCTATTCTTAAGTTGCTTAATCATCCATTGTCCCATATTGTCTAGTTCTTCACTAGCAATAATTGCGAACATTAAGTCAGCAGTTGCTGGTAAACCAAAAGACTCCGAAGTATCTTCAAGACCAACATCTGTATTATTATAACCACCTCTTGTCGTTTGAGTAGCTGATACGAGAGGACAATTATATTCAACTGCCAGTCCTCTAAGTTCTTCGGCAATAGATTTAATGTAAGAATATGTATTTACATTAGATCCCATCTTTAATCTTTGTGAAGCACAGATATTCAAATAGTCAATGAATATAATATCTGGCTTGAAACCTTTTTTCATTTTTAGTTCTTCAAGTAATGCTCTGAAGTGACCAGCATGAGCAGACCCTGTAGGATATTCTTTTACAATTAATTTACCTTTGTTTGTATCTTTAATTTTATTAATTCTTTTACTGAAGATCCCATGGTCAATAACTTTAATTTCATCCATACCCAAGTTCAATAAGTTTGCGTCAATCCTTTCAGATATTTTTTCTTCAGCCATCTCCATAGTAATATAAAGAACATTCATACCCTCAGCCAAAACTGATGAAGCATGATGACACATAAACAAAGATTTACCAACACCTGTACCAGCCATAGCAATGTTAAGAGTTTTTTTACTCAAGCCACCTCTAGTAATAGTATTCAATAAATCAATATCAAACTTAATCTTCTCTTCAACTTTATGATAAAATTCAAACCTGTCGTCAGCATCTTCTAGATAATCATGACCAACAGAATTATCAAAACAAACACCCAAAGCATCCTGCATCATTTTAGGAATAGCATCTTTGGTATGTACTTTATCTCTACCATCAATAATCTTAATAGCATCCATAACAGTATTATATACTGCTCTTTCCTTACACCATTCTTCAGTCTTATCATATAACCAAGTTTCATTTACTGGATTATTTTCTTTTAATTCTGAAACTTTATCTTGAATAGATTTATGGTCGTTTTCAAATAAGTCTTTACGATTAAAGACCTCGTTGGCAATCATGTCTGGATTAGGAACATTATTATATGTAAGGAATAATTTTGTATATTCCTCAAACAATATTCTTTCATTGCGTTCTTCAAAGTATTCAGGCTTGATGAATGGAATCACCTTGCGTGAGAACTCGTCATTATGTAATAGATTATTTAAGATAGTTTCTTCAATACGCATAATTTATATTCTATCTGAAAAAAAGTTAAAAGTCAAGAATCGTCCTGTATCGGCTCAATCTCATCTTGCATTTGTTTGGAATATGTATAGGTCTCTGGCTCAACTGCTTTGATTGCTTCTTTCATTTCATCTTCGCCACCTCTGAAAAGAACTTGCTTCTCAGCCATTTGTTCTTTTATCATAGCCATTAAAAAGTCACCAAGTATTTTTTCAACTTCAACCTTTGGTACTGTCCTATATTTATCTGGACCCTCGATCTCATAATTGTAATCAAGTTTAATAGTTTCATCCTCAGTGGGTTGAAATGCTACTTTACCAAAGGAAACAATCTTATCCTGTAAAATACCCTCTGTGATTTTAAGTTTCATAAACCCTTGTTCGTTGGTTTCTTCTAAGACTTCGTGGGGTAATTGTTCCTGAGCAGTTGCTCGCAACTTGTCAGTATGATAATTTTTAGTTTCCCATTCTTCTTTTGCTTTTAGATAATCCTCTTCCGAGACATAATCATTAGCAGAATGAATAGGTAGATATTCCTTGGGGTTATTCCCCTGAATTATCTCGCTCAACTTCTTTTTCATCTATTTCCTCTAATGTAGATCCACCATACATAAATTTAGTTTTTGTAAAGGCATCTATTTGTTTAAGAACATCTTCAGTAAAATACTTTTCAGGATCGTTGGCGATATGCTTACCGAAAACTTTTTTTCCATCAACAGTAATCCTACCACCAGCAGCATCCCAGATACCTGCTTCAACTGCAAGATCTGTTAGTCCATGATAACGAGAAAGTCCTTTCTCAAAGTTAAGTTTGCATTCTACTTTAGAATTCTCTTTAGTGAATCTAGATTTTTGTGTAGTACATCTAATAATATTTCCGACAACTTCTGTACCATCTTTATCTTTACTCTTACCCAAGAACACGATTGTAGATGCAGCATACTTTAAGCCACCTCCACCACCCATGTCTTTCATAGGAACATAAGATCCGATAACATCGTAAGTATGATTTGTCACAATCATTGGTACATCAAGCTGTGCTAGTTTTAGACTCAATACTCTGAAAGCACCTCTAACTAATTGTGCTCTCGTCATATCACGAGTATCTTTGCCCTCTGCCACATCTGCTACTTCTTTGGTGGTTGAAAGCATACCAAGTGAGTCCAAACAAAATAGGATTGGCTTCCTAGCTGGTTCTGGTACATTTTTATGGTTTTCAAGTATTCGCACAGCTTGAGTACGAAACTCCTGAATAGTAGTGACAGGAACAATCACGAACCTGTTAGAATCAATATCTCTATCTTCGAGGATCTGCTTAGTAAGAGCACCCTCTGTTTCAAAATATATAACACCTGCTTCTTTATCCATGTCTAGAAAGTTTTTAGCAACTCCTAGAGCAAAGAATGTTTTTCCTGTAGAACTTTCACCAGCAAGGGCAGTGACCTTGTTTCCTGGGAGTCCACCATATATAGATCCACTTAATAAAGCATTAAATGCGTAAGACCCTGTGTCAACAAAGTGAACATCAGAGTCTAAAGCATTTTCCGCAAGTCCTGCGTACTCATTATCAAGATTATCTATAAGGTCGTTTAAATAACCAACCATATATTATTCTCCTATTAAATTAAACTTCATTCTTAGTCGGCTCAACAATAACTGGCTCTAATTTATTCATTTGAATATTAGGTGCCAATCTATTTTTGTTTTCCGACCATTTCAATCCAACATATACTCTATACAAACCATCGGCTGTAATGAATACATCTTTATTCCATTCTTCGTATCCTGGAAGAGAAGTTGGTGAAATAATATTATTTGTTTGAGAGGTAGATCTTTCAATCATTAGATCCTCTCCTTCACCAGATCCTTCTTCTTTATATATAGATTCATTTTGAGTGATTCTACCATTTACTTGGTCAGCTAAATCCGACTTCGCAATAGTAGTAGCTTTATCTAGAGCAAACTGTAAGTCATAAGATACAGAAGAACCAACACCATAAATGTATTCGTTAGCATCCCTGTTTCTAATTATGCCTTTTTTAACATCGTGGTCTAAGTACCAAGTCGGCACTTTATTTAGAACACCATCTCTATTAGCTTCTTGAGTTATCTTAGTTGTCGAACACGCACTCACAAATAAAGCGAGCATTCCAACTAAGATTATTGTTTTAAAATTTTGAAACGATGACATGGTAAACCTCCTTCACGATTTCAATTATGTTATTAGCAATATCAGGATAAAAATAAGTGAGAGCAATCCCGATACTGATTCCAATAATATATTTCATTATATAATTATCTCCTAGTTCATTTCAGTAATTACTTTAACAAAAACAGAATACATCATCAGTTGTGCAGCTTCATATAGTAAGGCATCAGTTGCGTTAGCATCTGGGTCAAACTTTTGATGTCCCATTTTAGTCTCTTCCTTACAAGTAGTCGTCTGTATCTCAGATACGATAATACCATTCTGTACGATTTGAGTTGTCTCAGTTGTACAGTTTGGACCATATACCTTTGTCAGAGGAGCAGTGTAAGCTGGAGGAGAACACATAGTTATCCCCAGAAAGACCATTAATGTAATTACTTTATTCATTATCAGTAATATTACTTGAAAAAAACTTAAAAGTAAACCAGTGGTAAGTCATTGAAATTAAAAGAAATCCTCCAAACTCGCTGTTTCTTTGACCTTCCAGCGAAGCGATTGTACCAATATCTCTAGTGGATCGAGGAATACTTTCTCGAACATAAGGTCATAATCAGCATATTTATGTATATCAAACTCCTTAGGAATAACATCTAGAAAGGATATAACATTCTCCCTCATGGTATTTGGTTTCTTAAGATATACAAACTTAATCTTTTCACCCTCTTTTATCGTGTTATATCTGAGAGTAATATTCTTTTCTTTTAGATAATGATTATATAATAAAGCACCTCTAACATGAATAGGAGTTGCCTTGCGATATATCATTGAAGAATCTTTATATTGTTTCAAACCATTTACAGATCTAGGAAAAGCAATATCTTCAACAGGAAGTCCATTGAAATGCGTTCTAGCTTTTTCAATAAAGGCATATAAATCAGATTGAGTTCCACGAAGAACAGTTGGTAATACCTCTTTCAATAATTCACGAACAGCATGTGGTGTAGAAGATTTAATCATCTCTAGACCCATAATCTTCATCTTAGGTTTTTTATAAGATACACCCTCAGAATTATATACTGAAAGAACATATCTTTTCTTGGCAGTCCATAAACCTTTATCAGCTAGAACTTCCCTTTCCATTACCATCTTGTTGGCAAAGGCATTCTGTCTTGTAGCAAGTTCAGCATATTGTTCATTTATATATGGCATAAATTTTTCATTACATATTGTGTCTAGGAACTTAATAGTTTTATTTATGTCAGATTGTTTTTCTCCCATAACTTTATCTACAAGTTTTTCGAATGTCACATATATAGAATCTGTATCAACAGCTATAATATAATCTTCATCTTTCGTACCTATTATCTTATTAAGATAATCATTCATTCTATCGTGAATCCAACGAATAGATAATTGACCAGAAGTAGTAATAGCTTCAGCCATCTTTAAATCAAAATATCTAAAGTACTGGTTGCCGAGTGCACCATAAGCAGAGTTAAGAGCAATCTTCATTCCCATCTGATAATTGTTTTTACTTGAGATAACTTTTAATTGTCTAGGATCGTTTTCATCTTCATATAATTGTCGTGCTTGAAGCATTTCTTTTTTAGCAATCTTTCTTTGATTATAGAAGTCTTCCATAATAGATGGGAATACACCTCTAAAGTCTTTTCTATATTGAGAACCATTTGCAGCAACAGCATAATCAGATTCTTGAGCAGGATGTTTAAGATAATGGTCAACACCTTTCTCAACTGATTCTTGTTGTAGTGTTTCAGGGGAGATATTATATTGCATAATTAAATGCGGATATAGTGAGTTCAAGTCAAAGGAAGCGACCCATTTATGTAAACCAACTATCGGATCTTTTACGAATGCTCCTTCAAATTTGGCAGATTTATCTTGGTTTGACTTTGGTGGTATTACGACATTTACTTTCATCAGATAATTGTGAACAATCATATCCCACATACGAACCTGAGAAAATACATCATCATAATTAATCTTAGCATTATATGCCATAGTTAGTTGAAGTTCAATCAGCTTCATCTTATCTTCTAGTCTGTCAACCAATCTGGTATCAACGACATTATAATCAACAAATTTATTCCAATCGTTTTTATAAAACTCTGAGAATGTTGCGTACTCACTATGGTCAAGTTTCTTTTCACCAAGTTCAACGAATGCTATGTTATCTAAACGATAAGATTCCTGAGCAGTATATGTATATTTCTTATAGAGGTCAAGATAGTCAAGTTGAGCAATACCTGCGATTGCTATGGCGAACTCTTTATTACCTTTTACAAATATCTCTCGTTCATGTACAATCTTCCAAGGGGATAATCTACGAGCATGGTCTTCACCAATTACATGACACATTCTTCGCCATAAATATGCGAGGTCAAAAAACTGAGAGTTCCATCCAGTAATAACATCTGGATAATTTAATATCCAATAGTCTAGGAATTTATTAAAGAGAATCTTTTCATCTCTACAATATACATATCGCCAATTATTATGTTGCTGTGCATCACCTGTATATTCTTTAGTTCCGAAAGTGACAGTTTCTTTGGTATGGTTATCTTGTAAAGTAATTAAAAGAAGTTTCTCGTTGGCTCTTTCAATATTAGGGAATCCTTCTTCAGCTTCAGTTTCAATATCAATAGACCAAATCTTAATAAGATCTTTATCCCATTCAATATCATTTTTAAACTCGTCATGCATATATTGATAATGCCATTGAGTCTGACCATGAACATCCATGACTTCTTGGTATTGTTGAACAAAAGATTTTGCATCTCTTATATTAGCTTGTTGGATTTTATAGGCAGGTTGCCCTTTGAGAGTTTTGTATGGTGTTTCGCCTTTACCTCTCGTCACCCATACACTGGGTTTGAAAGGTATTTTTTCTGCTCGTCTTTTACCACCAGAAACATATCTGACTAGTAATTGATTGCCATGTGGGTGAACATTTGTATAAAACTTCATTAATACAACTCTACTCTTTTATTTGTTAAAAGTAAAGTTATACAATTAATTTCTTCTCTGGCATCACCAATCCTGAAGGATTGCCCCAGATTCGTTCATACTCATCTTTTAATTGTTCGGTTGGTGTCACAACAGATTGTACTGCTGTCTTATAAAACATAATTGAATATTCTGGATTTCCATAAGGACAATATGGTGCAAGACCAACTTGTTGTTTTGTAGGATCCGATCCTGGATCAGTCACCAGCATACTCGGCATTTTAGTTTCATAAGTCTCGGTGTCAGTAGCCACTATTTCAGCAACTATAATTTCACCAGAGGTCATCATTAATAATTTAATTTGTTTATCACTCATAATATCTCCATGTTAAAGTGGTGCTCCCCACCATCGGGTGGGGAGTCTTGTTAATTTACTTAATGTCTATGACTTTAAGTTTTTTTTCTTCAGGAATAATCCTTTCAAGTTCGACAGAAAGCATTCCGTCTTTCATCTTAGCACCTTTGACTATTACATCATCAGCAACTGTAAATGTACGAGTGAAGTTTCTCTTAGAGATTCCTCTATGTACATACTCATCGTCAGCATCATCATCATTAGGAACTGACTTAACTGTCAGAACATTTTCCTGATGTTCAACTGCAATATCTTTTTTAGAAAATCCAGCCACAGCCATTTCAATAACGAATTCCTCTTCCGAGACTTTCCTTATATTGTATGGTGGGTAGCTTTCTTGTTTGTGGATGGCATTGACATTATCTATTTGATTAAATAGGTTATCAAAACCGACTGAAAATGGTCTTAGTTGAGACCACATGTTTATATGTGCGTTCATTTAGTTTCCTCCTTTATGAAGCGAGTTGTTTAAACGAGAACCCATTATGGCATTCTCTATATAATATATAGGTATCATTTTCAAAATTTCAAGTCTTTTTGTGAAAATATCTTAAGAAACTCTCACGAATAGTGCTGGTACTTTAAACCAGTCGGCACTTGCTGGATCATATGAAACAGCTTGTTGTGGACCCATGTTTTTCCAAGTAGAAGAACCTGTCGAATCTACTTGTGACCAATCATTCAAACCACCTGAGTCTCCAGGATTTAAACCTGAAGCTGATGCTGGTGGAGCAAAGTTTCCTTGATATCCTGGACCCAAGTTAGTAGTAGATAATGTTCCAGAGTGATACCAAAGTTTGTCTCCTGATACAGTACCACCAACAGCAATAGCATAAATGTTAGTTCCTGCTGTGCTGTCAAATACATACCACATTCCATAAGTTTGGTTTGCTCCGAGTGTTGTGCTTGGTAAATTAGTTGCATTAGTAGCAGTTGTGGCAGTGGTTGCTGTAAGAGCATTCCCTGTTGTATCCGCATCTATAGAAGATGGTAATCTAGCTTTATTTAAAGTTCCCGATGCAATATTAGTTGCATTAGTTGTATCAGTAGTTGCCGATGCTGCCAGTGAAGAAGTATCTGCTTTCGCATTTATTTGCGTTTGAGCATTAGATGATAGTGTATTAATATGTTGGAACTCTGTGTCAGTCACAGTTCCATCAGCTATCTTAGTAGCATCAATTGCAGCAGATGCTTTTATGTTAGCATCTTCAAGATTTGTAATAGAGTTGCCAGTACCATCAGCATCAATAGTTTTATTTGTTAGAGTAGTAGTAGATGCAGCAGTTAGATACCCAGCATTATTAGTAAACATATCAACATTACCAGCTTTATTGGTAAGTGTGTCAGATGAAGATGCAGTAATATATCCACTATTATTAGTGAACATTGAAATATTACCAGTCTTATTAGTAAGAGCATCAGAAGATGATGCTGTTATGAAAGTTGATAGGTCGGCAGGAGTGTTAGTAAATACACCTGTGACATTATTAAATGCTAGAGATCCTCCACCTGATGCTGAAGCATTAATCGCTGATAAGTCAGTATATAAGATACCAGCTGTATCGGATCCAGGTTGCCATTCACTAGCAGAAGCATTGTATTTTAATACTTGCCCATTAGAAACACCAGTCGTATCAACATCACCTAGTGATGCCAATGTCACATTTGCACCTTGCAGTGCAGATACTAAGTTTCCATATGTAATATGTTTTGTAGTAGATTCAGAAGTGTCAACAACCAGTAATTTGTCTATAGACTCTGGAGTCGCTAATACTGGTAATTCACTAATTTTTGCGTCAGCCATTTAAACTCCTTATTTTTTCTTGCCAATATTATATTTAGGCACTAATTCCCAAGAAGATTTATCTTTATGGGATAAAACTTTTATCTGAGACAAGGATGCTTTTGGCTCTGCTTGCTCAGATTTAACAATTTTTAAGAGCTCCCAATCCTGTAGTAATACAGCTATCGTGTTTCTTCGCTCTATATCGTTATTAGCAATATTAGATTCTTTACCATCTAATGCGAATAGTTCTTTGAAGTGTACTATGAAATACTTGCCTTGTTTATGAAGTATATGGCAAGACTGGAATAATTTATTTTCTGTTCGGGAAGATATCCCGATTCTTGTAAGGGTTTCTCTCACTTTCAGAAAGTTATCTGGTTCTGGCAGAGTCACTTCTAACATAGACTCTGGAGACCAATCGTAATGTATCATCTCAACTGACATTTTTATTTACCACCTTTATTTAATTTTTGTTCAATAATGCTCATCTGGTCAGTTGTTAATATATCCATCACCTGACGAGCCTTTTCTGGAGAATATCCATAATATTCCATAACCAGTTTTAAGGACTCGGTCTGTTTATCTTGCTTATGCCACTTCGAAAACCTTTTGCCTTTTTCAATAGTATTTAGTAAAAAATAGTATTGCCAAGACCTTGGGATATCATGATAGCGATTCATCATGTTTGCCTGCATGATTGTATCAGGATAATATCCTAGTCCACGATTGACAATAAAGGGTGCATAATCCTTTTCGGCAAGTGGATTATCCTTAAATAAATCCTTCTTGTCGTTGGTGATATTGTTTATGTAGAGAAATGGATTTGCCATTATTTAAACTTACAGGATGCCATTATCTCTGTAAGTGCTGCCATTTTATTAAGTTCATGGTCAGCGACAAATGCTGCTTTGTATTGATAGTCAGCCAATATCAATACCAGCTGTGGTACTGAGTCTGGCTTTAATTTTGCATTAGCATTATTAAATAAATCAGAAAATAATTGGGTTGTTTCAATATCACTATTTTTAGTGACCCACTTACGAACATCTTTGAAGTTTTTGTCTTTAAGTAATAGGAATAGATTATTCCAAGACTCGTCACTTACATTAGTCATGACACCAGAATCTATAATACCAGATACTGAATATCTTTGTAGTTCGTTTAATACTCTACGAAAGTCAGGAAAATGTTTTTGTATAAGTTCAATAACAGCTTTCTGCTCAAACTTAATATCCTCTCCCTTTAGAATGCCCTCTACCCTGTTATAAAAGGAAGTAGCAACTGCTGGTTTATCCTTAGCAGTAGTTCTAAACTCTATAACAGCACATCTAGAATGAAGTGGCTCAATAATCCTGTTCTTAAAATTACATGTGAATATAAATCGACAGTTCCCTGAGAACTCCTCGATAAATGCTCTAAGTGCTGGCTGAGTACTGTTTGGATTCAGATAATCTGCTTCATCAAGAATAACAATTTTCTTTGAGTCTGTTAGGGAAACAGACGAAGCAAAGTTTTTGATTTTTGTTCGTATCACATCAATGCCAGATTCCTCTGAACCATTAATAAACAGATACTCAGCACCGACTTCATTGCAGAGTGCTTTCGCCACTGTAGTCTTACCTACACCAGCAGTACCACAGAACAGAAAGTTCGGCAGTTGCCCACTTGCAATAAACTCTTTAAATGTATCCTTTAATGATTCGGTAAGGACGCATTCATCAATAGTTTGTGGTCGATATTTTTCAACCCACAGAAATTGGTTTTCCATAATATAAATTCCATTAATAATTAAAAGTCAAAAGTAGAATCAGCTTCAACTGCGATGAAATAAGTCAAGTCATTCATCTTAGAAGCAAACTTCGAGATTCTCTTTTTAGATATAGTGACTTCATAATCACCATCTAACATCTTAAAATTATCGATCCTGAAATTAACTTTAAAGTCTTTATCAGTATCACCTAGAATAGCATCCCAGGAATTAGATGTAGCATTCTTCTTATCAGCTACGACAACAGATAGTTTACCATCTGAACCAATGATACTAATATCATTAGATCTTAAAACAGATGATGTCTTCATAATCATATCGTACATGCTACGAGGAAGATCGAATTTAATATCTTCATCTACAGGCAAAGCATCTTTGGTAGGCGATGCCAACACAGATGGATCTGCAGCATAATATTTTACTTTAGATTTACCATTTGCCACAGTGACAAACTTCTCATCAAAGTTAAGTTCGGGATCTGCGTCAAACAGACTGTACACACCCAAGAACTCATTTAAGTCATAGATTCCAAACTCTCTATCAAAACTTTCTTTGACAGAAGTGGAAGCCATAACATTTTTTTGTGCAGAGATAGTTGATAAACGATCTCCAGCTTTTATTAGAATATTGCCATTTATGGTAGCAAAGTTCTTAAGGACACTCAATGTTTCTTTCGAAATTTTCATAATAATTATTTCTCCTTGTTAGTTTTATCATGTTGATGTAATGCCATCAATGCATAGTGAAGTATTTTAAATATGTCAGATCGATTAAATCCATCTTTCTTACCATACCTTTGGGCATACTTCAGTACATTGCCCATAAAGAATCCCATACCATGACCACAATCAATTATAAACTCACTTGCTTGAAAAGAGTTTTTTGAATAGTGACCACCATAGGTCTTATCAATATATTTTTTAAATTCATTTATTAGTTCGTCTTCAGAAAATTTATAGGGGATCTCATCTTTTTTATTCATATTATCAATCTTATATTAAAAAAACTTAAAAGTAAAGTGGCGAACTCAACAGGACTCGAACCTGTAATACAAGTTTAGAAGACTAGTGTGATATCCAGTTTCACCATGAGTCCTACCACTCTAATAGCAAAAGGGAAGGAGATGGCAGTCCTTCCCTTTCTATCATCAGCTATCGTCAGTCAATAACAGATGAATTCCTCAAGTCAGGAACTGAAGTGCCATCTTCTTTAGTAGTTTCGATATTAATACCGAAGTCCTTCAGTTCCTGGACAAAGTCCACATCTTCCTCGTCTTTTATGACAAACTTTGGTGCTGGTAAACGAGAAACTCTAATATCATCTGCTTCACGAATCGCCATTTCAGGATCCGCATTTGGAGCAGGAAAGAAATAGATGCCTTTGTCGATCTTGTTAATCTTATAATTCCAGTTAGGTGTGCCAATTTTAGGAAAGGATTTATCAGCTTCATGTTTTGCTTTCAGCTTAACAATTCCTTCAGTACATTGTTCCAATGTTATTGCACCACCAGATGAGAGGTCTGGGTAGATCTCTATCATGTTATCTACCCACCTCTTTTGGAACTTTGTTAGTGAATAATATTCAACTAAGTCTGACATTATATACCCTCCGATTCAGATGTATATGGATTTCTATCTTCTTCAACCTCTGCTGCTTCAGGAAGTAAATCTTCCCCAGCAGAGATCTTAGAGTAAAGATCTAAGAAAGCCATTTTAGTGACTTCATCAAATCTATTCAAGCACAGCTCAATCGCTTTAGCTTCTTTTTTGAAGATAGAGAATGCTCTCACAATGTGAGTCAATCTTCTAGTCGTAATGTTTTCATCACAACCACCATCATCAAAAGTCTTACGAACAACCTCTGCCCACTTAACTAAGTTAGAAGCAAAGTCACCAGAGTCTTTACACTCATAATGGTTAAGAAGATTTTCAACAATCTTCAACTCTGTTTTTTGGTTAGGATAAGGTTGGTTGAAAGTGACAGCAAATCTTTCTAAGAATGCTTCATTAAGAACATTAGTCCCGATGTATCTACCATCATCAGATCCTTTACCTTTAGTGTTTGCAGTAGCAAAGATGTTAAATCCTTTAGCAGGAGTTATCATTTCATTTTTTAGTTTGAAATAAAATGGTTTTCCTTCAAGGATAGGTTGTAAACAAAGTAGAGTATTTGCTCCACCAGCATCAATCTCATCAAGAAGAAGTGGAATACCAAATCTCATTGCGATAACAACTGGACCTTCAACAATCTCAACATTACCATCAACCAAAGTTTTAGAACCAATCAATTGGTCTTCATCAGTCATAGTATTAAGATTGACACGAATAAGAGGTTTTTTCTGCTTAGCACAGATTTGCTCAATAGTCGTAGATTTACCATTACCAGTTGGACCAGCAATGTAAGAAGGATAGAACATACCAGATCTAACAATATGATTTAGATCGGTGTAGTTTCCGAAAGCAACATAGTTAGGATCCACAGCTGGGATTAAACTATCTCTATCCACAGTAGAAGATAAAGCAGAAGATTTCAAAGGAACCACTTTTGGTGGCACTTCAGTTTCAGCTACAGTATTTGCTACTGGTTTTGTTATAGAACCTCCAGGAATTACATAGAGTGCTGGGGAAGCACCTGCAACTTTGTTTTCCCAGACTATGCCTGGAACTGGAGTACCTGACTTTCTAACAGCCAGAACCTGTGCTTGAGTCATTTCTTGACTCACTGCAACTTCAGGAAAGAGCTCGTATGCTTTTTCAATAAATGCAGTTTGTTTTGATAAGTTTGTCATAATATAATTTTACCTCGCTTTTTTAATTATCAATACAAGTATTCTACTAAATTTTGACCCAAAAGTAAAGCATTATTTCACTTTTTTTTAGTTTATTTTGTTATTAAAAAACAATGACTTATAACCTTTATTTGCTTTCAGCCAAAAAATTATTGAAAGATATCTGTCCAGATGGCTCTTTCCAGGTCCCATCAGTGTTATAATGGACAGGCATTTCTTTAGTTTTATCATATTCTAAAATAGTCTTTTTAATATGATATCCTTCTTCATTCTTCATACTCATAAATTTATGAAGCACTTTATTATTTGGATCTACTCTCCAAAGTTCGATGGCAAGATAATCTATAACCTTTTCATCCATACTAGTTTTCAAATGTTTTCCCATAATATATTTCTCCTTTGTTAATGGTAGTGTTTTATTACACCTGCTATAATAAAGAAGCAGGTAATAATCTCTAAATAAAATTTAAACTTTTTCATTGTCTCAACTTAGTAGTTAAATAAATCAAAGTCTTCTTTATAAAGATCTTCAATTAAAGTTTTGCCAGCATCAATATATTCACTATCACTATGCTCTGGCATTCTAGTGGTAGTATTGAGATGAACATCATAGTTTTCATCTTCAATCTTTTTTGCGACTACATTAGATTTAATCCATAAGTTTTGTTGTAGCCATGGGCGATATACAAAATATTCATCCATCTCTTTATTTGCTTTTCCTATAATCTCTAACCAACGACAATAGTTTTCTGTATTAGGATCTTTAGTAAGAATGTTTAATTTATTAAAAAGCATTTTATCAAACTTACTTGGATTCTTCATAAAGAGTTCTGTAGCATTTAATCCTATCGTTTGTTTATGTTCACTAATTTGAAATTCAATTCTATCAGGCGATATATATTTCTGTGGCATATATTGAAGTTCATAATAAAACAAATACATAGATAACATTCTATTATGTGGATTTCTTACATGCGTATAGATACAATCATAATCTTTATACATTTCATCATAAGGACTATGTTTTCCTGTTGGTACTTCTTGAAACTCATCGCCATACTTTTCAATCAAACTATATTTCTCAGTTGTCCCACCTGTCTTAGGAATGTGAATGTAATAAACTTTTTTTGGAACTATGTATGTCATTCTACCCAATCAACTTTAATTTTTTTTCTCGGTGCTTTTGGTGGAAGATAACTTTTAAAAGTTTCAATCCATTTTTCTTTTGGTCTTGTGAAAGAATACATATACAGTCCTCGTTCATTTGGCATATATCTATATAATTCATCATCATGAATATATTGTAGTTTTAATTCTTTTCGTTTATTCATCATATAGGCATCCATCATAAAGATAATATCTTCACCAACTTTAAGATCTTCTTTAAATTTTAATTTATGATACGATCCTTTATGAAAGCCAATCAATCTATTTAATGTACCTTTCTCATTCTTAGGATGCTGATAAAATTTATTTACCATTTCTTCCATCTCAAGCATTGTAGCAATCCATGTATCAGGTCTTTTAAATTCTTCTTCTAGTTCTCCCATTATCTTTTGTGCTAGTACTGTACCATCTGCTTTTAAAGTTTCTCCTTGCCATTCCATTTTACCACCAGAAGTAAATAAGAAGTCACCTGTAAATTGTTTTTTAAATAGTTTGGGCATAGTATCACCCCAAACATCATCGCCATCTATCATAAAACAATAGTCAAAAAATCTTAAATTAGTATCCATACCAAAGTGTTGCATCATTCTATTTTTACCAAGTCCTGGCATACCATTAGATACACTAGAGGAAAAATAATGGCATTTATCTTTTACTGCATTCTTCATCAGGTCAATATGAAAGTTATCATTAGAATTATCATGTACCCATATAGGATATCCTTGACATGACTCCATACATCGTAATACATCAAATTTTGTTTGATGCGTACTTGTTAAAATTCCAATGACTGCTCTATGACCTGAATACATTAAGTTTTTCCTGAGCAAAGAAATAAAGGAATACCACCATTGTGTTGCCACTGTTGAGTACTGCCTTGAGTTTTCGCAATTGCATATGCTTCTTTTTTAGTATCGCAATATACAATAATTTTATTTTGTATGTCACCACCATTTTCAATTACTTGAAATTTTTTACCAAGTCTTTTTACATGGTATCTTAATTTTTTAGATGGTGGTGGGGTTTTCTCTTTTCTCATAATGTTGTGCCATGTCCTTCCTTTTTAGCATTTATTAAGAGGTTTGCTCGGCTTTGAACCCACTCGTCTTTGAGAGGTAAATGATGACCAGTGGATCCATCCCACCGAGCAAATGCTTCGTCATAGAAATCTATGGTACAAAGCAGGGGATTATCGTTTTGCAACGATGTAAGTTCGTCAGCCCATTTCTGCCAAGTATGGTCATCGACTATACTTTCATCCATCTCATAATATATGCAGGAATGAACTAACATCTGACTTCTTCTTTGTTTAATCTTTTCTTTTAACTTTTGCGATTCTTCGTTAGTAGTGTCTATCGGTAAAGCCATTGCATCATCTCCCATGGTTCATGTTGACTGCCATATGGACTTAACCATATAATCATACCCACCGCAAACATTGCGATCGCTAATCCTAAGATTAAAGGTTTTAAATCATTCATCATTATGCTACCCTTTCTACGAATGTACTCATTAATACTTTCGATTGTCTATTTTGTTTTAGACCTTTAGAGAACTGCCTAGCAATCTGGGCAGCAGACTTTTGACCATCGATAGAAATCTCAGCATTTGCTGGATTAAGTTTTTTAATATCAAGAAAGAACATCTCGTCACGACCAGTTCCTTCAGAGAAAGATGCCCAGCCATTATTTCTACGAATAAGAACTCTAGAAGCATCTCTATCAAATCTATCAGAGTCTTTGATATTATATCTAGCGAACTCACCAATTCCTTGTTGAGTATTTCTACCAAGGAAATAACCAATAGTAGAAGCACCATATCTTGTTTTAATCATATCAAGATATGCATAGTCATAAGGAGAGCCACCCATTTCATGTTTGTCAGAGACTTTATAATGTTTCTTAGTCACAGGATCTACAAGAGTATCAACTCGTTTCACACTCCATTTGGTTTCAACACCCATGTTTCTTAGTTTCTCATGGTTGCATTGCATACCTCTAGACCATCCTGCTCCATCAGTCAAAGTTATAAAGTTCATTTTATCAATATTATGTTTTTTGACAAATCTACCAGTATAACCAACAGCAACTTCAAGTGCTTCACTCAAAGGAGTACCAGATAATGCTAACTCACGAGAGTAATGCCATACATGAGAGTGTAGCATATAACACATACAATCAAAATCTTTTTGGTTCATATCATTAGTAAGAAGCTGGTAATACCACATTTCTTGTCTTTGCATGTAAGCAGTATTTTCTTCTCTTAGTTTTTCAGCAAACTTTCTCATGATATCTTTTTTACCTTCAGTCAAAGGATCTTTTTCATTATAAGAATTATCATGATTAGAGAAAGCAAGAACTTCAAAAGGAATATTTACTTTACGACAGAAAGTAGATAATACAATTACTTGCCTGATAGTATCTCTCATAATAGAGTGCATAGAACCAGACCAGTCAACCACCATAATGAAACCATGATTTTTATCATCAGAACATACTTGTATTCTTTTAAATAAATCTTCAGACAGTTTATAGTTATATAATTTGTTAGCATTTAACTGACCAGACTTAGCAGTTTCAGTACGAGCATATCTTTGAGCAGATTTTTTCATCTCAAACTCTTTTACCATATAATCAATATCAGACTTAATATTGTTCATGAAGTTATCATAATCTTCTTTATAGTAAGCACCAGATGTAGCACCAAGATAAGGTCGGCACTCATCATATCTGTCAAACATATAGATATAATCGTAATGACCTTTATCATTTATAACATGGTCATCACCATTGATTCTATCAAGAACAGATTGTTTAGTGACACACTCAGGATCGTTAGCATCAACTGGGTCACCCCACTTATCAGTAGGCTGTCCTTCAGGAATCTTAGTAAGCATATCTAAGATTTGCTTGTAAGTAATAATAGGATCTGTACCATAAGGATATTCAGGAACATCAAGAGTTCTAAAAATTTTATTATCAAGTTGAGCATGGTCTTCCATACTTTTATCAAGAGCATCCTGAGTAGCTGATTCTAATTCTCTCTCATCAAAAGTTGGAGGAGTTTCTTCAGCTTGATGCTCACCAGCTCCAGATCTAGACTTAGTATCTTCTTCATCTTTAGCAACAGTCTCTTCTTCATCATCATTTTCTGGAGCATCGCCTTCTTCATATTCATCATCATCAAAATCATCAGACTCTTGCTCTTCCATTTCTTCTTCATTATCTAAATCATCAAGATCGTTTTGTGCTTCTTGATATTGTTCAGCTTTTTTCTCTTCTTCTTTTTTCTTTTTATCACGAGCATACTCGGCTAACTCTTTAGCAAGTGCCACAACCTCATCAAAGTTTTTACAAGAATCAACTCTAGAAGCAATTGCAAATTCTTCTTTAGAAAATTTGATACCAGACTTAAGACCGATTTTAAAATAAAGATTAATTTTATCAATTAAGTTGAGAGAGTTTACATCTTTATCACCAATCTGAAAGAAGTCATTATCAGCAAGAAGTTTGTACCCAGCAATAAAGTCAGTACGCAATCCAGGATATTGTTTTTGAATTAGTTTTTCAATACGAACATCTTCAATAACATTAGCATAATTTTTTACTAGTTTATCATCAAATGCTTTATCATTCATAATTTTTTTAGCAGGAGTATGTAGAGCATGACCGACCTCATGACCAATCATAAGATTTTCTACATTTTCATCTAAGTTTACGAATGTTGGTAGAGTCAATGTTCTACCCACTACATCGAATGATGCAGTTGGAACTTTAGCACGAACGACATGGACATCCTCGGTGCTAAGTAATTTTGCTAATACATCTTTTGAATTATTCACGATTTACCTCTCAATTAATTATTCAATACAAGTATTCTACTAAATTTTGATGCAAAAGTAAAGCATTATTTCACCTTTTTTTATACTTTTTTGTTATATAAAAACAAGGACTTATAACTAGGGATTGAAATTTCCTCTAATTACTTGAGTTGTTCTTCCTCTTTTTGCGTCTTTTTTTAGTTTTTTAATTGCTCTTTTTAATTTCTCTCTCGAGACTCGTTGAGTAAAGTCTATCCCAATCATGTGGTCATACTCATGTTGGAATACTCGTGAAACATACCCAGAAAGGGTCGTCTTGATTTCTTCACCTTTGAATGTAAAATACTTGACTTTAATAACTCTTGGTCGTGAAACCATTAGCCATAAATTTGGTCGGGATAAGCATCCCTCTGTCATAGATGTTTTATCTTCTGATGATTCTAATATTTCAGGATTAAAAATTGCCATGGCTGGCAAGTCCATTTGTTCTTCAGCAGTTAGTGCGAAAACTTTATATGGTAATCCTATTTGATTTGCTGATAGTCCAGCACCATTTAACTTTCTTGAAGTCTCGATTAATAAGAGTCCAAGTTTTGCTGCTTCTTCCATTGGGTACTCCTCAAACTTCCAGTCATCTTGTTCACTGGTAAGTAGAGGATCGTCCCATGGTATTAATTCACCTTTTACATTATCTAATATATTCATTTTAGCTTATACCTAATTTCTCCGATACTAATGTCAATTTATCTTTGACTGCTAGTTTCTTTAGTTTTAATTCTTTTAGTTGGGTTGTATCAAATTTATATTTCTCAACTTCTTTGTGTAGTTCCGAGTGTTCATAATTAAGTTTATTATATTGTTCCATTAGGTGTGCTTGTGCGTTCATGAATTATCCTCCGATTTGTATTGATGAAAAATCATTCTTCTTAACAAATTTAATAACCGATCTAAACTTGTCAAAAAGCTGATCCCCTTTGTGAGATATAACGAAAACATTTGTTCCTTCACCAACTTCATTTAATACTTGTAGGAACAAGTCAGTACCACTGTTATCCATACTGCTATCAAATATTTCATCTAATAAGAGCAGATTGGTATTTACTGAATTCTTCATCTTGGCTATTTGTCTCCAAGTAAATAGTATTGCAAGATCTATCCTCAACTTTTCTCCTTCTGAGAAGCTGTCATAAGTAAACTCATCTCTGTATCGTGAACGAATTGTTTCATTGAAATCTTCATCAAGTTCAAAGTGAACGAAGAAATCCATAGCTTGTAGATACTTATTAATGAGTTTGTTAATGATGGGCAAATACTGGCGAATAATTTCTGTCTTAATTCCAGTATCTGCAAGAAGAGTTTTTGATACATCTTCGATTTGTTTTTGTTCTTCAATGTTAGTTTTTTCCTCTACAGCTTCAACTGCCGAAGTTGCTAACTCCTTCAGTTTGGCTTTTTGATTTACAACATTATCATCATCTATATTTAGATTCGATTGTTCTTCTACCATTTCCTTATTGTTTTTACTTATAAGGCTGAGTGATTGGTTGAGAGCACTTACTTCTGAGTTCTTGCCCATTATAGTCTTGTTGATAGACGCAATCTCCTCGTATCTTTTATTTAGCTTTTCTAGAGCCTGAGAAAGTGATAATAAGTTTCCACTGGCTTTGCCTAGCTTAACATTCAATTGAGTAAGAATATTATTCTTATGGTCATGCTCTATACCTTGTTGGCATTGTGGGCACTCATCATTATTCTCAAAGAATGCAATATCATTAGTAATACCTGATTGTTTATTATCATATTGTGCCAATAGTTTTTTAGCTTCTTCTAAATCAGTATTGACCTGTTCAGTATCATTAATAGATATACTTAGTTTTTCCACTTCTTCTAAAATTACTTCAATGGCTTCGCTTATACCTTTAGACTCTTCTTCGTTAGCAAGTATCTTTTTATTTATCTTTTCAATAGCTTCTTCTTTAACATTACTTAATGCATCAAGTAATTCTTTTTGAGCATCTACACTTGCTCTACATACTTCTATTCTATTATGAGCAGTAGTCAATTGCTCTTTAGTTATTTTAATTCGTTCAGTAAGTAATTCATTCATCGTACTAAAAATACGAATATCTAATATGTCTTCAATAACTTGTCGTCTATTCCAGCCACCTATCTGCATAAATGGTTGATAACTAGCTGAACCCAGAATAACCATCTTGCTGAAAGTTCTCCAGGCAAATCCTATAATTTGTGTTTGTAAATAAGTTTGAGTGTCAGCATTACTTGCAAAAGAATCTAACTTTAATCCATCAGCAAATATTTCTAGCTTATTGGGTTTTGCACCTCTTAATACTTTATAATGTTTTCCACCTACATTAAATTCTATTTCAACTTCTAAGTTTTTTCCATTAATACTATTAACAAGTTGGTCTTTCTTTACTTTACGAAAAGGTCTTCCATATAATGAAAACATTAATGCATCAAGAATAGTTGATTTACCCTCGCCATTCTTTCCTACAATTAATGTGGTAGTAGAACGATTAAGATCTACTTCCGTCCAAGCATTTCCTGTACTAAGTAGATTCCTCCACTTAATCTTCTCAAATGTAATCATTCAGCAGTTTCGCTCTCAAGGGTTTGTGCTTCAGCATACAGTCCTCTAAGGAATCCTTTTACCTTTTCTTTATCAACTGTCGTTTCAACACTTTCAACATAACTATTCAAAATATTCATAGTATCTTCTAGATTTAATTCTTCATCTATTTCGCCATCTTTAAACTCATTAAAATCTTCTATAATCCTTACATCGTGTGGACCTGCCTTATATATCTTCTTCATAAAAGAATCAAACTTATTAAAGTCTGTTTTATTAGCAACAATCACTTTAACATACTTGTCAGCCATAATAGTAGCATCATAATCATCATAGGAGTTATTTGCATCATCATATTCAACCCTTTCAAACATGGTGTAGGGGTTAGGTATGAATTCTAGATTCATGGTCTCAGTGTCCCATATATGGAATCCTCGAGGGTCTTTATAGTCTGACCAAGTCAATTCATAAGGATTGCCGAGATAATATACATGACCATCGTTATTGCGATGATGATAATGCCCAGAATAAACTAGAGCGAATTTATTAAATCTTTCTCTATTTAAACCACCATGTGACTTAACACCTCTATGCATAACGAAACCAGATATCTCTAAATGCCCCATACATATTTCAGCAGTAGAGTCCTGCATTCTTTTCATACTCTCTTCATAGTTATCAGTACATATCCATGGTAGCATAAAAATTTCACGACCATCAACTGTTATATCCATCGCTTCAGGTATGGTAGTAATATTTTGATAATCATTTAATAGTAAGTCGATAGAATTAGTATCGTTGGTGTTCTTATAATAGGTATCGTGATTACCAGCTAACATCCACATGTTCATACCAGCATCTTTAATAGGGTCGAAAAAGAACTGTCTAGATCTTTTTAACGAATGATAATTAATGTATTTTCGGCGATCGAATGTATCGCCAAGATTTAATATTGTCTTGATACCTCTTTCTTTCAATGTAGGAAAGAATGTATTTGTATAAAACTTATCCATGTAATCTACAAATGTAGTGGCATCACCTCTAGCACCAAAGTGTAGATCTGTAATAATCGCAACTTTACTCATTCACATCATCCAACGCATCAGAGATGGGTGTGGACTTTTTTTCTTTCTTCTTTTTTTCTTTTGCTTCAAAATATGGGTCTAGAGTTTGGTTCTTCTTCATATATTCAATATAAGCATTCGTTCCTTCAGCATCTTCCCCTGCTTCCATAAATGCGTCAACATCCATTTCAGCAATTAGTTTTTGTTTTACATAGGTTTGTTTTTTCTCTTTCTTTATTCTTCGTAAGAAAGCATAAAATATAATCTGCGTAAAATATGAGAAAGGGTTTGCTGATTTATCAGGATCGAAGTTATGTATATATTGAATACAATTTTCAACACCATCTAAAATCATATCTTCCCGATAAGTATAGTTTATGAAGTTTGGTTTATATGAAAGGTGTGTACCAATCTTTAATAAACATTCTCCAATATACTCTGGGATTCTTGGTTTATCTTCTTTTGCTTTTTTTGCCTTTAAACAGTCTTGCTTGTAATCTTTCAATGCTTGCAAGAACTTTTTATTATCAACATAATGTTGTGGCTTCTTCTTAGAAACTGCCATGTATTTCTCCATTCATAATAAGTTATTCTATATAAAGTTTTCTTAAAAGTAAACTATTAAAAAAATTATTTAAAATTGCTTTACTTTTAAGTTTTTTAAAGTTAGAGTATGGGGTGTAGGGGGTTAAGTAATAGAGTAGAGTATTATATTAGAAACCGACACTTTCACCACAACCACAACTTCCAGTAGCATTCGGATTTATAATCTCGATATGCGATCCTGCGAAATCTTCCTTATAATCAATCTCAGATCCTAGTACATATAATTCAGCAGTCTTATCAACTATAATTATATCCTCGATTAGTGTACCATCCTCGACTGTATTTGTTTCTTCCCACTTATAAGTAAACCCAGCACAACCTCCACCATCGAGGGCGAGTCGTGCATACTTCATGCCAGACTTCTCAAGTCTTGCTTGCATATATTGTTTTGCTGGAATTGTTATACTTATCAATGTATCGTATCCTTTTTAATACCTAATAATGCGTCTATTATTTCACTAGTATCTTCGTATCTGTCCTCTCCTAATATATCTTTGTTTCTTTCAATCATGTCGGAAGCAGTCTTCCTTAACATCTCTTGAGTTTCAAAGAGACTCTTCTTAGGTACTGGAACATCTATTAGTTTTTCATATTCTTCAACTAGTTCGATATAAAATGGTATAGAATAGGTGTGTAGTTGTTTAGTAAACATAATATCTGATTTCTTAAAGGTAAACTTTCTATCTTCTGCGAAACCACAGAATGGTGCAGCAGCAGTGACATCAACTATCTGGTCTTTTCTTTTATCTTGATGTATTCTTAATTCAAAGGGATACTCAACCGAAAGTGTTTCTTCGGTGTGTTGTCTTAGAGTAGCGACAAGCATTTCGCCTGATGCTAACTTAACCAAAACAAACTGATCGTCTTCTTTAATTAAGTTCTTGTTCATATATTTACCTCTACAATCTTGTAGTTAAATTTTTCTTCGGAGTATATAGATAGTCGTTCAGAAAAGTGTCTTAATGTATGATTCTTCCAACTTTTCCAAGATAGGTCATCCGCAACATCATATAAGTTGCAACTATCCTTCCCCTCTTTCAATCTTAAACCTCGACCAATAGATTGTAAGTTTCTTATCTTACTTTTACTTGGTGAAGCGAAAATAATGTTTTCGATAGATGGTATATTAATGCCAGTCGAGAATGTACCAAATGAAGCAACTATTATATTGTTGTCTGTATCGCCTGCTATTTCTCTGACCTTTTCCCTATCCTTTACGACAGTGTCGCCTGAAACAAACCAGATGTCCTTTGAACCATCTACCTTTTTATTTAGGTTTTCATATAGTGGAATTCCATGCTTCTGTACAAATTGGTACAGTACTAATGTATTTCCTTTTAAATCACTAGCCAAGTTGACTATGAATTTATTTCTAGCATCATTAGTGACTAGATAATCCATTTCATCAGCATACTTGTTATTCTTTCTACCCATTCTATCTGTTTCATCGTATTTTAATAATAAACAAGTAATATCTAATTCAGCAACCTTTTTATCTTCCATCAATTGCTTAGTAGTAGTGACAGCAAACACTGGTCCAAATACACCTTCTAAAACTAATTTATGAACTTTCTTTCCATCAATCGTACCAGTCGTGCCTATTCTATAATCGCAATTAATTAATTTATCCATACAGGTCGTAAGGGATCTTGCTTTAAATTGATGTGCTTCATCTCCGAAACATACATCAAACTGAGAGAACCATTGTCTTGGTTGTTTATAAACTGACTGCCATGTTGTAATTAATACATCACTCGTAATATCTTTTGTAAATCCTGAATATAGTTTTTGTACATGATGATTTACATCCCACCCATTGATGGATGAGTAGTCTTGGAAGTCTTTATAGAGTTGTTCTACTAATGAAGTCGTTGGTACTATGATTATTGCTTTTTTACCCATATTGAGTAAGTATCGCAGAGTTGAATAGATAATTAATGATTTTCCACTCGCTGTAGGACTCACTAGGAGTGTTCTTTGGTCATTAATGGCTTTATGTATAGCTTCAGTCTGATACTCCCTCACGGAGAGTTTTGACCCCTTAGATGCTAAATCTAGTGAATCTACCCAGTTTTCTACCTCTTCAAAGGGTATTTTTCGGTCTATAACGATTAAATCCTTACATTCTATCTCATAACCTCGTTCAACTGCAAATCTTTCTACATATTTGTATAATCCAAGATATAATGTGTGTCGTATTCTGTCATATTGTCGTATTTTTCCATCCCAGAGACGAGATCTGAACTGTGGAGTGAATTGTGCTCCTGGAACTGAATATGTGAAGTAGTCAGACAGCTCCTGTTCAGTGCCTGGATCGGAAAAGCAACGAATATGTATGTTGCTTGCTTTTTCTATTGTTATTTTAGGCACCAGATATAAATTTTTTCCACTCAATGGAGTTTTTAATGTCCCAACCTCTACCTGAGATTGATTTCATGATACTTTCGCACGCATAAACCATGTCTTCTAGATAACTTATGCGTACAGTCATCTTAATTAGGTCGTCATCGCCATGTAATAGGTCGTCTTGTACTGATTTTATAGGTTTTATGCCTTGGTATTGGTCCCAGTCGTGTTCCTGCAACTCTTCCCTAGACAGTTCGCCATTATAATATCTTATTTTTAATCTTCGTAAGGCATGAAACTCTGCTCTATGCTTTGTAAGTTTTAATTTATACTCCATCAAAAATTTTAAATACTTCTGATGTAAGTTAGGAATGCGAACAGCTTCTTTATCTAGATGATCGTCATCTATAATAGAGTCAGCTTTCCATTCGTCTTGTAGTTCTGTCAAATTCATTGTAAATACTCCTTATACAAGGTCTATTCTATTCTAAAATTAGTTAAAAGTAAAGGATTAAGAGATGTTATAATATGTAAATTTAAAGGTTGCACGAGCTGAAACCATCATAACATCCTGCATTTTAGACTCGAACTGTATAGGGTCTAGAGCAGTAGGGAAACAGTCTACAAATGTAAAGGTTTTCACTGGTGTGTTTTGTCCAGATAGGACTTGAAGTGTTGCATCTGAATAGTTTTGAGATATTTCTGATATCTTAGCTTTCTCATCAGATGTTAAGTAAGAAAGATATTGTTCGTGCTTTTCGGGATATCCGAGTCCAATCATCCAGTCATGTATAGCTTTCCAATTTATCATTTGAGCATCAACTTGAAACTCTACTGAAAGATCTTGGTAAGTAATTATTTCTCCAGGGATAGGACTAGCAACAAGAGGAGTAGCCTGCATAAATTCACCTAGATTTATTCCAGGCAAGTTTACAGATTGTACAAAGAAAGTTGTATCAGGTAATCTAGACACTTTGAATGTAAAGCCATTAGGATTTAATGGTGATAAGTCTGCTGGGAATGCATTTGAATAAGCTGTCATTAATTAACTCTCTTTTTTTGTAATTGTCTTAAATGGAATAAATGGGAAGACCACATTTGTTTGAACCCATGGTCTTGAGCAGCTTTTATAACTTTCTCAAGTTTTGCGATTCTACGAGCTAGTAGTTCCTCTGGTGCCATTTTCTCTCTGTTCGATTTTTTTCTTTAAATCTTTTTTGTTTTTCCACATTTCTTTAATGCGTGGGTCAGAAGTTTTCTCTACCATCTTGTCAAAATTTTCCACATCTCTTAACAAACTTTTTGTCATAACCATATTCCTTGTATAAACAAACCAAGAGCCATCCCAAATAGGAAAGCCATTAATATTAATTTATAATAGTCTATTTCGAATGTGACTTGAAACCAGTCAATCATTCGTTCGTAATATTCAATCAATCTAGACATAATATCCTCACTACTATTTAGGTCTTTTGAAACCTCAATTAGTGATAATATTGTAGATACCAGATGACTGAAACAGCTAGAGTACAAGGAACGATGGCGAGACAGGATGGTAAGAACACCATATAAAATAGTGGTCTCTTCAACATGAAGTCGACATCGTCCTCGTGAGTTTTGGTTGGTTTAGAATCCAAGATAACTCAGTCGCATCGTCACGACTGTGGCAACTGGGAATCCTAAAGGAAGAGCAATGAATGCTAGAAATTTGGCGAGTGCTTTGGTTTTTCGCACCATGCTCTTCGTTAATTTAATAACTGTGGACATGGTTTTTCCTGTTAAGGGTTAATAATTGGTTATAAAAAAATAATTTTTTATTACCACCAAAAATATTTAGTACAAATAAAAAAGCTGGGAGGTTATAAGTTTATAAGTCTTACACCACCCAGCTCCTCTAATAAGATTAGTGCTTTATGCCACGATACGATAAATCGCTTTTGACAGTTGCACTTTCCTTTTCGATAGTACCATGCTTGACACCTCTGTAAATACCAGCATTAGACTTCTTAGTCTCTTTGCTAACATTCTCGTCAGTGACTTTGATACCTCTGTAGAAAGTAGTCATCGTTTCCTCCAGTTTTCATTGGTTAATATTAAGTCATATTAAAATGACAGCCAATGCGTTCCTTCAGTTGGATTGTCGGTCTCGTTCCCTTTCGATCGTGTCTAATTGGTACTAGCTTGCCCCATTGCTGGGAGGTTTTCCTTTTCCTACTTACTTCCGTCCACTGCTACATTTAGAGTGAATGAACGATGTTAGTAAAACTAACACTATTATTTAGCCTGAAAAAAACTTAAAAGTAAAGCACAAAAAAAAGGGGAGCCGAAGCTCCCCTTTTAAGGATTGTACCTTAGAGTTCTAAGATTACATTAAGTTAGTGACTTTAACTCTTCTGTAGTAGTAGTTCTCGTCAGCAACTAGATCGCCTGAGCCATCCAACTGTATGAAAGGATTTGAAGTGAAACCATATCTGGTTTTAAATCCAATTTTTGGTTGGAAAGTTGAAGGATCTACTGCTCTAACTAATTGTAAAGGCACATATGGGCAGTAAAATAATCCTGCGTCAAATGCTGAAGCACCTTTATAACCAACGATAAAGTACTGACTAGCAGCACCATTCGCAGTATAAGGGTCTACATACACTTTGTAGCGTCCATTAAGAACACCAGCAAAAGTAGTAGAAGCTTCGTCTACATTTAGGTTAGTTGAAAGGGCAGGTGCGTAATCAAGAACACCAGCCATTGCTAGAGCACTTGCAACATCTGAAGAACAGATGATGAAGTTTGCTTTTCCTCTACGAGTTTGTTGAGCAACAGCATTAGCTTCTCTTTCGATTTGAAAAAGTAAACCTTTGAATTTCTCAACAGACCATCTACCAGATGCATCAACATCTAGATCGAAAGTTCCCGCAGTAGCAGTACCTGTTTGGGCACCAGCTTTAGCAGTTTTGTACACAGTTCTAATAACTTCTCTGTTAATCTCAGATAAGATTTCAGTAGAAAGAATATTAGATAGTTCTCCCTCAGCATCTAAACCATGAACTGATTTAAGATCTTGAGCAAGTTCTATTGTGTATTCAGCTTTCAGAGCACGAGACTTAGCAGTCACTGAAGTTTTTTCGATTGAGAAAGCCATTTCGTTGAAAGTGCTTCCGTCACCTAGTACCTCAGCATCAGCAGTCGATTTTCCAGTACCAGTTGTATAAGTACCATCAACTGGATTAGATCCAGCATGAGTACCTGAACCAGAAAAGTCTGTGTCAGCTTCGTTAAATAATGCTTCAGTTCCACCTTGCGTCGAATATCTTGCTTTCATAGCAAAAATTAGACCAGTAGGCTGAGTCATTGGTTGTACACCACAAATATCGTAAGCGATCATTTGCGGAGCAGATCTTCGTACTAAAGAAATTAGTACTGGATCAAATTTGGCAACACCACCTGTATCAGGAAGAGCAGCAGCATCGTTGACATGAACAGCTTCAAACATCGCTTGCTTTTCTTCTTTGATAGCAGTTTCCTGGTTCTCAAGAAGTACAGCAGTGACTTCTTTTCTGTAATTGTCAGCAATTGGAGCTACACCTTCGTGTTCCAGAATAGGTGACCATTTTTCCATTAATGATTTTCTATCCATTTTATTTCTCCTTAAAGTTGATAGATTAATTTATTTACTCTTGCTTCTGTCAAGCATGTCAGCATAAGCAGAGATTTTAGGATCGTTAGATACCTTTTTATTCTCTTCTTCTAACTGTACTGGCTCATCAGTCACAACAGTTTCTACATTTTTTTTGCTTGGCTTAGAAGCAAAGTAAGATTCTCTGATAGTAGAGACTTTCTTTTCAAAAGATTCTTTTCCTTCAAAACTGAGATCCTCAGTTAATCCAGCAAATTTTTCTTTATCAGTTTCAGTCATCTTATCGGATGCCTTAGAAAGAACTTCCGCTCTTTCCATTTCTTTAACACTCTTAGAAAGTTCGACATTAGCTTCAAGTTGCTCATTGAGCTTCTTCTCTAATTCTTCTACTTTTTCTTGAGCATCACCAAGTAAGTCAAATCTTTCCTCAGGAACATCAACATAATGTTCTGTGAATAGATCTTTCATACCTTTAATGAAGCCATCTAAGATCTCCGACTTCATACCAGATTCGAGAGCGATTTCATTTTCACTTATCCACTGCTCAACTACATAGCTGAGATATCCATCAACTTTTTCAATTAAACTCTCTTTAGCTTCGTCTATTGCAACAGCATTAGACTCCTCTAATTCTTTTTTAAATTTAGCGACTTCAGATTTTACTCTTGAAACAACAACTGTTTCAAAGATAGTAGTAGCTTTTTCTTTAAACTCTTCAGATAGTTCTTCACCATTTAGTAATGCTTCAACATCTTCTGAAACATCAACAGTGAACTCTTCTTCAGACTCTTCTGCTACAACTTCTTCTTCAGACTCAGACTCTTCTTTTTTCATCATCTTTTTCTTATCTTTAGATGATTTCATATAAGTTTCGTCTTTAGACTTTTCGTCTTTTTTGTCGTCATCTTTGTCATCGTCGTCATCGTCATCGTCATCGTCATCATCGTCGCCATCTTTTTTCTTTTTCTTTTCGATAGCTTTTTTCAAAGCTGGTGGTAATTCACCTTCTTCGATTTTTTCTTCGGACTTCTCTTCCTCAGCAGGTGCTTCTTCTTCAGCTACTACTTCTTCAGCAGGTGCTTCAGCTTTAGCTTCCTCTTCTGATTTCTTCCATCCTTCAGATTCTTCTAGTGTTTCGATTTGCTCTTTGGCTTTATTCGATTCAGCTAGGAGATCCGCAATCTTTTGTTCTATACTTGACATAATTGTCTCCTTAGTAATGGGTTATTTAATTTTGTTTAAAAACTTCGCAAATGCGAAAAGTTTTGCTTCTTCGAGTTGAGATCTTGTTGCTCCAGTTATTGAACTTTTAATAGCTTCAATATCTTGCTCGACAAACTTCCCATCAACGAACATCCATTCCTTGCCTTCCATAACACCTCGCACAAATGCGTCTGGTGCCGACGGATCTGCAACTATATCAGCAGCAGTGGCAAGCATAAAATCCTTTTGGACTTCCGATGTTCCGTCTTTGGTAGTTTTCAATGAACCCATCCCTCTAGAAGATACACCCAGACTTGCTCCTTCGTCAATTAACGATTTTACAATCTTACCATAAGGTGTATCCATTATCTTAGCTTTTCCGACAAAGTCATTGCCTTCGAGCTTCAAATCTTTTATCATGTGCGATACTCTATCTAAATTGATAGTTGGAGAATCAGGATGTCCTAACTCGCCATACGCACGATTCTTCTTGACATTTTCTTTCATGTATCTTTTTACTTCTTTGTCAAGAATTTCTTTGGGGTAGCTTCTTCCATTTCTGTTTTTAATTTCAGCTTGGAGGAATACTCCCTCAATGTTGTAATTCTTCTTACCAGTTTCTTTATCTTCTTCGATAAGGTAGTTTACAACTTCTGTATGTTCTTTAATTAATTTCATATTAGCTTCCTACTGCGGTCTCATTATCGTAAGCACCGAATTGTGGAGTTTCTACTGGGTCATTAAAGCCACCCATTTTGCTTAGATGAAGTATAACCATTCCTTTGCCACTAAATGTGACAACAATATCTTGGTTGCCTTGATCTTGTAAAGAAGTTTCTACCTTTGTAGCTCCAGGTGCAACATGTGCAACTAAAACTGAATTTCGTACCACAGTAATATCCTGTGCAGCTTGACAGCTGTGTTCTATTTTTGAAATGGCAACTTTCAATGCACTAGTAGTAATCGTTTCATTAGTTAATTTTAAGTCAGCATCAATATCGATAGTACCATTACCAGCCGATGTTGCTGTGACTCTGACGATAGCTTTTCGATTATCTTTGGCTAGTACTGTTTTTACAATTGCCATTTAGTACACTCCTTTTAAAACTTCTATAAAGTTATTTTTATTCTCAGACATATATGATACTATATCACTGTTGTCTTTCAATAAACTATTTAGTAAAATTTGGTTTTTCTCACTGATAGCAACCTTTGAGCCATCTTTTAATACATAATCTATCTTATCTCGTAAATTCCTAATGCTTCTAATCTTAATCTCAGTTAGTATTGGATCAACATTAAAGTCAGTATTTGCAGCTTTATTCATATATTCTTCAACTAGTTTATCTGTTATTTCAACATCACTATGTTTAGCAATATACTCAGCCACTCTTTCTTCAGGTAAAGCAACATTAATATTATCTACTAATCGTTGCTCTCTTTCTTCAGCCAAAGTGTCGCTATCCTTTTTAAAAGGAGCGACAATATCTTTAAACTTTTTCTGTGGCATCAGCTGGTTCCTCAACCTCTGGTTGTTCAGCTGGTACTTCGTTTTCTGCCTTTGCTTCGACTTCTGGCTCACCAGCTATCTCTTCTTGTTCTTCAGGAGACTTAAATACATTAGACGCAAGGTCTTTCTTCATCGCATCTAATTTATCTCCAACCTTTGTAGACATTACACCTTGGAAAGTGTTTTCTATTGCTTCAGCATTTCCATCAGCAATAGCATCTATTAATTCTTTAGTTCCACTCATTCTTCTTCTCCTTCATTATCTTGTGTATCGTTATCAGGCTCATCTGTAGATTGCATACTGTCCATGTCAGGAACTTCTCCCTCACCACTATCAGCTTCAGCTTCAGCCTTTTCTGCATCCATCTGATCGTCGATTTCTTTAATCTCTTCTTCAGATTGCATTAGTATATTTTTCCTTGCCCATTCAAGTGAATAGAATTTACCAAGATATGGTTCTACCTGTCCTAGCATTCCTACTCGTTGTTGTAGCAATTCATTATTCTTTAATTCAGTAAAGTGATTATCTTCTAAGAAGTCAACTCGGATATCAACTTTCATTTCATTGAAGTCTTCGTCCGACATTATACCTTTACTAATTAATTGAACCCTAAGAATGTCAACCATAAATGAGCTGAACTTTCTTTGGACTCTTTGTATAAACTTGTTAAACTTTAATTCGTCTCTAGTAATTTCAGAAGCACGACCCAAAGTAAATCCAGTCTCGCCTTGTAATCTTGACATCGGCACATTTAGAGATTGGTAAAGTTTTCTTTGGAAGTATTGTATGTCAGCAATATCTCCTAAGTTCTGCCCTCCAGGAAGTGTAGTAATTTCAGTACCACGACCACCCTCTCTTCTAGGCATCCAAAAGTCTTCCATCATGCTAAGGTGTTTTCTATCATCTCTGACTTCACCTGTGGTAGCATCGTAAACAACTTTGTTTCGATACTTGTTCATGATGTCGTTGACATATTGTTCTGCTTTTATCTTAGGCAGGTTTCCTACATCAACATAAAAAATTCTTCGTTCAGGTGCTCTACTTAATCTGTAGATAACAACTGCGTCTTCAATCATCTTTAACTGGTTGACAGGCTTAACAGCTTTCTGTAAGTGTCCTAAGACTATCCCAGTATTTTGGTCTACATTGCCCGAAGGACAAAAGACCACAGAATCTCGACTTAACTTAATTCCTTTTGTATTAGAGTCAGTAATACCTTTGTCATTGTATATAAAGTATTCTTCTTGACTCTCTACAACTTCAATGCCTTGAGCATTCTTTTTCTTCTTAACATTTTTAATCTTACGAATCTTTTGTGGGTCTACATATCTTAGTTCTTGTATTCCCTCTGTAGGATTCTTAGGATCCAATATTAAATGATAGTACAATCTTCCATCGACATACCAAGTTTTAAAAATGTCATGTCCTTTATAATCAAACTCCAACATATCATAGATAGAAGAAAACTCTTCATGAATTTTCTCTTTAATACTATCTGATACAGGTAAGTCGTCAAGAACTAATCTGACACTGGGTGCGTCGTCTTGAATTGTGACTGCTTCATTAGTTATATCTTCTATCGCACCATCACAATCAGGATATTGAGCAACTTCACGATATCTTTTAATTAAAGCATTTTCACTTTTTATTGAATTATCTAGGTCAAGAGTGACACCATAGTATGCACTTACATCTGTAAGAACTGTAGACCCATCATCTCGTGATGGGGCGACAGGTGTTAGTGGTTCTCTATTCCTCTTTCGTGTAATTTCGAAACCGAAAAATTCAGCCATAATTTATTCACCTTTATTAATAATTAAATGTTGATAGGGAATGAGCCAATCGGAGTATCGATTGAAATGTTCACTCCTAATCCACCACTTTCGCTGGTATTACTTGTAAAGAAGTTGTATTGGAATTCAACATCAAATGTCTCAATAGCATTTGTTGTATCGTAGTCCAACTGAACTATACCAATAGATAATGGGAAAGAGTCAACAAATTTATATTGTTTTACTCCAGCACCATTTCTATCTAGTTGTGTTACAAGTAGGTCAGCTTGGTAATCATTCGGATTAGTACGACCTGATGTAGTCGCATATTCCTGAATACCATTTTGCCATCTTTCGATTGCGTTTCTAATACCGAAGTCTGTGTCGTTATAAACAGTGACTGTCCATGGAGCAAATGTTCTCTCCGCAGCAAAGTTTACAGCACGACCTCTATATTGGATCGGCAAATTTTCTAGTGTACTAGCAGGTAATTGTGCAGCCTTACATAAGAACTGTCCTTGTACAGCAGCAACTCTTCCACCAGTGACATAAGAAGGGAAAGCCAAATCGACACGAAACTGATTAGGACGAGCTCCGCCACCAGTCATATTCGCTTTAAAATCAGCAATATTAGCCATTAGTTATTCTCCTTGTTAGTTATATTTAGCCACCTATTTCACTGAAGTCTACACTTGATTTACTTGCTACAAATGTAAGAGTAATGAAATTAATCGCTCTGTTTGGTTTAATGAAGATATCTGCACGGAATTCGTTTCTATCAATCACATCTCCTGTGTTGTTAGTAGTATCACATACAACAGTAAAGTCTGTGATTCCTCGTCTTCCTTGTACATCTCTTAAGAAAGGATTTACTGCATTCTTAAAGTCATTTCTAGTGAACTCATCGTTGAATTCAAATAGTTGTGCTTTTGCAGAAATCGCAATTGCTTTTTCTAGTACGATAAATAATCTTCGAACATTTATTCTATTAAATGCAGATTCGCTAGATAGTAGAGTTTTATCTCCAAATAATTGTGTACCTGCTCCTGGGAAGGTCACAACAGGGTTTATGCCAGATTGGTATAAAGTATCCCTTTGAGTTTTATTAGGAGAGAATGCTAATTTAACAACATTCTTAATTTGTCCTCTAGAAGCACCAGCAGGTGAGAACCAAGCATCTTGGTCATAGTCAGTTCTTGCAGCAAGACCAGCTATGTCACCATTTAAAGGTACATATCTATATTTATCGTTGTATCTGTCGTAGCAGTATTTGGATCCAGTATCAAGTACACCATAAGATGAACTTGGTAGTGAGTTTCTATAAGTTGTAAGGTCACCAACTGGGTCAGCATCAGTTGCTAGGATAGTATTTCCTGAAGCATCTTCAGCAGAACAGAATACCATACAATCTTTTCTTACTTCAGCAATATTATTAATTGCAGCAGTAGAAGTTGCAGCATCAGCTTTACCCATCATTATGAGTGAAACATCATACAACTCGTCATTAGCAAATATTGCTAGAGCAGTTTGTAGGTTTCCTGCAGTTGGAGCAGTATCAACACCACCTGTTAGTGATGGAGCATAAGCACTTGCAAGATCTTTATATGCAGCTCCTGCAGTTGAGGGAGTACCCCATTCAGCAGTTGAGCCAGTAGTGGTAGGATGATCCATCCACCATACATATCTAGATTGTGAGTTTATAACATCTTTATAGAAGTTATTAGATCCGTCGAATTTTTTTGCGTCGGAAGCAACTGATAGATGTGAGAAAGATTCTAGTACTGTGCCAGCTTGACCAGTAAACAATCCATCCTCGTCTATTACTAGTACATGGATTTCGTCATCTGATGCACCATTAGCTGCAGCAGAAGCAGAAGTTCCAGGAATTCTATCGAAGTTCCCTTTATTACTCCAAGCAGCAAAAGTTGCTGAGTCAGCAATTTCTACTTTGAGTGAGTTTCCGATACTTCCTGCCCACTTAGCAGCAACTGTACCGACATTGTTTGAACCACCCACAAAAGTTGATGTGTAGTTGTCCAAGTTTTTAATCTTGACAGCTGTACCAGTAGCGACTGCATTTTTAGCAGCAGTTGTATCGGCACGAACCACAAGAAGATTATTTGAATATGACAGGAAGTTAGCTGCAGTGAAAAAACTTGCGAAAGTACCATCATTCGGTTTACCGAATCGGGACACCAAGTCATTTTCAGAAACAATTTGTACAGGGTCTTCTATTGGACCCCACTGAAAGTTCCCAGCAAAAGCACCAGATGATGTTGCCACATTAGGTACGATTGAGGTAAAATCTTGTTCTTTGACAACTACTCCAGGACTGAGTTGAAAAGCCATTTGTTTCTCCTTATTACATGAATTCGTTAATTCTAATTAGGAAGTAATCTTTCAATTCTTTCCCAATGTATTTATTTAGTTAATATACGATTTTAGAAGTTTATTAGTTCTTCTTCATCGTCATATTTTTGCCCATCTTGAATAAACCCAAAAGGAGTAAGTTCCTCTTCGATCTGCTTCATTTGGTTTTGATACATCTCTTCCCTTAAATTTACATCGTTCGATTCAGTAAAATATCGGTCTGAGGTAAGCCAACCAAACAATACAAGGCACATAACCAAGTCATCGTGATATCCGTCATCAGCTGCATAAGATCCTTTATGTTCAATAAAGGTACTAATTTCACCAATAATATCTCCATCATATACTTGTAATTTGTTTTCTTCGATAAGAGTCTTAAAATTCATACATCCCTGTCTTTTAATTTTCTTATCAGTTTGAACACCGAACTGGCTTTTACCAGATCCAAAGCCACCAGTAATCTTTTGACCTTGTTGTGTTCTAGATACCATAATCATATTTTCGTATTCTAATTCATTATATAATATGTATGGTACTTGCTCACTCGCATTTATTTCTACTAATACTTGAGCATTATAATATTCTTTTCCAATCTTATCAATTACATTTGGATATAGTAAAGGACTTATTTGATTGTTTCTATACTTTGCTACAACCTTATATGGTGTTTGAGTTGTATCAATTACTACAAAGGCACTAAAATCTCCACCCACACCTTTAGAAGTATCTGCTATTAAAGTATATGAATGTCCAGGAATTGGTTCTTCCTGAATATCTAAACCATCTCTTTGTAGTATAAATGGCTTTGGCTTCATATCTCCTATGGCAGTAGCACTTATTAATGTTGCACTAGATCCAAGGAACTCACATAATACTTCTTGATTAAATTTTAATTCGCCAAGTAATGCTCTTTGTTTGTCTGCCCAAGTTTTAGTTCTTCCTGGGATATCGCTGTATGGTATAAACAATGGAGCAAAATCATTTCGTCCTTCTTTTGCAGCTTCCCAATATCTCCAGAAATGATTATATCCTAGAGGTGTCGAGGACAGTAATACTTTGGTATCTTTACCAGCAGAGATCGTAGGATAAACTGAAGTAAAAAATTCTTCTGCGACAGTATTAGGTATAATTGCAGCTTCATCAATGTATAGCCAGTTTACAGATTTACCACGAATCGCTGAACTAGAAGTTGCAGCAGTAAATATCTTTGAACCATTTTCTAATTCTATATCACCTTTGTTCCAAACAGCAACTCCTTGTTGCATCCAGTTTGGTAGATACTCATACATTAATTGATATCTAGATAAAACTTCTCTTGCAGCAGTAGCTTTGTTTGCCATTATTGCAGCAGTTTTATTATCGTTAAATATAGTGAAGTGTAATATACATGCAGCACTTACGACTGTCTTACCTTGCTGTCTTCCTTCCATGAGAATCGTTTGCCGATTCTTCATTATATGTTTTACTTTTTTTCTTTGACAAGGATATAATTTAAAATCTACTACACCATCATCTAAAGAAACAATCTTACAGTAGTTTTCAATAAAGTATATTGGATTCTTCTTACACTTTATGTACTCCTGTATTTGCTCCTCAGTAAATTCTACTGGGACTCCAACAGCTTTTAAATTTTGATTTGCATTATAATAAGTCGTTGCCATGTATCCTCCTTGCGGAGATTAATTATACAACAGTAATAGTACCAAGCATATTAGATGGGTGTGCTGTACATCTGTATTGGTATGTATTTCCTGTAGACGCATTCATTGGTATAGTGAATGTAATAATGTCATTTGTTGTAGCAAGATTTCTAGTAGCATTAGTAGAACTGATGTAATCTGCAGCAGGTGCAGTACTAGTTCCGAAAGCCACTATCTCAAATGGGTGACCATTCGCAGCAATGGTATTCCTGAAACGATAAGTATGTCCTCTGTAGACATATAGTTGTGGGTCATTTTCACCAGCAGATAATAAACCTGAACCAGTGATTGTATAATTACTTCCATCTCCAGCAGTAATAGTGAATAGATTTAATGATACAGCAGTAATAGTTAATTGAGCAGCACTTGAATTAGAGAGCTCAATACCATTTCCCTGTGTTATAGTAATGTCATCATTTACTGAATTTGATCCAGCTAGTCGTAGTTCTTTTGAACCAGCTGTGACAGATTCGATTGAAGTAGAATAAGTTGTATTTGTGACTGTGTTATTAATAGTGATGTTATCAGCATCAGTTCTATCAACATTAATACCTGTTCCTGAAACTATATTTACATTATCAGTAGAAGCATCAGAACCAGTCAATCTAATTGCTGCATCAGTACCAGAAGTTTCTGCTGATACAGTATAAGTAGTGTTATCGTTCGCATCAGAAGATGGTTCGAATACACTTGTTCCTGAATTGTATTTTAATATTTGTCCTGAAGTTGGAGAACCAATTGCTATCTTAACTGTATTTCCACCAAGAGCAGTATATAACTCATTAAAGTTATCTTGGATTTTATCGCCACCATCTCTTAGAGTATCACCTGTGCCATCATTAGCGATGGATCCAATATTTAAAGTTTGTTTAGCCATTTATTGTATTCTCCTATAAATCTGTTTTCTGGGTTTCGTTCCACCCTAAATCAGTTATCTGTAAAGTATTTAGGTCACCTGTTGATCTATGTTGTTCATCAGGGTTTCCAAGGTCGACAAAGGTACTTGTAATCACCGACCCAGTTTGATCCACTCCACCAAATAATAGTATTTTTAATGTGAAGTTTAAAGTCCATGTGACGAATCTTCTTATCTCAAAAGTTCCGTCGTAATCATCTATGAAGCTGGTACTATTTAGTATTATTGGAACATCTGTTTCAGTTTCTAATGTTGGATCAGTGTTCTTTATTTTCATAGTAAACTCTGGTGTGAAGAATGGTAGTATTTGCTCTATAATTTGTAAACCATCCTCAGTCGTCTTTGTAAGGCAGTTTAAAGTCATGTCTAAGTTAAAAGGTACAGGTGCAAATATCTTATCCCTTTTACCACTTCCACCACTTAGTGATGTTCTATTTACTTTAACAGTTCCCATTCTATTTGTTTTTCTTAATGGGTCGTAAGACATTGCAGCCATTTCAAACGACATACGAGGAAGAGTAGTATATACTTGATTCTCTAATTCAGGATCTTGTTCTAGTCTCTGCATCCATTTTTCTTTTGGACCATATGCGATTGGTACTAATATTTTTTGTTGAACTGTGCCAGCATTATCAAATCTTTCGAACTCTATATCTGAAAACATTTTCCCAAAACCGATAATACAGTTTCTAGTAGTCTGATGATAGAAAGGACTTTTGCCCAGCATTAGAATTCTCCAAATGGATTGTTTTCAGACCAAGCAACTTTTTCATTCGTACTTGGTTGTCTTTCAGTTTCTAGCTCTAAGTTGTCAGCATAGCCACCTTGTCTATCTACATTTAATTTAATGGTAGCAACTGCGACAGCTTGAGTTCCACCTGCTGGTGGAGCAGATACAGCAATTGTAGGAACAGCATTATAACCATTTCCTACATTAGTAATAGTGACACCATTTACTTTACCTGTAGATGCATCAACAGTACAAGTAGCAGTAGCAGTAGTGCTAGGTGTTCCACCACTGAATGTTAATGTAGGAGCAGAAGTATAACCAGCTCCAACATTGCTGAATGTTATAGAATCTACAAACATACCCTCTGTCCTTGCAGGGTCTTCCGAGAAAGTTTTAAGATCTTCAAATACATCAATATCAGCAACACCAGTGTCAATTCTTTCAGAAGCATATTGAAACAATTCTACTTCCATTTTGTAAGTATATAATTTTCCTAATTGATAAAAAGGATCTTGATGTTGAACAAATTTAATTTCAAACAATCCTTTAGTCAATGGAAAATAAATTAAGTCTCCTTCGTTTGGTCTATTAGGAACAAATGTATTTCCATGCTGACCAACTAATTCTGTCCATCTAGATCTTGCTACAACTAGAGTAGCACTTAACTCATTAAACAAACCAAACTTCTGTATGAATGGACCTTGTCCTCCTAAGTTATCTACATTCTCAAAATACATTTCAATAGGAAATGCGTGTTCAAATTTTGAGAGGGGATCTTCGCCTAAGATTTCATCTTTAGCAACTTGAGTTCTTGGAATATAAAAAACATTTTGACCATAAATTGCTAGAGACTCAATAATTAAAGACTCTATTAAATTCTGTTCAGATGCTACTCCTTGAGATATGTAAGTATTTCTTCCAGCCATTTATTTACCCTGTGAAGAACTCTAGTGGTGCACCTTTTCCGATGAGTTCGTCTTCTAGTTGTTGTAGTTCGTTCATGGCTTCGTTATATATACCATCGCCATCCATTGAAACTCCTCCAGGCAAAACTAGTCCCGAAAACTTTTTAAGATTAAGTCCCCACTGTTTCTTGAACAGAGCAGTAGTATATTTTTTTAACCATGGCTCTCCAAATACTTTTGTGTATGTGGTAGGATCTAATGCTTTATAAACATCAGCCATTATGAAATCGCCAATCTGTACATCTCCTCGCCAATCTAGGTCAAGGAATAATTTATTGTGCATTCTATTAAAACGATAAAGAGTTTTACCATTTAACATTAAATCAAGTAAAGATAGATGTCCCATAACAGTAGTATAATAAACTATACTTGTAGAGGTTAAATCATATAAGTCATTTAATCTTAATTGATATTGTAAGTCGAATATATTTCTAGAATCAGTAGTATTAGAAAAAACTGTAAAAACTTTATTTACTCCAAATATTTCATCACCAACAGGAACATATCCATTTTCTGTATCACCTTTTACAACAGTATTAATTATACCAGTAGCACCAGAAGATTCTCCAGTAATAGTTTCTCCATTTGTAAATCCAGTTCTACTTGAAGTTAAGTTATTAATCTTTTGATATATAATACTTGAACCAGCAGAAGAAGTATGTACTGACGCACGACAACCTGATGTACCACCCTCGATAACTTCTCCAGCAGTAAAGTTTCCTGCAACTGCAGCAGTTAAATTAATTGATGTCCCTGTGACTACATGTTGAAAGTAAGCTCGTTCTGTACCATTCCAGTGATTAATATTAAAGTATTCAATCGCTTCATCTAAGCGATCTTCTAGCTGTTCGTCAGCTACATTTATTTCTATCACTGGCGATCCAAGCGATCGTAATGCGTAATCTTTAAGTTGTTCTCTTGTTGATGGATTTGCCATACTACTATTTAGTTCCTTTTTATGCTCCTAATGCGATACTCATTGCTATTGAAAATGGTTCCATAGCGAATTTTTTATCCATTGCAGCATTATATTGTGCTAGAACTGGGGTAATTATTCCTGTTGTCCCACTTGCTAGTTTCGTTAAACTTGATGTTCCTCCCATACCTGAGTGTGTTTCACAGTATGGATATAATGTTGTTGGTGTATTTGCGTCTGTCACTAATACCATTTTGGCACCACTAGTTCCTTGAGTACCAGTGTATGTGACACCTGTTGTATATTTTGTTCCCCCACCATGCGTACCATCTTGAGTACCACTCAATGCAAATAAATGCCCAGAGTGTGTAGTAGAAGATAAATCAAAGGTATATGTTTGACCTTGTATAATATCTATTTCTTGATTTATGCCACCTGATAATGTATAGTAATTATTTCCTGTACTGTAATCATTATATACAAGTATATTAAGTGTGACATCTTTTGCTGGACTTTCTACTGTCACTGTTGGCACAGTAGTATAACCTGAACCAGCTGCAGTTATAACTGCTTCTGTAATCTTACCAGTTGTGACATTAATAACAGTATAACCTGATGCAACTGAACCACCATTTACAGAAGGATTAACAGTTGTTGTTGCGGTAGCTTGAATTGCACCTGCTCCAGCATTAGGAGTTGCAGCAATCGTGACATTTGGTGCAGTCGGATAACCTGATCCACCAGTATCTACAGTGATACTTGCTACTGCGAATGTATTATTTCCAGAGCCATCATCAACCATAGTAGCAGTTGCTGTTGCTTGTACAGCAGGATTAGCAGTTGGTGCATCAATCGTGACTACTGGTGCAGCAGTATATCCTCCACCTGCGTTTGTAATAACAAGAGTGTCAACACCAGTATTATCTGGATTAGGGAAAGTAATTGATGGTTGTTCTAAGTATCCTGCTCCATCATTTGTTATAGTAAGTGAAGCAAGTGAATTTGATACTCCTGGATTCATCATTAATCCAGTTGATTTTTTCATAATCTTAGCATCATCTAAAAATATTGTATCTCCACCAACATATAAGTTTCTCCATTTTTTGCTAGCAGAACCTAAATCATAAAGGTCATCAGTTGCTGGTAATACATGTTCACCTATCGCAGAAAATGATGCAGTAGCTGGAGCGAATGATAAGTTTCCTGCTCCATCAGATTGTAATGCACCTGCAGCATCTGTGACATTTATTTCATTTACACCAACAACATTGTTAGCGATATTAGTAGCAAGGGCAACTGCACCTGAACCATCAAATGAAACTGCTGAAGCAGTGACATCTCCAGTAAGACTAAAATTTTGAGCACTAGCCAAACTTGTAGCAGTACCTGCACTTGCAGCAACTACACTTAAATTATCAACAAAAGTTTTTGTGACTCGTGCATCTATTGCACTATTTGCTAATGTATTGCTAAAATATTTGTTGGTAGATCCTTCTGATAAATTATCAGTATCAAAAGAGGATAAAGAAACTGCTGGAGTAAATGAGTTTGCGTTGTCGTCATATGTCCAAGTAAGACCTGTACCATTTTGAACTAGAGCTGATATTCTATCATCAACTTTTTCATTAGTGTAGTAAAGGTTTGAACTTCCTTCACTAATATTATCTGTATCTAATGTTAAACTACCACCTAGAACTAATGATTGTGAATTTATTGTGACACTATTATTAGCAAGCATGTCATTTGTGACACCTGATGCTTTTACTTGTAATGTGTTGGAAGAAATTTGTATCGAAGAATCGTCGACATCGATTGCTAAGTTTGCTGAACCAGCAGTAGTACCACCTGTTAGACCTGAACCAGTCGGAGTTAATACTTCTGTAATATCTCCTGTAGCAGCACCGATGTTATTAGCAACCTCAACTATACCACCAGAAGAACGAACATAAATCTTTTTGTCTGCAGTGTTTACTGCTATTTCGCCAACTGCTAAATCACTCGTGCTTGGAACACTACTTGAGGTTTCTGATTTCTTTAGTTTTATTACAGTTGGCATGAACCATTCCTAAAATTTAAAATTAAAATACTAAGAATTAATCCTTAGTATGTTCCGCCATCTACACCAGTTATTGCTACTGCTCCACTTGTGACTGTAAAGTTTGCTGAAGCGAAAGATGCTACACCTTTTACAGATGCTGTTGCGTCTAAACCAGCGAACACACCAGTACTATTATTATAAGATAAACCAGTACTAGAAGTGACACTTAATGCAGTTCTAGCTCTAGTATTAGTGAAGTATTCATTAGTAGATCCTTCGCCAATATTATCTGTATCTAAAGTAAGAGTACCACCTAAAGATAGCGATTGTGAATTTAATGTGACACCTGAGTTTGCTAATTTTGCATTGGTAATACTTCCTGCTAACATAGCATTTGTAACACCAAGTGCTTTTACTCTAGCAGTATCTGCATTTATTTCTATAGACGAGTCGTCTACATTTAAAGATAATGCGTTTCCTACTTTTCCTAAACCATCCCCAGCACTAATCTGACCAGCTCCTGAGAATTGTTCAAAGTTAATAGCAGTCGTACCAAGTGTGACAGCTCCATCTGTTGCTAATACATAACCATTATCTGCGTTAGCTGTACCACTTTCCACGAAAGCGAAAGCACCAGCAACTAATTCTGATGCAGCATCTGCATCAGGTGTTCTTGTTAATACGAAAGCAGCAGATCCTGAACCAGTAGCTGTGACTTTATAGAAACCATTTTGAGCAGCAGTAGTTTGGTCTTTAACTAATATTCTGTCATTTACTGACATTGTTACACCATCAACTGATAGTGCAAAGTTAGATCCTGCTGTTATAGTTCCTGCACCATTATTATAAGTTCCAGCAAGGTTTCCAGTAGTAGCAACTTTTACAGGTGCTTTAACTGATAAACCTGAAGTGACAGAATCTACATATGATTTATTTACTAATGATTGACTTGAAAATCCTGCTCTAGCTTCGTATGAAGCTGGAACAACAACAGTACCAGTACCATTTGGTGATAGTTCTAAGTTTCCATTTGTGTCTGTTGTAGTAATAGCATTAGCATCTAATGTCATATTATCTACATCTAAACTTGTTAATCCATTTATATCTGTTCTTGAACCACCTAATGCTACTGCGTCAGATCCTATTGTGACTGAATTATTGGCTAGTGATACAGCACCAGAAGAAACTGAAAAGTCTGCACCGAAAGATGCGACACCTTTATTAGAAGAGGTGGCATCTTCTGCTGAAATAGTTAGAGTATCAGTTGAACCAACTACTGCATCAATACCTTCTCCTGCTGTGACAGTTAGAGTATTACCACCTGCAATAGTTTCTGAGTTAGATCCATCAGTTAGTGTAAATGAAGTTGATATTGAGCCTACACTGGCAGCAGTGACACGACCTTTAGCATCAACAGTAAGAATTGGGATTTCAGTTGTACTACCATAAGATCCTGCGGAGACACCTGTAGAATCCATAGTAGTAGAAATTGTGACATCACCTGAACCATCAATAGAGCCAGAACCATCTACATCGCCATCGATAGTTAATGTTCTAGCAGTAGTCCAAGCTGCAGCAGTAGTTGCTGTTGAAGCATTACCACTTAGTGCAGCAGTAATAGTACCTGCTGAGAAGTTTCCACTTCCATTTCGTTTTACAATCGTACTTGCTGTGTTAGCAGTTGTTGCTGCGTCTATTGTATCTGTAAAAAATTTTCCTCCAATTACGAAGTGATTTGCTGCATTCCCTGCAGTTTCTGTTCCGAAACCAACATACAATCTATCACCACCATTGGAGCCATTATCAGTAAGACCTGAATATGCGAGTTCTCCTGCACCTAGTGTAGCTGGATTTCCCGAAGTCGCAGATCTTTTTATTCTAACAATTGCTGCCATCTTTGTCTCCTATTAAAATTCTCCTGAATCGAGTTGTTGTCCCTCGTTCATTAATTTGGTTGTCTGCCACTTATTCGTAGCAGTTTTGTAAATGAGGATTGAACCATTAGCCAAGCCATCAGTCGTAGTATCTACATTCTGTGCTTGTTCTAAATTAACAGCAGTACCACTTTCTCCAGCAACACCTACAGTAGATACAGTTGCTTGATTTACAGTACCAGTTGTTACACTGCTACTTGTCTGAGTTCCAGTAGTTGGAACTGTAGGATTAGTTCCTTCTTGTGTTGCTATGGTACTTTTTACATCAGGCATTTTATCTCGTGACCTCTGGTCTAATTGTCATTAATCCTTCTACTGCTCTTGTTGTAGTATTAGTTGAATCTAATACATTTACATCATAAACATATCTTCCAGCTTTTATTCCAGCAGTAGTTGCAGCTGACAAAGTTATAGTACATACACCACCAACTGCATTAGTTATAGCAGTAGTAAATGTAGCAGTAGCACTCGAACTAGTATGATCTTTTCTAGCTTGAGCAGTAATAGTTGCACCAGTTAAATTTTTTGCTGTTCCAGCAGTATCTACAACACTTAGTTGTAGAGTAAAATCTGTTCCTTGGTCAACAAATATATCTGTAATGGCAGCCATTAAGTTCTCCTCACCGACTATTTAGTTAATTAGACAGTTCGCCAACCAGCTGTACCACCGATAAAAATGTATTCTTTTGAATCGTATTCAGATGATAAGGTTTGATTGGCAGTATTACTATTAATTTTTCCACCATTGGGATTTACAATACAGTTGTTTGTATCCCAAGTACCATATGCATCAGATAGATAGATTGTATCCCCAAGACTTGGAGATGCAGGAAATGTGACAGTCACACTGCCAAGAGTAGTATCTACAAAATAATGCTGAGTTGCTGCAAGAGTTTGTGCAGTAGTAATTACACTCGTGTTTGTTTTAACTGATTGTCGAATTGGAGTGGTAAGTTTTGCGTGAGTAATACTATTATCAGTGACATTTTGTATTGTCAATTCTTTTCCTAGATATACACAATACAAATCTACAGTGTTTGCTAATGCACCACCTGCTATATTAATAGTAGTGCCACCATTAGATAAGGTATAACCAGTTCCAGGTTTTAGGACAACACCATCTTTAACAACTAATAATGCTTCTTCTCTTGGTGCTGGAAAGTTTAATCCGAAATTAACATCTGCTCCATTTGTAGCAAAGGTTTGTTTTTCGAAACTTCCAAATTGAATTTCTCTACCGAGATATGCCATATTCGAGTCCTCTTATGTTTGTGACTCTTTCCATGATAATTTACCAGACACGATGAATGGCGATGCCGAACTAATATCCGATGTATCTTTCGCCTGTATCGCAAGAGTCATTAAGTCAGGTCCAGCTGGGAATACTGAGTCTCCACCCAGAATACTATTACCCATATCAATCAAGGCAGTTAAGTCAATGTTCAATGAACCAGCAGAAACTGATTGCGAGAACACCACAGTACCTTGTTGAACAATATCACCTGTATCATGTGAAATTAATTGTGAAAGGGCAGGAGTCTGAACATTCGTGTAATCTAATTTAGATGGTAAACCATTCAAGATAAAGAATGCTGTTAAGTCTTTATTTGTTGTCACACCTGCGTTGTTAAGTGATAATATCATTCTGTTGATAATTTCTTTCTGACCAATAGAACCTGTTAAACCTGAGTCAACTGATGGTGCTAATCTAATAGAGATTAGTGGATGCGGTCGAGTCATATCAACTGCTCCTGCTCCATAAGCATTCTCACCAACTGTCATTGTAACACCAGATGTTATGTTTGGATAAGTAGCAGTTTCAGGTGCGTTAGAAGTAGCAGGATAAGAAGTAAATACTTTTGAGTTTGCTCCATCTACAACCACCTGTGTTATATAAGATAGTGCACTAGTTGGTAATCTTCCTTCAGCATCTTTAATCAACTGACCCACTGTCACTGATTGTGCTTCAGCTTGTGAACAAGGTACAGCATAAACATACACCCTCTTATTATCTAGAGTCACTAGATCGAAAGTTGATACTGCATCAGAAGTAAAGGTAGTTGATGCACCAGCTTTAAATACCATTGGTTTACTATTAGCTGAGAACAAGTATGCCTTATCATCATCAAAGGTACCATCCATTATGATAGAAGTACCGAAGTGGAACAAGGTAGGAGCTGAAGATGGTGCGTCACCATTCTCAATCTCATATCGTCCAGGCAAGTTTCCTGATCTAAAGTATGATTCGTTTAATCTGTTGTTATGGATAAATTCATGGTTATAATGAACATGACCATCTCTATCTTTGAAACCAAATCTAATTTTACCAGCACCATACCAAGAGTAATCCGCATAACCCATTTGGATTTTGTGAACATTCAAGTTAAAACCAGTATCGCCTAATCCATCACATGGATCAACATTCCAGTCTTCTTGTGCTACTTTAACATCGATAGTTTTTGTAATTTTAACATTGGTAGCAGAAACACCTTTATAAGCAGGTTGTACAATCATCCTTTGGTCGGAGTCAACAGCAACAACCTGATAAGATTGTCCCCTGATTGATACTTTATTTCCTGCAGCCAACTGAGTAGTGAACGAAGTAGTCGTACCTGTCACAACTTGAGAGTTAGCAGTAGTGTTAATTTTACCAGAAATCTGTAGAGTAGAAGATCGTCTTACACAATATAGTTTCTGACCATCGTACTCATAGAAGAATCCATTTTGGTCATCAAACATACCAGCTCTAACAAACGAGTCATTCCAAGATTCTCTATAATATTCTGGGAATCCTGCAGCTTTAGTTTGCGTAATAGTACCAGCAGCAACATAAGTATAAGTTGTTGCGTTAGGAACACTTGCTACTTGGAATGTACCAAGATATAAGTTTTCTCCTAGTGTCACTTCAGCACCCTCGATTGTAATTCTATCTCCTACAACTAAGTTATGTGGCTCTTGTGTAATAGCTGTGACAGTATTACCAGTTGAAGCATAAGTTAGTGAAGATAAAACTTTAGCAGGTGAGAAGTTAATAGCGAATGAGTTTTGAATACCTTTACCAGACTGATATCTAAAGTATTTACGAGACTGTCTAACAATCTTACTGTTAGGTGAAGTTCCCGCAGTAATATCTACACCACCATCAAACGATTTGTGTAGTGCGAATCCATCAGGTCGTAGTGATAGCTGAGTAATTTTAAAGTATTCAACATCTGTACCAGCTCCTGGGAATGTTTCTTGAATTCTCATTTTCTCATCAGTCATAACTGCGTCAACAGTAAATGCTCTGATTAAATCATTTACAACAATATAGATATTATCAAATCTCTTATAATCTTTTAAGAATGTTGTTGTTACACCTGTGACCATATTGCCACCATTGTCTATTGATACAGTACCATCTGCTTTTGTCATTTTAACTAATGAAGCAGTTGTAAATGTATGAGTACCACTCGTAGCAGTTAAGTTAAGTGCAGTTCCTGCAATCGCTGATGCGTAAGAGGAAGCCAACTGAATATCTTGTGAATTGTTTGCTATAACATAAAGTTGAGATACATCAGTAAATACTCCAATGTCAGCATTACCACCATTGTTATATGTTATTTGCTCTCCAGGATATAAGTTATGTGGAACATATGGAGTTGAAGTACCCAGTGTCACTTTATCTGTGGAACTATTTACTTTCGTACTTCCATTAAATGTTATTGTTCTACTTGGAATCTGGAACTCTGAACTTAGTGTAAAGGTCGTAGCAGTTGGAACTGAAGCAATACCATACACACCATCGTATGCACCTTCGTTTGCAGCCAATTCAAATAATTGTTCACCAGCACCAGCAGAAGATAATATTACATCACCAGATGCAGCAGTCACTGAGAATCTTATTTCCCACCAGTTAGACATACCTTGTACAGAGAAGTTTACCTGAGAGGATGGACTTACTGTCACTGATATTGATTTTGGAGAACCAGTTAATAGGTTTGAAATATTTTTAGAACCAAACGAATCATCAATTAAGAATTGGTTTGTATCCTGACCACCAGTAGCACCAATTCTATATACATCTCCATCAGAGAATGTTAAGTCAACATACTCGTTGGTGTTTCTGAAGTCACCTCTATACTGTACCTGAGTAATAGTAGCAGTTGAAGGAGTAATTCCTAGAGGTGTTTGGATGTCCACAGTAAACGACTGGGACGCATTATTCGAAGTAGACCCAAAGGCACTAGTTGTAGCAGAACCACTTCCAGAGGACAAGTTTGGATCTTTAATGATGAGTCTAGAATCGTTTAAGTATTGTAGAGTATAGTTAGAACCACCTGTTAAGCCACCGATAACTGTACCTGAAGTAGAGTAAGTGGATAAATTACCACCTGTTAATTTGTGGTTTGAAATATAAATCGAGTTATAAGTTGTATTTGGTGTTGCTGTAGCAACTGTAAATGTCTCAGGGAATGCTGATATATCATCAGTATTCGGTGATTGAGAAATCTGTAATCTGAAATAGTCAGCTGATATAACTGTTATGTTTGCATTAAACTGCGAAGAAGTAATAGGAACATTGTTTCCTGAAGAATCAACAAACTCAAATCTGTTAGTAGAAGAATAAGAGTTTACAGTAATAACAGCAGAATTACCATCAATAAAGTTATGCGATTGAGCATAGATAGTATTTCTATATGAAGTTAATTCGTTTGCAAAACCATAATAAACATGGGTACTATTAGAAGAATAGTTTTCTGCATTAGAATCATTTTGGTTTACAGTAAGAATACCAGAAACAGCAGATGCAGTAGCTGCACCAGTTTGTCTTAGAATACCTGTACCGAATCTAGCTGGGTCATTACTATTTGCATAGTTATCAGCAGAAGTACCTGAAGATCCTCCAGAAGTTCTACCAGTAAAGGCAAATAATTTAGAACCTTGTGAACCACCAAGACCGAAGTTATTATTACCAGCAGCAAAGTCAGCACCAGAGTGTGCAGTATTCATTGAAGTTGGTAGTTCGTCAGTAGTTGCGTAAAAAGTTAATTGATAATCTGTAGTCACAGTACCAGCTTTATCAGTTTCAATAACTGAAGAAGTTGGAGTATATGAAGTTGTTAAATAGAAGTTAGATCCTTGTTGGTAAATACAACGAGTCACATCAGCATTTGGATAAATGTTTCCTGAAGAAGCACCCACACCACCAACAGTTATAGAATATGCATTAGCACCTAGTCCTAGATAGTTTCTAGCTTGAATTGATACAGCAACTGTTTCATCAGAATCATTTAAATTACCATTATAATAGATTCTTGTTAATGTTGCTTTAATAGGTGTATAACCTGAAGTTGTAATACTGAAGTTAAATGATTGTGTATTAGTAGTATTCTGAGTTGGCTGTGCGTTTTGGAAAGCTCTATCAGTGACTAAGTTTCTTTTGTAGAAAGCAGTATATCTGGCATTACCATTGTTTCCTTCAATTTTATATACTAGTGTTAATCTTGGATGACCTCTAGTAAAATCAAAAGAAGTTAAATTCATTCTTGAACCAAGAGTACCATAGTCAGAATATAATTCGATTGTATTTGCATCAACAACATTTACATAGTAAACTGTACCATCTACTAAGCCACCATTTGTTTGACCTCTAATTTGAGTTTGGAAAACCAAAGCAGCATTATCAGTAAAGCCATGACTTGTCCAAGTAATTCTATCAGAACCTGTATTAATCATTGAGGAAGCAAGATACTTATTATAAGTTCCTTCCCAGTCCCAAGTGACCACAGGGAATTCCTGAGCACCACCACCACCGATAGAGGTAGTAGCATCAACAGTTGTAGTAGTTGTAATTGTAGCACGAGTATCAACCCATGGGTTTCCATCAGGTGCGTTTCCACCATTAGCAGTAGGATCTGCAATTCTTAAGTTTTTCGGACCAACTGTTTGTCTTAAATAAACTCTCGTACCAGCTTTAAGTCCATGAGTTTGAGCAGTAGTCACTGTCATTGTAGATGGATTAGCACCATTCGTTTCAATAGCAGTACTTGTTAAATCTACATTTAAGTTAGATCCCTCGAAAAATTTAGCAGGGATAACTGAAGTATATGAACCTGAAATAGTTGCACTAGATTCTGCAGCATTATCCATTTCATAAAAGAATTCTAAACTGTTTGTTAAACCAGATACTAAGAAGAATCCATCTGCAGCATTCAGAGTCGTACCCTGTACTAGAATTGGATCTCCTAATGTTAGACCATGGTTAGCAGTAGTTGTCACTTTAACTTGCTTAGAGTTAAGTGTTGTCACAACAGCTGATAATTGTTCAATAGGAACATCACCTGATTGTGAATAAATTGTTGGAATATTTAAAACTGTTTGAAGTGTTTCCCACTTTGAAGATTGTAATCCATACTCAAAGTCAGTATCAATTAAGTTTTCAGGATTTGAAACTCTTAATTTATTAACAGGGTCGAGCATCGCTTCTTCGAACCCTTGTCTAGCAAAATCTGTTTCGTAAAATATTTGTAATCCGTGTGCGTTCGTCACACCAGCTGAGGATAAATCTAAAGTCGTAGTGAATGTAGTAGTATCTGCTGTGTAATTGAAAGAATAATTTGACAGTCCTGTAGCAGGATCTGCAAAGTTATATAAAATTGTGTTATTATTAATATCAGTAATTAATAGCAACCTTACTGGTTGAATAATTCCTGGCACAGTAATCTGATTCTGAGCAGCATTAATTGAATAACCAGTTGCGATGAGTTTTTTTGCCATTTATTTTTCCTATAAATTAAATTTGGTATCTTCTATTACCACTTGTTTCTTTATACATTCCCTCTTGAGTGAAGATGGAGAAGGCATCGCCCTCATCACCTCTTATTCTCAATGGTTCGTCATATACATAAGAGTTTATCTTGTTATATTTAGGTACTTTTTTTCCATTAATCTCAAGATTGTCACTGTAGCCGAAAAAGAATTTTCCCATTTCTGGCTCAACAACAAGCTCGGAACCAAGATCTAAATCGTAATCAGTATCAAATCCTGAAAAGTTCCCAAAAGCATAATTGTCACCTTCCCAAATAAACATGTCCTTTGGATCAGAACAACAATAAAATAAGCTCTCTTCACTAGCAGTTCGCAAAAGAACATGAGTATAACTAGCAACTCTTTCACAAACTTCTAAAGGAGGAATTGGTTTTCCTAAGTAATCAACTCTTCCTAACTCTGGCTTCATTGCCGAAATACCTTGTTGAAGTATTCCATAATGAAACTTTGCTCCTGGTCCCATAGTGCCTAAGACATTTTTTTCTTCGTCTAGGATTTCTATGAACCCAGTGTGTACGCAAGTTAGTGTACACTTTTCAATATTTGGTATTCCTATAACACCAGTCTGACCTTTTTTGCCAGTAGCTTTTGTCACCATGAAATTTTGTTTTGCTCTAGTAGCAATAATTTCCCAGTTCCACTGGTCGTCTTCCTGCACTCTTATGTGCACGATGTTATCCTCCCAAGCCGATACTCAGTGCGACAGATATTGCTTGCGAATTATATACATCCCAACTAGTACCATTATAAATTTCAGTTTTGTCAACATCAGCATTATATCTTAGATCTCCTTTTTTAGCAGGAGATGGTCTATTTGCTTGAGTACCGATAGGAAATCTAAAAGACTCCCCTTGTAGTGAAATATTCTTTTCTAAACTTTGACCTTTTACTCTTGATATTGGCATTTTAATTCCTCTTATACCCTATTTAGTTTATTAAGCACTTCTATAAGTACCTGATCCAATCAGGTGTGAAGCATCAGTAAAATCAGCATGGGTTGCTGTAGTGTATTCACCATCAGTATCTCTTTTAAATAATTTTAAAGACTGGGAACCACCTTCTATTCTACCCATCATACTTGTTACACCAGAAGCCATTCCTTCAAACCAGATAGGAATGATAGCATCTCCTGAAGCATTAGCCACGATTGGTAATACTATTGCTGCATCTCCTGTAGAAGATCCTTTAGCAGTAATAGTCATTTCCATATTCAGCATAACTATATTTCCAACTTTAGTAAAGTATGTTGTATTTACAGCTGTCGCTCCAGCATTCATACCAACTTGAGCACCACCAAATCCCATGGAAGTTGCTAATGTACTTTCTCTGTAGTCATCTAGAGTTTGTGCGTTAGCTGAAGCATTTTGTGATGGTGGAAATTTAATATTTCCTGAAGTAGCAGCAGACATATCTAACTCTGCACCTAATACTAATTGAGCATTAATACTTTGAGAAGTACCTGCGTTAGATGCGACTGGAGTATATCCTAAAGAACTCGCCACAGCATCAGATGCCAGCTTCGTACCTGTAATTGTGTTATTGGCAATCTTAGTGCCTGTCATTGTTAAATCTCTAAATGCGGAGTCAGTTAATGTACCATCTACAAATGCGTTTCTAGATACAGTGCTGAATCCTAAATGCAATACTGTCACAGTCACACCAGCTGATAATGGTGTCACTAGTGTTAGTGTCGTACCACTTAAACTATAATGAACTGTATCTGTTTGCACCGAACCATTAATGATAACTAATATCGAAGAAACACTTGCTGGTGTTTTCGATAATGTAAATACTGATTGTGAAGCTGTAGATGTAAATTTATCTACAGTAAATGTTTTTAAATTTGTTGCTAGTGTATCTTCAGTGACAGATCCAGCAGCAGGAATATTTTGGAAACTTGAACCACCTAAGTGATTGATGTATAAATTTTCTCCAGGTCTTGGAACACCATTAAAGAATAATCCTTGATTTGGTAAAGTTGTGACAGCATCTACAGTAAATGTTGCTTCATCTCCTACAAAGGTAAGATCTAATTCTGCTTTTACTCCAAAAGTATATGCAGAACTATTAATAGCAGTAGTACCATTAGCAACTTTTAAAGTCAAAGATGTATCAGATTCTATACTTAAAACAATACCAATAGGATTGGTTCCAATAAATAAACTATTCCCTGTTGCCAGTTGACTTGTGAATGTAGTATTAGTACCAGTCACAGTAGCAGAATTTGCTGCAACAGCAACAGTACCTGCACCAGCTGTAGGTGCAACACCACCAGTAGTAATAAAGATTGATGGTTTTGATGTATAGCCAGAACCAGCTTCTGTTAATGTCACACCTGTGACAGCACCACTTCCATCTACACTTGATATACTTGCTGCAGCTTGTAGACCACCTGAGGTGGCATTTTCAATTGCTATGCTAGTAGTCGTAGAGTCATAGTTAGCTCCACCAGAATCTACTGCGATAGAAGCCACACCTCCATCAGAATTTAATGTGGCAGTAGCAGTTGCGTTAGCACCACTTGCTGAAGAAGTAATTGTGACAGCAGGTGCAACTGTATAACCCTTACCAGCTTTGGTGACAGTAATTTCTTGAACAGCACCAGCTGATGAAATAGAAACAGTAGCAGTTGCTCTTTCGTTTCCTGCAATATTTGGAGCACCAATAAAAATTGTATCAGTGGTAGCATAACCTGAGCCACCACTTTGTAAAATAGAAATACCAGTAATTGTACCAGTAGTATATGTTATTACATCGTCATTATGTTTTTCTTGTGTATCAATACCAGCACTTGGGTTTGGAATATTTAATGTAAATCCAGAAGCAGCAGTTGGTGCAGCTCCACCACTAGTAGCAGCAACAACATCTAATATTCCAGTTGATGCGTCTGTGACTAAGAATGTATTTGCACCTTGTGTGACTAAATCTCCACGAGCAGGTTGTGAAGCACCTGTCGCTAGTGCCAAACTTGAATAAGTTAATCTATAAACATCTTGTATAGTGTATGCATTTACTGGTTCTTGTATTACATTTCCAAGAACAACTTGAACATTAGATTCAAATGCTCCAGGAACAAGTTGACTTAATTTATATGCTCTAGTATTACCATCACACTCAAACTCATCTCTAGGACGAGTAAGTGTAGTGGTTGCATTAATTGTTTGTGAACCAATATATGACATAGTTTATTTCCTATTATACATCTTCAAGTACTGAAGCAATTACATCTATTGATGCTGCTGCATTACTCTTAGCTTTTAAAACTTCGTTTGCTTCTAAAATTATTTTCTGGTTAGAAATTACCTGTAGAGTACCACCAGTTGGGACAGGTGCGTTCTTTACAATGTAATATTCTTGTCCGCCAGAATCTATAAAGACATCAGTAGTTATTGTAGCAGATGTAGTGTTGCACACATCGCATTCTATTACGATGCTTTGCTTTAAGCTGGGAGTCGTATATATAGTGACAGCAGAAGTCCCAACATCTTTTGCTAATCCATTTTTAAAATCATTTGCCATGAGTTTTCCCTTTTCTTAAAGACTAACCAAGTGCAATACTAATTGCTATTGAATAATCTCTTGCGTTATTTACTGAAGAAACTAAATCAGCTTCCCCATTTTGTAATAGTGCTAAGTCACCAATCTTATTTTCTTGATTGTTGCCCTTAGTAATATTCAAATTTGTTTTGACTCGCCACTGGTCGAAAGTTTCGCTTTGACTTACTACCACGACTGCAGCTTCTAATGCCATTATTTATCTCCTGTTAGTTTAATTAACATTTTTTTAATATCTGATATATCATCTTTTAAAGTATTTATTTCATTTTTCATAGCTTCTTTTTCAGCAAGTTCTGCTATTTTACTTTTTTGATGTTCTTTATATCTATTGTAAGCAGTAGTATTCGTATTAATTATTGCTTTACTATGCTCATCCTTTTTTAAATCTGGTTCGCCTTCAATTTTTGTTCCTACAAACATACTCACCTCTAACTATGTGCGATTAATCTAAATGCCTGAACTTTCGGAACATAAGTTGTATCTGTAGATTTCATTACAATTTTAACAACCACTTTCGTAAAGTCAGGAATATCGTTTACTATAATATTTCTTTCTCTAAAATTCTCACCTGAATCTTTTGATGCTACATTAAATCCACTATCTATCCAATTAAGTGTATCTGGATTAGTATCTCCAGAGAATGCTTTATAGTAAACATCTATATCAGTGGACTTAGGAATATAAGCATCAAAGGTAATATTTAATGCATCAGCTGGATTAGCAAGCTCTAGTGTTCTAGTTATATAGTTTGCTAAATTAGTAGCACCAACTGGAGCAGTATCAGAAACAAACTCTTCCATAGTAGAGAAGTTCCAAGTAGAAGCAGAAATATCTTTTCTTATTACAATATTTTTTGCAGTAAGTGCAGTTGTTGCATTAGCAGCCAATGCTATGTTTGTACCATTTACTGATGCGACTGTACCAAGAATAGTTTTATTAAATACTTGTACACCACCAACAGTAGCAAGCGAACCTGGACCATCAGCATCTTCTACAACTAGTATATCACCAGCTACAAGTTTTCCATCAACAGAACCAGATGCTGTCACATTAATTGAACTTGTTGCTGCTGTCACAGTAAATCCTGCAACTTGCTCAGTAAAGTTTTGAGCAACATCAAGTTTAATATCATTCGCTTCACTGAAGCTGAAGTTTGAAGTTTTATTAATTGTGACTTTATCTAATTCTTCGTTTCCACCGAATGGTAGCGTGTCAGCAGTAGTGCTAACTGATTCTACATCAATAGCACCATTTAATTCTGAGTGAATATTTGTTAAGTATAATTGACTTCCAGCAATAACATTGTCAAGTAGATTATCAATCGCATCTATATTTGACTCAACACCTTTTGCTCCATGTTTGAATGTAATAACTGGATCAGAAGTAATTTGGAAAGTAGAAGCAGTAGAAACTTGAGCAGTGTTAGCACAAAGTGTTATGCTCGTATTACTACTGATTGTTTTTACTCTACCTAATGCACCAGCACTAGTTGTTAATGTATCGCCAACTGAAACTTGTGTTGTGAATGAAGTACCTGAACCAGTCACAGTAGGACTAGCAGAAGTTGTAGATACAGTTCCTGTTCCTGAACTTGTAGATAATGCTAATCCAATATCACCAGTATTAATTAATTTTTTCTGGTCAATAGATGGAACATTTATAGCAGTACTTGAACTGTCAACTAAATTAGAAATTGCATATCCCCCAAGTTTTTGTAAGTCAAGAATTGGTGAAACATTTTTATTACTTGTACTCATCGTAGCATTAAATGTTAATGTCGGAGTTTTAATTAGTGGAGTTGATGATACAGTAGTTTGGTTCTCAAAACTTTTAACAACTTTTCTATTTTCAAAATTATAAGTTGCGTTTGGAACAATAGGTTTATCTCCACTTGCAGTTCCTGCTAGACTTGTAGAATTTACAGTGTACGCAAGTTTACAATCATCGAAATCTAAATCTTCTGTTTTAAGATATAAAGCATCAGCAGTAAGTTGTCTAGATGCCATTACAACTGAACCACCATATCTACCAGTAATAAAGTCAGCAGTTGTTCCATCTAGTATATCATTATTTTGTGCGTCAACTGTTTCTAAGTCAATTACATAAGAATCTTTTTGTAGTCCATTTGTTTGTATAGTGTGAGCACCATTTAATAAATCTTGACTCGCACCTAGAGTAGTAGAGTTTGCTCCATATAATCCATTGGCAACTCCAGATATCATTACTATATCGTTTGCTGAGAAACCATGGTTTCTTTGATGTACTCTAACTAATTCTGAACCATTAGTAAATTGGAAAGGATCTTTATTAAGTAGTTTTGTTTCAGCAGGGTTTGCTTTTAATTGAACTACTCCATTTGTATCAGCAGTAAACGATGCTTGGTTTAAATTAAATTTAAGATCTAGTAAAGGATTTATTTCAAACTCTCTAGAGTTTTGTGATAAGTAAAGCGAACCAGTTAGTGGCTGAATGCCTACAATGTTTTCAGTAAGTAAATCAGTTCCACCTAATTCAGAAATATATGCTTCGCATCCTGGCTCATCAACTTTACATACTAGAGCATAACTTTCATTTTCTTGTAAATAAATTGGTGCTTTAAATTTAAAGTTGGTTGCCACAGATCCATTTGTACTAGTAGTTATATCTGCAGGTTGTAATATTACTTGAGAGAATGGAAGTATCTTAGTAGAAGGCACTTCATTATCAGTAGTTCTAATTTCTACATAGATTGGTCTTTCACCTGCTTGCTTAAAGTATAAGTCAACAGATGTAACAAATGCACCACCATCAGATTGAACAACGAAAGTTTGAGCGAGAGGATCATGACCTTGACCACCTCCATTGCCACTACCTCCGCCACCTCCTCCTCCTCCGCCAGCAACACGGATTCGGTTAGAAGAAATTAATCTGTTTGAAACAGAAGATCTTCTAATAGGTTGAGATTGGAATAGTCTATCTTCAACGAAACTTAAATTTCTTGAAGAGACAACAGTTCTTTCTTTTGCTAACTGCATACCATTAGCAGTAAATAATGCTGAACCAAACGAATCAAAGTCTGCATCAGTATTAGAAATATTATCAGAAAGTTTTATACTTCTTTCACCAGTTCTATATCTACCAGCAGGAATATAAAGAACAGCATTCAATGCTCCCTCTTTATCTGATACTATACTTCCACCAGTAGCTTTCATTGTAGGAGCAGTAGTGCTTACTGTACTTCCATTAATAGATGTTAGTGTAAGAGTATTCTTAGCACCTAATCCAATGTCAGCAGTACCTGTGACTTGTTCAGAAACAGCGAAACCATTTTTAACATTTGTGACATGTACATCTCGTACAGTAGCAGAATCTTTTACACCAGCATAAGATATAATTGCTGAAGCAGTTAGTCTTTGTAATTTACCACCATCAGTTCCAGTATAAGCAGAAGTTCTTGCATAAGAATCGAATGCTGAAACATTTGTACCATCTAGATTTGCTAGAGTAATAGTAGTTCCTGACACTGCAGTAATTTTAAAGTATTTTCTATTTAATTGTTTTGAGTGATTGCTTCCAAGAGTAGTAATAGTTGAAGATATATTTTGTTCTATATCTCTATTGTTAGTTGCGTTAGTTCCTCTTGTAGCATTTAAGTTATATAAGAAAACATGATGTCCTGGATTTAAACCAGTAGCATCTTGAACTGTTAAGTTAAAACTTGGTGCACCATCAGCAGAAGTAATATGAGTAATCGTATCAATTCTTGCTGCAGTGTGAGTAGCATTTTTAATTACATCACCAAAGTTAAATGCGTTTACAATTTTACCATCGTAAGCTCTAGCAGGATCGTCTGCTAATAATCCAGTTGATAATTTTTCTGGTTCAAGGATAGGTGTAGTTGTACTAGCAACCTGTGTGACTTTAAATATGTCAGATGGTTTTACATAATTGGTATCAACTCTTTCACCATCAATGAATACAAAATATTGAGAATTAGGTTTAGAGTTTCTAGCATCAATATTAATTACCTCATCTTTAATGTAAGGTATGTATGACATGTCAACAACTTTGTCACCATAGTTTTGTGAGTTAGTTGTTGTAGATATAGTAGTTCTTGTACCACCTCTTGTTCTGTTTCCTGTTTCAGTAGTAGTCACAGATTGGAAAGTATTGGTAGTTTGGAACTGACCAGATCTAGTGGTACTAGAGAATGCTCCTCCAGCTTGACTTGAAGAACCAGTCCAGTTATCTGCCCACTCATTCCAGTTAGTACCAGTGACTCCAGTTTGTTCAGCTAAGAATCTAATAGCATCTGAGTTATTATCATCTTGCACTGTAAGGTCTGGTCGTCTATCTACATCTTTCCAGATACTTGACTCTGGGAATAAGTTTACTTCAACTTTATAAGCACCGATCTTATATGGGTTTACATCAAGAGCTCTAGTAGCATTTGGATTGCTTACCATACTTGTCTCAGTATATGGAAGTGTTATTAGATCTCCAGTTTTAGTATATCCTCTTGTTGCTCTTTGAGTAGTGTTTGAAATATTTTCTATAACTGTTAATACATCTGTAAAGTGAGCTGGTCTTAGTGTTCTGTTTTTCTTATCTATAGAAACATTATAATCTTCTGACTTAACATTACCTACACCATGACCAGTAAAGTCATCAACTACAAATCCATTTTTAAATCTATCTAATCCAGTAGCAGCATCTTTTATTGCTGTTGATTTTGTATCTTTTTCTAGTAGTGATAATGAAGTATAATATTCTAGATTTTTAATTCTACTTTCAAGAGCACCAATATCTCTCATAGTATATCTTCTATTATCTCTTTGATAAACTTTTACATCTCCAACTTTTTTAGTGTATGGTGGAATTTTCATAGTAGCAAGTACCAATCCTTGTTTAGGATCTTCTGGTTCTTGCGGAGTTTCAGCAGGTTGTCCTGCTACTATTTGAATAGTGCCTTTACTTGATATTGAAACTTTATCCCATCTACCAACATAGAATGCAACTGGTGTTGTTAAGTCTGTACCAATCTTAGGTATCTCAGGAGAAAATGTATTAGAGCCTGAAATAACTGGACGATAATCTACAGTATCATGTAAATCAATAGTTGTAGTATTTCCTGATTCGTCTTGGTATTCGAAACTTGGAATATCTGCATAGTCAATTGCTGAGTAAGAATCAACTGAGAAGAAGTTTCCTGAACCAGTATAAGCAAAATATCTATAAGTGACTTTTATTGCTCCAGTAGGAACTGGTGCACCAGACTTTAATCTTAGTCTTGCTTTTTGATAGTGAGTTAATCTTTGTCCTGAATCTAATTCGTAGTTTGCTGTAATATCTACAGCTGTCACATCAGAGTGAGCAGTAAAGTTTCCTGGAACCATAGTCACTGATGTAATATCAATACCATCAGCATAAGATAATTCTATTTCAGGTTTTACAACATTTGTTTTTCCAGTAAATACTTCAGCAGATGTAGATCGTACTTTTGTTTTTTCAGTTGCTGCAGCATTTACTTGAAGAACTGAAGTGTATAATGTACAGGATGTACCATTTGTTCCTGCAGCAATCGTCACTTCTTTTCTATTAGCATCATCATCGAAAGTAATATCAGCAGCAGATATATTAATTACTGCTCCAGTATCATTTCTGATTAATGTATAGTTAGATAATTCTGTATCAGATAAGAAAGTTTCATTAACATTACTTAATGTCATAACGAAATCTCCACTACCTGTGGTTGTATTAGTATTCACTCGTCTTACAGTATGAATAGTTTGTTCTAATGTATCAGTAGCATTACTTGAGTCAAAACCTTTTAATGATTTTGTAAATTGGAATCCTGTTGGGTATAGTAGTGAATTATATTGTGGCTCTTTTAATTGAGCACGACCTAGAGATATTGATACTCCAGTTAATCCAGTATTATCTGAGTTAGATGGTCTTTGTACTGTAGCAGATATTTGACTTGCAATAGCTGTCACGAAACCAACAGTTTGTCCAGAGTGTACTATTGCGTCTCCAACTTTTAATTCGTTTTGAAATAATGTACCAACACCAGTCATAGTAGCAGCAGTTCCACCACTTTGTGCTGGTAGTGATATAGATCCTGATAAATTAATTGGATCGCTATCTGCACTAGGATCTACTTCTGCGTAGAAATCTGCAGTACCTGTTATTGCTCCATTACTTGAACTAGCAATCCAAGTGACATCACGAGCGAACGATTTTCCTTCGTTCATTGAAACATTAAATAAACTTGTTTTAAATGTTGGTGAAGAATATGAACCATTATGTAATTGGAAACTTCTAATGAAAGCAGTACCAACTAATCCTGAATAAGATGAGAGTGCACTTGTTGGTGCACTATAAGCTGATACACCTGAACTTAACCATGCAGCTCCACTAGTATCAAATAAAAATACTTTTTCAAAACTATTTACAGCTGGTGCTTTACTAATATTTCTAGCAATAAAGTAATTACCTATTGAAGTTCCTACAGGCTGACTTGCTTCTCTTATAACTGAATTGTTTTCGCTTGTAGTTCCACCAACAGTAGTTGGTCTAGATTTATCAACAGCATAATAAGTTGTTTGAGTTGCCTCAACTTCGAATCCTTCAACATATGCTTTTCCAGGATCTACTACAACAGCAAACTTATCTGTATCGCCATAAGTAGCAGTAGCATCATAAGATGATGATGTAGTTCCAGGAGATGCTTGATAAACACCTACCCCAGATCCATCATCTAAATGTTCTTTGATTGATAATTTGAATTTGTTTGTTTCGTAAGAACCTGACTCATCAAAAGTTCTTCGTGCTAAAGTTTTTTCTAACTCAGCATAACTTGCTCTTTCAACTTTTTGTTGAGTGATACCATCTTTAACTCTAATCAACTCAACAAATTTAATTGAGTCAGTACCAGTTAGTGGAAGTCTTTTTAATCCTAATGATATTTTATATCTATGAGCTCCAGGTGCAGCAAAGTTATTTGTGCCTTGGGCATTATCGTTAAGAGTAGTATCTTCCTCTGGAGTCACTACATCTTCTGTGACTTCAAATCCTACTCTATTAGATGGGGTTGTATCAAATCTTGATATGTATAAATGGATCTCAGCATTTTGTACAAAGAATCCATCTATGTAATAAATTCCTTCTCGTACTTCTACTCTATATGATTTACCAAGTACATCAGTTGATGCGTTCTCTGTATAAGTTGTACCAACATTACCATTGTCACCAAACGATTTGATTGTGACTTTAATGTCAGTTGCTTGGTTAGCAGTAAGTCTGAAGTTTGTAGTTGTACTATTATCAACAGCAGTTGCAACGATCTCTTCACCAGCAACAAACTTTTTAGTTGTTCCTGATGTACCTGAGTCCATCATAGTAAAGTGTAGCGATGGTATCGTACTATCGCCAGCTACCATACAAGAACATTCTGAAGTATCTTCTACTAGAGCTTTCGCTCCAGAAGTTTGACCAGTAATTATTTTATCTTTAAATTGAGTTAGATAGGTTGTGACAGCATCTCCATCTTGTAAGTCATTCAACTTCATGAAGTTTACTTCACTGTTCACATTTACAGATCCAGGAATAACCATACTTCCATTTTCGAAAATATGGTTTCCAAATCTTGAGACCTGTCGTTGTAAGATTGTTTGAAGAGTAGTTAGCTCTCTTGCTTGTACTGAATATCCAGGACGAAATAGTACACGCAAGAAATCTTTACTAGTATCATAATCATCGTAGTATGGACTTACATTGAAATTTATTGTCATCTATCTTTTCTCTTTTTAGTTAGTGATTGAAGTTGTAGTCATATAGACTACTTATAATTACATCTCAACGATGATTTTTATATCTTCTATCTGGTCGCTTGCTCTGTTAATCGGTCTACGATTTTCTACATATAACATATCTCCACTATCAGGTTGAACTTCTGGGTTGTTTAAAGTAGCACTTGTGAAAGTAATACCTGTTGCCGAACCAGCAGCATCATTCATTGTGACAGTTTCTGCAGACTGAAAGTTTACTCCAGTTGGATTATCAGTAGCAGTTTGGATATATCTAATTGTAGATGTACCTGTGTCAATAGAAATAATTCTACCAACAGCATTAGAAGTACCACCAGCAAAAGTTCTATCAACAACTAACGATCCACCAGAGAGTGAAGTGAAAGTCATAGATTTAGTTGAACTCAATGTAGTAGCAGTAGCAGTCACAGTTCCACCAAAGTTGTATGGATCTCTAACTAATGTAATTCTTCTGTAATCGTTATCAACTGGAAAGTCTCCAGTACCATCTGCATATTCTAAACGAACATTCATCATGGCATAGAAAGCACCTAACTCTTCTTCAGCATTCGCACCATGTCCACCTTTTGGTGATATGATTGCAGATGCAGCAGCAGCAGATCCGCCACCACCTGAAAAAGAAACATTAGCAAAAGTATAACCAGAACCACCATTAGTCACAGTAATACCTGTGACAGTATTTGTACCACTATCATAAACTGCATCAGCAGCAGCACTTGAACCATCACCAGTAATTGCGACAGTTGGTGCACTTGAATAAGATGTACCATTGTTAGTCACAGTGATATGTTCAATCTTACCATCAACTGCAGCTTGCTCAACTAGATATTGATTGTAGTAAGGATCAGTAGATCCTGGATTGGTTATTACTTTTTTTGCAGGTACAAAGTCTGTAGATACAAACTTTAATACATCAGCAGGTGATACAGTGTACATATATTTCCATCTGTACGAATCAGCTGTAGATATAATAGTTGTACCAGTTCCTGTTGGTTTTGTGGTGCTTTGTCCACCATTGTTGTTGTCTATGCACTTATAAACATTATACTCGTCTGTCACAACAAAGAAGTTAGCACTGAAAAGAGAAGTTGGTGTAGTACCTGCTCCACTGTCAATGTTTACTCCAGCTGTCACACCATTGTAATTATCTTTATAGATGTCATAGTATTTGCCCGAAGTCCAGTTTCGTCTAGGAATCGCTAGAGTGACATCAGATGATTGAACTCTTTTCAAAGCAATCATGTCATCCCAACGATAGTACTCGCCAGAGACTGTATCTTTCGGAGTATCAGGGGAGTTGTCATCAGTCCATGCCTGTGGACGACCTATCCCCAAGTAGATGTTCGTTGCAGCAGATTCGGAAAAACCTTCCTGAAACGATTGCGCATTGTGAATGCGAAATTTACTTGTTATAATTGCAGCCATAGCTGTATTCTCCTGGATTAGTTAATTAAAATTATGTTAATAAATCCCACTTCAAGGTCGACGAATCGAAATTGTAAAGGGTTGTATCAAATTCTACACTGTCCGCATCAAAAGTGAATGCGATATCATCAAAGGTAAATGCAGGATCCTGTGTAGAGAATCTCAAACCTGATGCTGGTTGTTTAAATATACCAATCTCAGATTCGATCGCATAAGAAACTTGTGTATATGGACTATTTATAATACTTGCAACTGTGACTTCAGAAAAATCTTTAATTTGTGTATTTCCATACTGTGAATAGTATCCTGAGTTTGGTTCTGGGTAAGTCAAACGAGGATCATCTTCAAGTCCATTAGTAGTAAAGGCAGGTGTGCCAGTGCTATTAGAATATTTAGTACCTGCTAAAGAGGGTTTAAAAGTGAACTTGTATCTATCAAGGTCTATTAAATTAAACCCAGCTCGTCTTACCGAGCCATCAAATGGTGATGAACTTCTAATTGGTAGCTGTACTATCGGAGCTCTAGCAGGTCTTTGCATATCATAAGCAACTCTATTAGCAATTTCTAATCTCTCATCATGTTCAACAGCTAGAGGAGATAGTTCTAATAGGTTTACTTCTGCTGGTGTTAAGTTAGGGAACTCTATCTCACTAACAAAGTCAGAAGTTTGTATTCTTAAGTTGAGTACAGTATCAACTAGTGCTTCTAGATTAATTGTAAATATTTGTTTTGCTAAGTCAGGTCTATGTTCATTAGAAGTATCAGGTCTGTATGCACCAATGGCTTTTAACTTTCCATCAACAAGCATCTTAATTAGTAAGTCTACAACATACCTTTTCTTTTGTAGGTCATTAATATTACCCATGACTGCAGCAAGAATAGTTTGTATCTGTACTTCTCCAAATAATGCTAATCCTATTGGGTGTAATAATTTTTTAACAGCATCTCTGTACTGGTCAATCGACTGACCAACCTGAACAACATATGAGAAGTCTTGATAGAATCTAGAGTCTTGAATTTTTTTAGATGACTCTGAAATAAATCCATCGGCAGTTAAGTATCCACCCAAGCCAGTACCTGAAGCACCAACTGATGTTGTAATGTTAGGATAGTTAATATCAACAATCTCACCACTACCACCTGACGATGAAGTCACAGTATTATTATCTGCGAAGAAACCTGAAGACTCTTGAACGAAAGTATCTCTAGTTTCAGTTATCATTCTTCCACTTCCATCTTCAAGTGCGTATGGTAAAAATACATTTGGGTTATCTACTTTTAATACTTGTTTATTCGTATCAAATATATTTACTGTTCCTGTACATATTTGTTGGTTCTCTACTAACATGTCATCACCTGTTTCTAATTTAATTCCACCTGAACCATCTTCTATTGAAAGTGATTGCGCACTTAGTGTGACTGTGTCTCCCTGATTAAATGAACCTGTAATATTTTGTAGAACAGCAATAGCTGGAACCGAAGCGATTGGTGGAACTTTATAGTCAATACCAAATCTAGATAATTCTATCTTTCTTAATTTACCAATCGTTGTTGAAGTAGCAACAACTTTACCACCTGCTCTATTTCCAGTTGTAGGTAAACTTAGAGAAGGAAGTCTATCGTAAAAAGCTCCAGGAGTTAAAACTGTAATTGATTTGATTGCTCCCTCATCAGATGCTTCTTGTAAATCTATATCAAAATTATTTTCTTGTAGTAGTGTTCCTCCACCACCTGCGTTTCCTGACTCTAGTGATACTGAGTCTCTATCAATATTAGTAATAGAAGCACGAGCAGATAATTGTGCGTTAGATCCAGGTCCACCTGTTCCTGTATTGTTAAAAATTATTTCGTCATTTATTTTATAACCAGATCCTGCAGTTTCAATAGTCACTCCAGTAATACCACCAGAGTCAATCTCAGTTATCTCACCTCTTGCTTCACTTCCTGTTGGTGATACAATTGTAATTAAATCTCCAATATCATAATACGATCCACCTTGCTGAACATTAAATCCTGTAATAATTGAAACAACAGTTGCAGTAATTACATTTTGAGTTGATGGTGCAGTTGCTGTTATAGTTCTAACTATAACTTCATCCTCAGATAAAAATGTTCCAGTAAATGATTCGTCATCTATTGTTAAATCTGTGACAGTCTTAGAACCTATTTGAGTTGATACTGCATTCTCAACGAAAGCTGTGACAGTTCTAAATGTACCATCACCCACTGGTTGTGTTTGAGATATAGTAGCACCAATTAATTCTAATGGCGAACCACCTGTTGCATCAGTGACACGAATAACTGTATCAGCTGACCAAGTTCCTGACGATGGTCTTAGTAGTGCTGTCTTTGGAAAAAATAATTCTGCGTCTTCATTAAATAGAATACGAAATAAAAATTTGTAAGATTGTTCTGTACCTTTAGATCTATAGATATCTTGAATTCTTTTTGCTAGTAATCTTTTATCAGTAAGTACACCTTGTGGTATAGGTTGCATAATCTCACTTTTAAAATGGTCAATAAACATATCAACTGTTGTATCAATGTCACGAATGTCTTCTAATTGAGATTGTGGCAAGTAAGTACCTTGCATCCATTCATAGTATGCTTCAAGGAATGCTTTAAAGTTTGTGCTGTCGTCCGTGATAAAATCAGGTATCTGATTTCCAACTACAGTTGAGACTTTTGCTTTAACAGAACTTGGCATTTATTTTTTTACCTTACTTTTGTGTGTACATAATCAGCAGAAGAAGTTGATTCTCCTGATGCTACTTTATCAGCTATTGCTGAGACAACGATATCTTCATTAGCAATACTTGCTAATTGGTTTCGTACAGAAACTACATCATAAGAAGATGGCTCAATACTAATATTGATTGTTCCATTTGATAATGTAGTTCCACTTATACTTAAATTGTTTAGTGTGATTAATCCAGTTTCATAGTTTACAGTTCCTACAGTTGAAGCACTATAAACTTTTTCATTTCCACCTGTTAAGTAGTAAGTGTAAATATTTCCAAGAGCATCATCCTCTAAGAAGTAAACTAGATTTGAACCACTTAGTGTAAACCCAGTTGAAGATATTGCTACATATGCTCTCAATGACTTTGCGTCATTATAGATTGGGTTGTTAATTGGTAGTGTATAAGTTGTTGCTACATTTAATGTAGGAGTTAAAACTTTTTTAAGATTAATTTGTGTAGAGTTAGAAATTATTGATACATCACTTGCATCAATCTCTTTACTTAATGCAGAGAATCTAAATACAGAATCAAACTTATTTAAGTTTGCTGTATTAAAGTTTTGTACAACAGCATTAGCTTGTGATGCAATAGTTTCTTTTGCTTTACTTGTCACATTTTGATTATAGTAAACTGTTGATTGAACAATTATTCCTAGTGTATCAGGATCTACTATTTCAGGAATAACTGATACAAGGTTTTTAGATTTAATAATGTTGTTCGTAATATTTAATTTTGTAGATTCAGTAAGAGTAGTTCCTGACTTTGGCTTAATAGAAATATATGCTTTTCCATAAACTGGTGGATCGTTTTCTTCACCACCCCAAACTGATATCGCATCTACATTATCATAGAGCTGTGGTAGTATGACTTTGTAATCATCTGCAGTCACTGCTCTATTCTGTGCTGCGAAACTTTTTGGTGCATTAAATTTAATTGAGTCAATACTTTCTTGGTCTGCTCCACCACTTGCAGCTGAAGTAGTTGTAATATTTACTGTAGAAGATCCTAGACCTCCACCAGTGTATGTAAATAACTTAGAACCATTTGCAGCAGTTAATGAAGATACACAATATGAAACTTTTACTGTAGCACCATTTGGTGGAGCAAAGCCAACAGCTCCATCACCAAACTCTATCTCATATAATTTATCTTCAACTTCTTTCGTAAAGAATACTCTAGAAGATGGTCCAGCATTTACAATGTTATCAACTAAGGTATAACCCAAGTATGCTGCATTGTTTGGATCTTCTTGAACTGAAACTCCAAGTGAAGTCATATCTGCGTTTGCATTCGCAACAAGATATCTAGTATTACTTGCAGCAGTATAAGTATTCGTCACCATAGTTCCTTCAGTAATTACAACTGCTGGGAATGTATAAGTGTTAGTGTTAGATTTACTAGCAGTGTATGCACTAGTAGTTTGAAAAGTATAAGCTGTTCCATCTACTGTAGATGTAAAGGTAGAAGCAGTTGGTAAAGTAAGTGTGTCAGGATTTCCTGAAACATTTGATACGACAAGTTGTATTGTAGCTGTAGGACATATAGCAGACTTCGGAGTATAACCTAACATCTTTCCAATACTTACAACTGATTCTCTTTTTGCAGCAGAATCTAAAAACATTTCATTTACTGACATGTTATGATACAAAGCATTATAGTGTGTGTTGTATGCAAGTACATCTAACAGAACAGAAATCCCTGCTCCTTCAAAATCAAAATCAGAAAACTGTGATTGTCCTCTAAGGTAATTTTTTAGATTTGTTTTGATACCATCAAAGTCTAACTCAGCAACTTTAATTCTTCTGTTTTGATCTGCCATCTTTTTTTCCTATCTTCCTTGTCCCCTATATTTTTTATAGGAAGCTCGTTTACTTTTATTCATTGTCGACATGCCAATCTTGACTTTTCGACTTCTGCCACCAGTTCCTTGACTCGTGGACTTCTTTGTAGTTGTATGTGCTACAAAGCTCTTTGCCATTTTAGCCATTATATAATTCTCCTAAAATTATCTAGTTCGCTCCAATATCAAACTCACATCAATTGGAGTAAATGTATTTCTTATTTTAAATTTTATCTTTACATCTACAGATACATTATCAAGTCTGTAGTTGATTAGAACATCCAGTAGTTCCACTCTTGGTTCAAAGTTCGTAATCGTATCAGTAATAGTCTTACGAAGTATCTCTTTTGTCATAGGAGTAGCTGGTTCAAACAATAGTGAACGAATCGTACTTCCTATTTCAGAATGAAAAGGTCTCTCAAAGTTTTGAGTAAGCACCAAGTTCTTTACTGATTGCTTCACAGCATTCTCGTCATACTTAAATCCTATATCTCCAGTCACTGGATGTGCAGTGAAGTTTAAATCTAAGTCAGAAAATTGTCTAGTATTACTTGGCATACAACTATTTAGTTCTCATTTAATCAGAACTGGTCCCTGGAAGTGTAGATGCCCAAATATTTGTTCCCTGAGTATTACTTGCAAAGGTCGAAGTCCCTGGAGCGAACATCTTAAAGATTAATTCTATCTGATTATTAAACCTAATGTTGTTTGCATAACTCTCAGATCCATCGTTTGTTCTATATGCTGTGTAAGTAGTATAGATCGGATCTCCGTCTCCACCAAACCAGCATAGAATTCCAAGTGGTCCACAGTCTGTTCCTGTTTGTACTCGATAACTGTATTGTTCATAGTAGTCACCATCTTTTATCTTAGCACCACCTGCTCCTCCTGGGATTAGCTGACTTCTACTTGCTCCGCAGTCTATCTTAATATGTACATAGCCACCCAGTGTTTGAGATACTCCTGTTTCAAAAGTCACTCGGCTATCTGTTTGTAAATCTACTCCACCATTTCCTGAACCATCAGGCATTATATCTGTACTCTGCCAAAGCGATCCCCAGTTTACATCCTGATTAAAGAATGTATTATTGTTATTACCAGTAGCAATACTGAATGTTTTCGGATTTACTCCAAAGTATGTAAAGTCTTTTGTTTGAGCTGGGCGAGTATCAACTACACCATTGCGTTTAGTTCTAAAGAACCAGAGGTGCCATGTAGATCCACAGTTGGTAGTATAAGGTTGCCCATTCACATGTTGTTTATTTCCATAGGTAGAATAATTATCATCACCAGCAACAGCAGGAGTCTGAGTGTATGCTCCATATAAATGATAAGGTCCAGTTGCAGCTTGATATGAATAGTCAGTAGCAGGTGTCGTAGAGTAATTATGTGGGAAAGCAACTTGTGATATACCTTTAGAGCCACCTTGGAATGCTGCAGTTGCTACACTGTTATAATTGTAAGTATCAAACTGGTGACCAGTACTTGCCATACTATTTGTCAAGTTAGGTTTATCTCCAGCTGGTTGGTTTCGTATCATCTGTCTTTCATGATTATAGTTTAAGTCCGAAGAGTTTACTGCACCAACTAAGCTATTAATATCTTCATGTATAAATCCCCATACATAACCCATGCCCTCGACATAAACTAGATTCATTCCATTTAAACCCCATGCTTGGTTCTGTCCTATCGTACCTGTGATTGTTCCACCCATAGGAGTATCGCCATAGGCACCAGCATAGGCATAAGGGTATGTGGCTAGATTGCCTGTCGTGTATCCTTGGGGTAATACTGGATCGTTGGCTCTTTGATTATTACTTAATGACACATCTTCAAATCCATAAACACCTGCTGCCTTTAAAGGTCTGGCATAAACGAAAGCACTCTCAGTTTTCACCGAGCTATCTGCGATCGTAAAGTTAAGAGTTGCGGATCCATTGTCAAGTGCTACATTCATAACTTCACTTCCTTCAAGTCGAGTAAAGTCTTCAGCGATTTTAAAATCAAAAGCATCTCCTGCTACTCCACTTCCTAGATCTCTTAAAGTAAAGGTAGAAGAAAAAGGAATCTGATTAATTGTTGTCTGCGTGCCTTGATAGTTGGCTATGTATTCTATGTCTACTTCGTCAAAGTTGCCTTGACCTGCTGATATAGTAAAGGGATAAGTATCGCCAATAATACCAGAGCCGACAGTCAGCTTAAAGTTGCCCACAGTTCCTTCCTGTGGAGTAAGAGTAGTTGTACCAAATAAACTAAAGACTGGGTTGTTAGAAGTATCAGCTACAGCAATCGCCAAACTCTCATTCCCAGTAAAGGGTGTTTGCGTTGTGACTGTAATCGTAAAGTTCTCAGTGCCCTCTGTGACTTGGTCGGCAGCAAATTCAAATGCTTTAGTTTCCTGAGAGCCAACTACAAAGTTTCCAGTAAGAGGAGAAGAGGTTGCTGCAACTATATCGCCAGCAGTAATACCTGTGACCACATAAGGTACATTCGTGCCAGCTGGTAAATTCTGAGTAAGTAAACTGATGGTAGCAATATCACCCTCGTTGCAAGTATTCCCCACGGATGAAGTTAATATGTAAACAAAGGTCACACCACCTACATCTATATTCGTATCTTCTCCAGCTGTCTCACCACCACCACTGCTGAATACATTCGGACTGCCTTCTGCAACTTGCGTGCAAGTCGGATCGCCGACTCTACCGATTCTTTTATTATTCGCAAAGACAGTAAGGTCACCCTGACTGATAGGTTGAGCATGTCCAGGACAAGGAGTCCCAGGAAGTAAATGCCCTGTGTTTAAATCACCCTCTCGTGATACACCTATGCCATTGGCTTTCACATCGTCACTACCCTGTGCTCGTGTCATTGCCGAGCAATGCGTGACATCTGCGTCGCCTATTCTCGTGACTGCTGGCATCGTAGTTTTAACTCCTCTAATTTAAATGGAAAGGTTGCGAGATACTCATGGTTATGATTGCCCTCGTCATCCAGCTCCGATGGTTTAAATAAAATAATCTCAATAATATTATCAGGTATCTTATCATAGTCCGCAAAGATCTTAACCTCTTTCGGATTCTCTTTCGTAATTACTTCGAATCTACCCCTCATCAATCTCTCCTCGAATAAACTCAATCATCTCATCGCTGATATCATATACAGTCGGATCGTCCTTACTCTCAAGTGCAGCTAACAGCTTCTGCTTGTCCTCGAGCGAAGCAGACTTATCAATTACCTCTCTCTGCCACCAGCTCTTAAAATGATTTAATGTTGCTTTCATATTGTTTTCCATTGTTCTCTTATCTTGGTTGCACTAATTGCCTGCGTGGCTTCGTCCAACACTTCTTCCTCAATCGTATAACCCACTCCACGACCATAAGTAATATGCGTGATGTTGGGTACACCCTGTATCTCGTATTCCCGACCATACTCAAACCCAGCCAAACTTAATGCTCCTCGGATTCTCGCAGTTCTATCTCGTATCGTTAAGGGATTCTCATCAGTCCCATCTTCTTCACGCAATAATATTATAACTTGACCAGTTTTGGAAAGTGCTCTCTTAAATAACTCTGTATGCCCATCATGCCAGGGTTGAAACCGACCAAGGAGCTGTGTAGTTGCTTTGCTTCTATCCATTGTAATACCTCTATATTACTTGTAGTGGGATCCTCCCACAGTTGATTAGTGTCCTCGTACTTCGAAGACTCTCTTGTGTTCATCCATATAGTATAAGATGCTTTGACCAAACCTCGTAAATCATTTGTAGGACAAACAAAGTCAAGGATACCAAAGGGCATATTCCGCATACGATTTGCCTGAGTCACTCTGCCCTCATAACTAAAATCCCAATCGCCATAGT